CAATAGCTGATTTAATAGATCCAAAATATGAACCAGCAGAAGAGAAAAACAAGAATCAAATAAGCAATAATTAGACTAAAGATATTATTAGCCGGGGCGAATAACCTCGGCTTTTTTGTTAAAATTTTTTGTAGTTTTTAAACTGTTGTGAGTGGACGAAAAGGAGAAACAGTGATAATTTGCTCCCCCGGCTCGCGTTTGAGATCCGACTACCCCCGGCATCTTAGTTGACATTGCTGATAGATTGTCAACCTTGCTCGCGGGAACATAAAAAACAATTCTATACTATTAGCAATCAATAAAACATAATCAATATGGAAAGATTTCATCTTATTTGTATGCTAGTTATTTCTAAAATAAACAACTTTAGTACAATTGAGCAAACATTAGATTACATTGATTCTAAGCGCTACTCTCAAACAAGGGAGGAATATCTATCTGATAAATGGAAATATATGTTTTACCTGTACAATACAGGTATGTGGTATTATCAATGTCCTTTAGTTGACAAGTATTTCCACGACGACAGATTATACACGCTCGATCAGTCATTTAAGTATTAATATGTTTAATCAATAAATATTTACAGTTATGAAGAAATTTTTAGTTATCAAAGTTTACAAAGTTATGACATCAGATGTCGAAGCATCATTTGATGAGGAGGATAAGGCGAGACAGTATGCTGAGCTGTGCAAATTGCGCGACGGCGGTCAGTATTGTGTTGCAAAGCTAATATAGTAAGGGGGGAGTGGTGTTATACCACTCTCTTGCTTATTCTTTGACTGCGGGAACATAAAGAACACCTCTTGATTAATAGTAGAGGAAGAAGAGAAAGATGTAGATTGATGAAACAGTCTCTTCGCCAGCATATTTATATGTTTGACGAATTCTGTTTAGCTCTCTCTTCCTTAATATATAGCTTTTTAGCTATTATCTTCAAGACGAATTTATTCACCATTAAATATATTTAATTATGAGTTTGTATCGTTTATTTAACATGTCTGTGCTTCAGGCTAAGCCTCAGCCAGGACAAACAGAAGGTAATTTCTATGTAGCTTGTACTCTTGAGAACCAGGATTGTGTTTTTGAAGAGAATACCAACATTGTTATGTTTGGTGTTGATGGTCTCATTCGTGCTATTCGTCCATACTTGGACGCAGAACACGGAGGCACAGCACAGACGTCTAACGAAGAAGGTATTCCAGACAAATACAAAAACATGCATGGCATCTTTGTTACACAAAAGCTCCAACATGGCATGAGTTATTTGCTGGACGACAATGGTGCTCCTCGTTTGGATAAGAATACAAATCAACCTATCACAATGGATAGTGTTAATGTGTTCTGCATCCTAATTAACGAGCAACCTAAAGTTGATGGCACACCAAACTATGCCAAAAACTGGGACCCAATTTCAAGAGTGCGCTCTATTGAGCGTCAGTTCTTCAGACCTGTAAACAATCAGCCTGCAACACAAGCAGGTAATGCAGCTCCTCAACCTGCACCACAGCCTGCTCCTGACCCATTAGCAGCAGCTACCGCAGCTCCAGCTCAACCACAATCAGCTCCTCAACCTGCACCACAGCCAGGTGCAGCTGCTCCAGGTAGTACAGCTCCAGCTTCCTTCTAATCTTGCTTGCATCGTAGCGTCCTCATGGCGCTACCTTGCTTGCTTAACAAATGTATCTCGCTTCGCTCAGTCATCAGCTTGAGTCAATCTTGCTTGTGATTGAGTGTAGCAGGAAAGCATATGAGATTACAGATAGAACAGATAGAATAACTAAATTATAATCAATATGAAAGTAGAAGAATTAAAAACGTTGATTATTTCTCTAAGTGAGAATGAAATCAAACAGCTTGCTCTTATTGGCATATATTCCACAATGCAAGTAAGCAAAACATCAATTGGTGAGAGTGATGAAGAAATTAAACAGAGATATAAAAATATCTCAGAACATTGTATAGTTGCAGACGTTATGTTGCGTGCCACGCTACATAATATATGTTTATCTGATTATGACAAACTAGAAATTAAAGTCGTTAAATAAGTAAGACTATGTATGACGTATGGTTAGCAAATACAATAGATCATTATTGTAATGATTTCGTAAGGAATATCGTTGTAGTAAGTCCTTCTAAGTTCTTATTATTAGATAGTAATTTTAATTTACTCAACATAATAATTATAGACCAATGATTAAGTTTTGTGCATCAATTAATGGTGATAGTATACTAGTGTCCAGTATACTAGGTGAACGTAGTAAAGAGCTCTTTACAGTTTGCCCGACAAGTGAAATCATTTACATTAAGTTTGTTAGTGTAGATAGATTTGAGTTAAAAACAACTGATGGTTCATTGTATTTCAGAGCAAAATCATCTGAAGTAAAAGAGTTGTTAGAAGGAGAATTCATTACAGATGGTTCTTCGCAAGTATATTTTAACCCAGAATTTGTACGCCAAATTGACACAGTTGAAGACGAAGTTCTTGTATCTTCGTTTAAAGAGCATCAAGATTTTGAACGTATATTTATAGATAACGCACAACAGCTTATTTATGAATATCGTACATATTTCTTAGAAGACTTTTAACTCAGCCCGGAGAGTATAAAATCATTACTGATGAGACGGGACGAAACTACACATAGTTGCATCTGTGTGTAGTCTAATGAATAACAAGTTTATAATCTCACTATATAATTTAGTGTACGTACATTATGGTTCGTGAAGAATAATAATGTACAGTAATGCAGCCAATGACTGTCACAAGCCAGTAAATACGCAGTACACTATCATACTTGCAAAGTGATAGCAGGAATCCAATGGGTTAGAGCTATTAACCCGAATAGCTCGGATTGACCTGAAGTACAAGTTGAATGCAGAGTGTGAAGGTTATGTGGTAGCCTAAATAAAAGAAGCCACAAATACTCACCTTTTAAATGGAAGACATAAAACTCGAGATTATGTTTCCGAGAGTTGAAAGACAGCCTGCTTGCAAGAGGTGTTGGGAAGTAGTCACCAATTCTCTATGACTGCTAGGAGAGACTAGTGAGTGGTTATTCTATGCTTTCATACAGAAAGAGGGTAGATTATGTATAGGCACATTATATGAGCACTATACTTGGTGGGGCGATACCTCACGACGGTTCGAATCCAAATAACCACCTAATTTAAATGTTAAAAGCAAATTTTTGGATCAGGTAATTACCCCCATTATCTTGATGCTCAGCGCACTGGTTCGTGAGAATAGGTGCGTTTTATTATGTAGATTAATCAATAAATACATATAAATATGAAAGAAAACAAAGTTAATTCTTTTATGGAACAACTTAATCTCTTTATAGTAGGAGGTATAGTTGGGTTAATTGTTGGTGCGTGCTTTGCAACAAACTATGCAAATGGTTTTAATCGTAAAGCACAAGCCAAGTTAAAAGCGTATGATGAGTACTATAGATGTACAGAAACATTGCTTGATTCTCTCGACGGTACACGTGGTTTAGACCTTATGGATACAGATCTAGCCACAGATTGGGGTACTGACTATTTGGATGCTAAATCAGTTGTTGATTCATTAAACTCTAAGTAAAGAAATTAGTTATGAGTTATGAAATAATTAACGATATTTGGTATTCATAAAACCGAGTGTAAGCGGTAAGTCTTATGCAAGTAAACAATATTCATTAAATTATCAAAATTATGAATTGTATTTTAGCTAAAATGATGGGTAAACAATACCCACAAGTAGAAACAGCAGTGTATGCTAATGGTGATCTTACAAGAGCGCATGTAAGCGTTATTCTTGATCCAGATCACGTTGATCTCGACAATCCACAATATGTTGAGAACAAATACAAGAAGCAAATTCCTGCTCTCGAATCAATTGGTGTTACTCACAACGAGGAGACCGGTGAACAGTCTATTAATGTCACTATGTGCATTAAGGGCAAGTACAACAGCATTCACGACATCAACACTCTTATTAAGATGGGCACAACTATCGCTTCTATCGCAGAAGATAGACTTAGCGAGAGTCCTGTTATCAAGAGTATTGGTGATGATTGTAAACCATGGTTCAATGAAGAAGCGCAACACACAGACGCATAACCAAGCAGTTAAACCTCAATCAGCAAAAGGTAAAACAGATGCTGAATACGTAAACTACAAGGTTGTAGCTAAGGAGGGAGGATCTACAATGATCCTCTCTTCGGGGTTAAGTAAAGTCAACGCTATGTCTCTTTACAACAAACTTAATAGCTTTGTTAACAATAAGCATAAGGATGTTCCAGGAGCAGGTAAGACAAGTGTTAAATTTATTGTTATTCATTAACTATGATTAAGTTGTACGAAAAGCCAGACAATCACTGGGCTAGTTGGGTTATAGCACTTGTTATTATAGCAATAATGCTATTTGTTACTGCAAAGTGTCATGCAGCAGACCCTGTTAGAGTTGACACTATGGTTTGCAAAGTAGAATGTATCAAAAAGATTGTTGAAACACCAACGTCTAATGGTAAATCTACTAAGTTCTATGCTGTATATAACGATCCAAAGGCAGGGTTCTCAGAGATTATTCCAATCTCAAAGAATGTTGTTGAGTATATCAATATGTGCAAGCAATTCTCTGTTAAGCCAACTCTTGGCATTAGGTTAAGAAATGGTGTAATTTCATCAATTGTCCGTTATAAAATTAAATTCGTTTCAAAATGAGTAAATTTGTAATGGGTGATGTTGTTAGGCGTGTCCTACCTAGCGGCACAAAAGTTGGAGGTCCAATGGTTGTAAAAGGTCGTATTTGTAGAACGGATAGAGTTGTATGCATCGAAAGTGCTACAAAAAGAGCTATAATGCTTTCATCTAGTTCTTTGGCAAAAGAACCTACAAGAAAACTAGTAATTAGAGAAAGCGAATTAGCTATTCTTGAAAAGCTACATGGTGTTGGTGCATTTTATCATAAGCTATCAAAAACTTATGAAGATATATGTGCCAAACAGCCAAAATACGTAACATTTACACATCAAGGCAGTGGAAAAAGATTAATATACCATTTGGCTAAAGCTGAAAAAGTTATCAAAACTATTGGTGTTGGTCATAATGGTAACTATCAACCACAACGTATTGGCTGTCCAATGGTAAAGTTAACATTTATTGGTGAATTATGAAAAAGAAACTTAGTCCTGGCAGGATTTACAAAATCAAAAATGTCATTGTTAGGGCTAAACGTCAATTCAATTGCAAGGGATGTATCTTTGACAACTTATTTTCTTGCCCTCGTGTACGAGATGTAAGAAGTTCAGATGACAAAGAGAGCATCTCTTGTATTGAAGACGGAATAATCTTTATACGTCCTTAATTATGGCAAAAAGAAAGAAAAATGGACAAATGTCCGAATCGGAGCTTGATTTACGTCGATTTCACAAAGATGTAAGAACGCTCAAAAAAGTGTGTCGAGACAATAATATTACATTGTTAAATTATGAAGAAGCAATCAATGATGATGTATGTATTTTGTCTCAGAGCGAATACGAGATCGGTGCTACAAAGGAATATGCAAGCGAAGGCTTGGAATGCTATTTTGTACACAGCTCAGACTTTAGTAAGATTCAACAATTATTTGACCATGAAGAAGCTTACAAACTTGATGATTAGTATGGTTATAATCATACTATCAGCAGAACCATTGTTTGAGATTATTCAAAGAGGAATAGAAAATATAAGTATATTCGCTTTTGGGTTTATCTTAATATGGTTAATTTTAGCACTGCTAGGAGGATGTGTATTCTTCTGGGCAGTATGGCAAGATTTGTTAGATAATTAGTAGTTGCATTTCAAGGGGGTGTCCTAGTGGCACCCCCGAGATTTATTACGTATAGAGGCGTACATAACAGTTCAAGTCTGTATAAAATCACAAATAGTCTACATGCTTTGGTAGTTTCTGCGAAGACTTTAATCTGAAAAACTACCACCTGATTCTATAGCTCAGCTGGTTAGAGCTGCAGTGACTGTATCAGACTGCGTATGTCATGGGTTCGAGTCCCATTAGAATCACTTAGATGATTCCGTGTATCTATAAATCCCGGATAATTAACTAAATTGTCGAATCTCTAAAAACATTATCAAAATGAAGAGATTATTTACGGTTATGAGTGCATCCCTTATTGCGCTTATCGCATTACTAACCTTTGGGTCTTGTGATGTGAAAGAGAATTTCAAGAAAGAAATCCTTGAAGCAGACTCTGCTATGGTCGTCAAAATGATGACCGCTGTTGATAATCCTGAGTTTATCGGGGTTAAAGACGTTATTGAGTATCAGCGTAGTGAGAAGCAGTATCAAAAACAGGATTCTGTTTTCTTTTCTATTCCTGAGAAAGTAATGCCGAACATTGTGTCGGTGCTCCAAAAGAATGGAGATCCGGTAACAAAAATGGGAATCGCTAATGAGTTTATCAACAATAAGCGTGTCTACCTCAATCTACCAGACAAGCCCGATATGTACCAGGCTATGACTCAGCCAGATATACCTAATACAAAGGTAGTAGATACAATTATTGACGGAAAGAAGGTTCAGATATTAGAATCTGAGTCTCCTGATTCCAAGATTACGATAACTCATTCTGCGGAGGATTAGCTATGAAGAGATATATTTTATTATCGTACGATGGAACCAATATAACAGTTGAAACTATTTCTGCACTTGGTGATGTTCTGCAAACTAGTGGTATTGCAACAGGGCAAGTACAAGGTATTTGTATGGACGAGTCTGAAGTATGCTCTATTCTTGTAAAGAATGCTACCACTCAAGCGCCAGTAGAATTATCAATAGTCGAAAGCTCTTGTATCTATGCTCAGCGTAGATTTGGTAAATTCTTCGGCCAGGGCCTTAAGCTTACATTAGCTGTTAGTGAGGATGTAATTAATCATCCGCACGACGCAGCCTTAATTCAAGCAATTAAGACTTTAGCAAAAGGTGTAAGTACTAAAATGCGTACGCAATATGGGCTTACAAACGAAGATATTCTGGTGTTCAAGCAAATTAATCAGAACTTGAAAGATGTGTAGAACTGTACGAACTAAAAAAGTGTATCGTCCACGTCACGCAGAGCGTAAAGCTAAAGCTTACAAGCGTGACAAGTTTAGCAACCATTTAAATCCGCTAGATTATGTTCGTGATCCCGATCAAGACTTCTAATGGCAAAAAACTTATCTGTAAGGCAAAATACCCTACGGCTAAGGAAGCTAAATATGCACGCTTTGCACTTATTAAAGTTGCAAATTGCGCACACTTAGTACCAGTAGATAGTGAAATAGGCGAAAGAACCGAGAAGCTTGTTCCAAATCCAGAATGGAGCATCGGTGAAATCGTCGAAGAGAAAGACTAGAGTTAATTAACATTTATAAACAATTTAAATCAATTAAATTTATGGCAAAGAAAGATGAAAAGGCTGCTGCACAGCAGCAGAACGGCACAACTGTTGATAACGTTGTAGAGCAGTTGAAGAAGGGCAACCTTGTTACTGATGTAGCTGATAAGGCTGCAGAAGCAATCAAGCAAGATGAGGAAAAGCGCAAGGTTGAGGAGCTCAAGTCTGTCATCAAGTGTGCTGACTATCTTCGCACTCGTGAGTTGCTTAACGTCCGTAAGGACCGTGCGAAGTCTAATATTACTCTTGGTATTCTGAAGAAGCGTCAGGAACTCTTGGCCCGACTCGTTGGTAAGAACGACGATGGTACCGCAGTCGCTGAAGACCAGCGAATCACTCCTAACGAGTTCAAGGATCTTTCTAAGAAGATCGACGAGGATCAGCGTAAGCAAATGAACGATCTTAATACCGAGTTTGATGGGCACATCAACGAACTTCAGTCGAAGTACCCAGGTTACTGGTATTATGAGCGCTACAACTTCCGCGACTAGTATTCTTTCCAGGACAAGTATCTTCGTATCACGTCCAAACTCCAAGAGACTACAGCGATTGTGCTAGTGAGCGACAAGGACACTCAAAGGGTAAAAGAATGAATTAACATTCCTGTCTAAGTATCTTTGTATCATGATAGGGAAAGAATGACGTGACCCTACACGTATAATTAGGGGCAGTAGATCAAACAATAGACCGTGTGCGTATCTTTGTATCGGGGAGCACTTGCCTGAGATGGTATCAATTGGCGAACCCTGCATGGAATATCAAAAATGCTGAACACAGTCCTCAAGTATCTTCGTATCATGGGGGTCACTGCGTATTTTAAAACCATGGTTTAATGCGTTCTAAGACAGAGTATGTCATCGTGTGGAGTAATTAACCACTAGTACCGCAAAAATGCCTTAGAACGCATCTAAAGTGGTTTAAATCAAATGTTCTGACTGATCATTAGAACATTTACAAAGAAAGTAAAGTGTGTATGAAATAATCTGGCAAGACCGCGGTTCGACTCCGCGCATGTCCACCCTCCCGCAGAGGTGTTCGCTCAGAACGACAACCTAAGCATGTTGTAAAACTGCTTATATGGGCATGTCATGGCTTTGATTGTCAGAGGAGATAAATACGTTAAGCACTATACTAAATATAAACGGCAATGTAAATAACATTGTAGACTATACTTGCGTAGCGTAAGTAAAGTCTAGGTGATCCCTACCAAAGTGGGAAGCGGTGGTTATGTGAACTAACAGGGGTTTGAATCCCCTGCACCGCACAATTTAGTTATGAAGGGTTATAAAGCGATGATCCGGGACAGATGTCCTTATGTCGTCAACCTCGCACTTAAATGGTGTACCGAGTTTGGAAGATTAGTTAATCTTCAGCGTGATCCAGAAGATCGCATTTCGTACAAAGTTAAGGAACGATGGATAGATAGAGTGTACAAAGAGAATGTAGCAATATATACTACAAAGGATGAAAAAGATTCATCTATAAGAAAAGCTCTTGGTATACATAAGGGTAAGCAAGAGTTCGACTTTGCTTATTCTATAAATATGGAAAGCATTAATCCTAAGTTTGAACAAGGAGAACTATCTTTTTGGAAATGGGTACAAACTTGGGTGCAATGGTTTCAGAAGCACTATAAGTACATAGAATGTATTTATCAGGTATCTGGCGTCTTTGATGAAAATTGTAAAAATTACATTCGTAATCATATAGATGTCGATGAATATTTGGATGGCTTTATAAAGTACATCGAAAGAACGTTAAATCAAAAATAACAAACAATGGAGTATTTCCCTTTAATACTAAGAAACAGGTTAAAATTATCCTGTCATGATTCCGCCGATACAATTGAAGAGGTTATTAAAAAGTTAAAGAATTCTAATTTGGAAATCTGGAACGAACCTCATATCTTTTGTCACGGCGACTACCTAGATGACACAGTCCTTGACGAAATCTGTCGTAATTCACAGTTGAGAGAGATTGGAAAATGGATTATGAACAGAATTATTCTCGAACCGATTGAAATGAGAACAGTTGGAGTTCGCCTGCGTATCGCGACTGGTGTGTTAAATAAAACGCACCTAAAAACGGGCGGAGATAATCTAAAAATCCAACTTCAATATAACTTTGTACATAATGTACAAAGTGTATTTCAACAGAAGTTCGCATACGACTTGCCATTCTAGAGACAAAGGCGTAGGGTGAGAGAAATCTCTCCTACGCTCCTATTATGGAGTATCAGCGTATCACTCAATCTGAGATTGAGACCATAAAAGAAGCGCAAAAGGGAAATGAACTTGCGTTTAACAAACTGTTTAACCGTTACAAAGAGTTCGTTGACAACGTGCTCTTTAGTTACGTGAACGACATGGATGAAGCTAAAGATCTTACCAATGTAGTATTTCTAAAGGTTCATCAGAAACTCTCGACATTCACAGATTATTCGTCTTTTGGCGGATGGCTGAGAATTATAGCTAATCGCACCGCTATAGATTATTTACGTAAGATAAAAGAAAGGTCCATGGAATTAGGAGATGATGTTGGCCGACTACCAGCAGAATTAACTAATTCTTCGGAAGAAGAGGATCTTGTCAATCTTCTTGAGTACGAATCTCTTTTAAAGGAGTTTAAAAAGCTCCCTAAGAAGACACAGAAAATCTTTAATTTGTTTTATGTGGAAGATCTTACAGTTGATGAGATTAGCAAAGTGCTAAAAACTCCTACAGGCACTATAAAAGCTGCGTTAAGTCGCACTCGTAGGAAAATAAAAAATAATTTAAAAGTTTAACAAAATGACTTCACTTTTAATGATCTTCGGATGTATTGCTTGTGCATTGGGTTTTGCTCGATACAACAAAAGCAATAAGTTATTCTGGATCCTTCTTGTAAGCCTTCTTGGAGGTTTTACTGGTTGCAAAATGGTCAGCTCTGCCTTTGCTGACCATAAAAGTGAATCTAGCGTTATTGATTCTACTCCCGCTCCCATGCTGGCACCAACGTGCTCATTTCAGGCCTTGGAACCCTCAGAGGGCGCTGGTACATCCGTTGAGACAAAACCAGCAGGTAAGGATTCAGTGGCAGTAGACACTATCGCTAGTATTAGCTTTGGTGAAGATGAGCATCTATCTGTGCTCACGCAACCACCACAACTTGAAGGATTAAAAACGAATTTTGTGTTTGACACAAGTTGAACTAATTTTAGTTGTCCAGAAAAGTATTTATTAACGTGGGTAAAACCACAAGTAACAAACAATTTAAAACATTATCAAAATGGCTAAAAAGAATAAGAATGCGCAGGTTAAGCCTGCACAGGTAAGTACTCAAGAGAATGCACAGGCTCAGGCAAACGCAAATCAGTCTGCCTTAGACGCAATGATGAATACAACATTGGGTAAGAGTTCAATGGACCGTAATCATCAGGTAGATCTCTTGAAAATGGCACATGAGCGTTTCTTTATTGATCAGGACGCTGTTGCTCATACTGGTTTCTCACAAGAGGTAATCGACAAATTTAATCACATCAATGCACTTGGCATTGCTACTGTTTACGCTAACGAGATCAATTCTGGTAACAGCGATTTCGCTATCACTTTGCGTAAGGCTGCTCTTCCTGAGCTTAAGGAAGCATTCGCCGAGATTGGTGTCAGCTTGGATGAAACCAAGCTTCTTGAAGCTGAACCTGCCAAAGATGGAGGCGCAGCTGTATCTGTTCCAGCTACTGCTGTTGAGGTATCTGAGGAGACTAAGGACAGTCTTACAAAGGATGCTGAAGTATTGAGCAAGATCGCTGGTAAGACTTATGATCCAACAAAGATCAAGGACGAGGAGGAGCTGAAGACAGTTCTCTCTAGCTTCTTGGCTCTTAATAACGATTCTAAGCTGATGGATAGCATTAGCAAGTGTATTTCTTTCTATAGTGCTTGGGCTCAGGTCACAGCTAATCGCAAGATTGATGCTGCAGAGGAAACTCTGAAGAACACTAAGGACAAGGAATACAAGACTAAGGCAGAGCAAGCTTTGGCTAGCGCTAAGGCCGAACTTGAGACCATCAAGAATATGTCTAAGTCTGATATTTTTCGCAAAATTGTTACTATCACAGGTCGTGTTGGAACCCTTGCCTATGGCTTTGGTTTGCACATGTTCAACGTCACCGCTACTTCCGGATCTCCAGTATCTGCGTTCTGTGAGCTTTATGCACATAGCACAGATAAGAAGACCGGTAAGTGCAAGTATTCTGATGACGAGATTGCTGATGTAATCAAGTGCATCGTTTCTATCACAGCTGACGAGATTCGCGCTACCGGTCAGAAGCTAATTGAAGATGAGAACAAACTTCCTGAGAAGGATCGCGTTAAGGCGCACATTGAGAGTGGCGAGAAGAATATTAAGTATGCTGATCGTGTGCTTGCCTGCATTTCTAATGCTCCTTCTGAGTTTGTATCCAACTTGAGCGAAAATTTCAAGGCTGGTAACAACTTTGCTAAGAAGACAGTTCTCGCTATTAAGCGTGCATTCTATCACGACGTAACGCCTGAAATGATGGCTAAGGTTAAGATAGATTCTATGCTTGCTAACTGCACCCAGTATGCTGGTGTAGTTTCTAACCTCTTCCGCAATCCTTCAGATCCTATCGCCGGAGTTGCTAAGAGCAATATCATCGATCTTGAGTTCAAGACTGATGAGGAAATTAAGGCTGAGAATGATGCCGCTGCTGAGGAAGCTAAGAAGGCTGCTGAGCAAAAGGCAAAGGAGGATGCTAAAAAGGCTGCCAAGGGCAAGGCTAAGTCTAAGGTCGAAAAAAAATAATTCGACCAATTAAGAAAGCCGGTTCACGACTAGTTGGTCGAGTAAAGAAAGCCCTTGACATTCAGTGGCAAAGTGAACAGAACTAATAATAACTATCAAAGTATGAAAAATTTAGTTACATCATTGTTAGGTCTAGCTTTCCTTATTGTTGGTACTAATATTGCCAATATGGGAAGCGATGGCATTCCAACGAATCTGCAAACGGTAGCAGCATCTACCGTTCCGCAACTACCATTGAGCTCAGTGCTCAACAATAATATGAATAGAACTAATCCTGATACAGTGCACGATACGACAAGGGTAGAAGTGCCTGTACCTTGTAACCATCAACCGCAGTCTGTAAAGACTGTAGTTAAAACTAAGATTATAGAGAAGAAGGGTATCTCGTCTTTACCGCTACTCTATATAGCTACACCTGTTGAGGGAGACAGTGTAGATTATGCTTACAATGTGCACCGTGTAGGCAAATAACCTCTGAGGTATGGTAGTAAACATAAGAACCTACCATACTTAACTCAGCTAAGTACATATAGCAGGTCTCATTAGCCTGTGTACGAAAAGAACTTGATCCGAGAATATGTTAACTCTGTCTTGCAGAGCGAGATTACCCAAAAGGTAGGATGAAATGTATCAAACATTGAAAATGTGTGATATAAGAAGGAGAAGCGTTGTATCAACTCCTTACTCGAAGCATGAGAACCGTCTGGTGATGTCGTGAGAGTAAAACGCATAAGCCCCAAGAAGGGCATAATGAACCGTATCGGAATTGTATGTGATGATACTAAACATACACGAACGTTACACGAGAAACAACTATTTGTGTCCCCAGTAGGTGAACAGAATTGCATACATGGTATGGTGCATGGTGCTGGAAGAACCGAGGACTCCAAAGCAAATAGTAGTATCAATAGCTGTAGGTAGTGCTTTTACCTGTCCAAAGGTAATATAAGGGCCGAAGTAACGCATCTATACTGTGGGAGTAATACCACACAGAGTAAACTAAATGAGTTTGCTGACTATACCAAAACCTTGCCGTTGGATTCGGCATCCTCTCTCACGTCAAGTTGTCGACTTTACGAGCCCACAACACAAGGGGACCAGCGATGGGGTAGAAGTGTCTGATTGCGACCGCCAGGCTTTGCTCATTTATGCGGTATATAAAAGTAAAACGAGCACAAGGGTAGGGCAACCACTTAATCGAAGCTTTATTGGAAGTATCGTACGCGGATGAAGGCCGCGGTGAAAGTCTATTTCAACATATATAATAATCATGGTAAGCGATGATGAAGAATATGTCTCCCGTGAGGATTAAATAACTTACGAGGTTATAACCGATGACTCCGTTATAGTCAAAGGAAATTGATGGAGAGCTATCCTAGAATAAGAAATAGCAAAATAATTAGGTTTGAGTCGATTCGAGATATGTCCACCCAGGACCATTTGACCTCCACTTAATCCAGAGAGAAGCTAAACTAATAGTCTATTTGTGTTCTGTTATATAATATTACATAGTCTCTACAGAGTAGTAAGCTGGTATATTATGTATGCGTACAACACACACATTGAGATATAGATTATGAAAATTTAGTATATCCAAAATAAACATGTTTAACAAAAACTGATGTCACTCCATAGAGAAAATCGTATGTTGTAGTTACGAGCTTGAGGTGGAGAAATCGAGTGCCAACCGATGTGCTAAACCATGCTAAAGTGTACTGCGCAACAGTATACGTAAACACAAAGGTTCAAAGCAATACAGGAAATTGATGGGCAGCTTATATTCAATGTTGTAAAACGACTGTGTATATTATATGTGTATACTGTCTCTATACATATATATTACGTTTATAAGTGGGTGACAAGATGAAATGTATGGGTTGAATTCCCGATATTCGTGCACTATAAATAGGAGGTAGTAATACCGGTACAATAAAATTACAAACATCAGCAAAGATGTAAAAAGCCGTAAAGTCTGTGATGGGTATGATCCTGAGACATTCCGATAACCAACCACTGGGTACATGCCATAAGCCGAGTACTGCAGAGAGGAGCCATTTTGATAAGTTAGGCGCTTTTAAAACTTATTAGCTGAGGAAATCTGCGTTTAATCGACAACCTGTAGTTTATATTCGTTGTATAGTAAGGGAAATACGACCGAAAATACTACATCTCTTTTTGTTGGTTTATAATCTCTAATTTCTACGAACACTAGTCCGAAAGGAAATTCTGCCAACGAAGTTAGGGATATTATAGTTAGAAAAATCTATAAGCAGAAGCACTGCAAAACAAACATACATATGACATTTGATTATGTCAAGACAGCATTCAAAGCTTTAGACGATGGGCCTGGATGAATCCAGTAAATGTTAACTACGTCATATGTACGTAGTTCCTGTTACAAGCCTATCCTCCAATTGTTGGGATAGGAAGAGTGTAACTAAGTCTGCATTAAAGCGTCTACAATAGTAGAACTGTCTTTGTGAAAACAATACCAAGCATCGAGTATCTGCGTATCAGCGTTGCTTAATCAATAACAACGGCAAAGGTGTAGCCAAAGAATACACCATAGTTTATAATCATATCGTTAGTTAATCAATAACGATATCAAAAAGGATATGATTTAATATGGAAAACGTTAATGTAAACATCGTGGAAACAACAGTTAAAGCAAATCGTACCCCACTGAGTCAGATCGGTGGCAATCTTTTCGGTCAGGATGTATTTACTCCTCAGACCCGTGTATTCAACCAGGACTATGAGAAAATCATAGCTAACATTCATGCAAGCGGAGATGCAGATTTGTGTCTCAATCGTTCTCCTCGTCGCTTCAGTGTCTTCTCTACAACAGTGACAGATATGCGAGTGACTGAGAATATCGCAGGTGAAGTTGTGCTTAAGATCAATCCTGAGACAGATCTTGAGATCGAGGTTCCAGCAGCAACACTTAGCAGTTTCGGTAAGACAACCGAAGAGGCTGTACGTGAGGCTATGAAGAATCCTGAGAAGAAGATGGTCTTCTCTGATCCTAAGAAGATGGGCTTGTTGATGAACCAGCTCAATCGTGCAGAGATTGCCCGTCTCGATGCAATTATCGAGATGTGTAACAAAGCAAAGGCTCAGTGTGTTTCTGCTATTAGCGCAAACGAAAACAAGGTGGCTACATACTTCGACGAGAAGGAGAAGTCTAAGCCACAGGCTGAGGTATCTGTAAAGGTTAATGTAACAGCATAGACCTATGGAGGCTATCTTGTCTGAAAAGAGCAAGAAGCTGGTAGGTATGTTGCTCTTAGAACCACAGATTAAGGCAACGGTGTTCGAGAAACTCGATCACATTGATAAGTATAAAATGTACACCATTAAGGACAATGGGGACGTCGTTCTCGGCGAAACCAAAGTTCAATGGTGGAACAATCTTATTGGTTGTCAGCGGACTGTATCATTTGTAGATTTTGCTCTCAAGGTATGGGAAGCACTAGTGAATCTTTCGACCGGCGTAAACCAAACCGCTATTATCGAAGGATTATCACGAGAAATCGTGATGAAAGCAGTCAAGGAGAAATCTTATGACTGGGTCGTAGAACGTCTGTATGATGTTGCTACCAAGGTTGCTCAGAAATCTAAAATTACTGACGGCGTAGGAGCGGACCCCGAGGGGTCCCGGGTGCAAGGGCCAAGGCTTAACGCAGAACGTAACTATCCAGAGAACCTTGTGATCAATATCAACGGAAGTAAAAAGAAGGTCCTTTCATTCAAGGACTGTGTAGGTGATCCTCTTATTGAGATCGAGTATGGAATTGTAGGAGCTAAACGAGTTTATCCATAAACAGAAGCATCCCTGAGGGGGTGGCGTATGAATCGGTGCGCCGACAAATACGCATTTCATGAATGAATAAATTCTTATGGTAAATATAAAACCATATTAGAAACAATAAAGAATCATTTTTAAAGTGCATCTCTAAAACATTCCCTGCGGGGAATAGGTGGTCGAACCCCGAGGGGTTCGACCACCAAGAGGTCACTTTATCTACTTTTATATTAACTTATAACTGTAGAACTAGGCAAATGGCTGGATTCAAGTAATTGTTTAATTTTAATCAAACTATATGAATAAGAAATCAATTAAATTGAACTCAGCAAACATTATTACTATTCGCAAGAACCTTGACATTACCATTAACAAGTATTGGCGAATTATTCGAGCAGAGAACCTTATGGCAAAGAAAGCTGTAGCAGCAAAGCAAGGTTCTGGCTTAGATCTCAAGAGCTTGTATAATCAGATTATTCAACTCAGTGAGAAGCGTATTATGATTAAGGGCATTTTGTTGGCTCTTAATACAGGTACAACAACGTTCTCTTATGAGGACTTTAAGAAGACAAATAATTATAGTATCTTTGCAGCCTGTGAGGCTAAGGAGGCTATCGCCCAACTTAAGATGATCAAGACACTTGATCCATCAACTAAAGCAAAGAAGGGATTGAAGGCGATGCCTAAGCGTGAGATTTTCTCATCAGCAAAGATTGCACAGCTTATTCATGAGCATCAACTACTAGCAAATAAGTATGACGCTAATCTTGAGAAGTTTAATAATGAGACTTCTATCGAGATTACAGGTGATACTGCTGACAAGTTTGAGCAGGATATGGCTATATAAAACTATAATAAGTTCGAGACATTTGGGTCGCCGATAGGAGTAAGATCGAGACTTACACGAACTACAATAAGGAATCCCTTGCCTTAAAATAACATTATTAACACATTTAATTATCAAAATTATGTCAAAGAAGAATAAGAAGAACCAGAAGAAGGTTCAGGCTAAGATAAACAATACACCAGCAAAGGCTGAGGCAGCTAAGAAGGAAGAGTCTAAGTCTGCTAACAATACAGTAGAGAACATCCAGAAGCGTCGCGAAGCTGATAAAGAGAAGGCTAAGAAGAACGCTGAACTCAAGGCAGCCAAGAAAAAGGCTAAGAAGCTCAAGGAGGAGAAGAAGTACGCTGCTTCTAAAGCGCGTATAGAGGCCCGTAAAGCTCGTAAAAAGAGTATTATGGACAAGTTGATCGACTCCAAGAAAACAAAGGCTCCAACAGTCGTTAAAATGGCTCTAGAGGAGCGTAAGAAGAAGCAAGAAGAGCGTCGTAAGACAGCAGAAGCTCGCCACATTGCTTCGATTACTCGTCGTTGTTCTCGGATGAAACTTGATGAGGCTACAACTAAGAAGGTTGTAGACGCTGCTAAAAAGCAGTGGAACTCAGCTACAGTCTACGACATCGTTGTAGTCTGTGATAGCGCTCTTAAGAAGCGCAAAGAGATAGAGAAGCTTGTGAAAGACTGTGGTATTAAAGCTGCAAGTATCACAAACTCTACAGCATTCTTGAAAGGTGTCCCTAAGAGTGCAGTAGAGAAGCTTCGTGAACTCATAGGTAACGCTACGTTTTATCAGTATCGTACAGATGGGGTGAGTCCATTTGATGCTGCTGGAGTGCCCACTGAGACTGTTAAGATAAAACAGCCTAAGAAAGGCGGAGCTCCTCATAGTATAGCGTGCTATAAGAGTCGCAATATCAATGGTTATAACCTTCGTAAGCTTAAAAAAGCAAAGAAGGCAGCCGAAAAAGCAAAAACTAAGGATGAGGCTAAGCCTGTGAACAAGAAACCAACACAGGTAAAGTCTATTAAGTCAAAGTCAGTTAAACAAGCAGCTTAATTTGAAAGGAATACGTTATGAAAACAAATAATCAATATTTGGAAGACTATGTTAGCGCATATCGTGATGTTAAATGGGCGTGGCTGGATGAATTCGACAAACATCATGGCACGACTCATAAGTTCTGTAAAGAACATGGTATACATGGTCTTAAACGTAAGAGACCCTGGTTCTTACTGCTCAAACGTGATTCAAACGCAATTGAATCTCGCGTGGCGTGTAAGAAAATTAACCGAATCGAGCTTATGGAGGGATATGTCCAACACAAACTCGCTAAGTGGATTAAGAAGAATCCATGTCCGGTTAAGAAAGATGACCTCTTCTATGCACAGCAATTCCCAGTATGGGAGGCACAAAAGAATGCGGCAGAGGAACGTATTAGAGACTTGATCGTCGCTAAGTATGACAAATTGCTTCTCGTTGGACGATTTAAATCATCCGAGGAGAAGTTCCAAGAGCAAGAAATTGCTCAGATAAAAGATAATGGTGATACTGTAAAGTATGGAGGAGTAAACAATCTTCCAGAACACAGTAAAATCATTAAGATGGCTCGTAAGAAGACAAATAAGGTAAAAGCAAAACGTGGAAATCTTGTTTGTACAACTCTTAAAGACCATCGTAGAAAGACTGGACGAATACTGCTGCCGAGTGCAGATAAACAAATGCAAATGGCAGCATAATCTAGCTTTCTAAAAATTGACCACGACACCAGTGGTTACCCTAGTGTGCTCCGAAAGGATATGACTGCGAGGTGCGAACCCTCACTAGGGACTATGATAGTAAAGGATAGACCAGTAGTTCTATATGACATAGAGGTTTTTCCTAACTGTTTTCATTGTACTTGTAAAGATTCCGAAAGTCATAAACTATATAAATTCGAGATATCTAACCGAAAAAATCAGCTAGAAGAGCTAGTTGACTTCTTTTACTACAAAAGAGTAGAACACGTCATATGTGGATATAACAATAAGCATTATGATGACATAATAATAAATTACATGATACAATTTTGTAGTACTATGAAGCGGTTAGGTTATCTTCGTATTTGTAATTCTCTATACTTTCTGAGTAAAGAAATTATAAGTTCAGAGAAAACTGAAAAGATTGATAGGATTAAAGAGTATAAGTATGCGAATTACTTTTATTCTTTTGACCTTATGACTATGCTATATAGTTCTAAACAGCAAAAAAGTCTTAAGGAAATCGAAATCTTGTTAAACATGCTAAATGTACAAGAATTTGATGGAGATTTTGACTCTAGACTCCTCGATGAGGAAATTGATGACATGATAGCATATAATGTCAACGACGTAGAAGCTACTGAGACTTTACTCAATAAGGTAAAAGACGAAGTAGAACTACGATTGACAGTAGAAACAGAATGGGGGTTTAACGCTCTTTCTATGAGTGGAGTACGATTTGGAGAGGAAATATTGCTTAAAGAGTACAGAAAGTACAATAAAGCTTCTAAAGAAGAACTTAAAGCAATCACTCGAAAAGTTGGAGACATTCATCTGAAGGACATTATACTCCCGTTTATACAATATTCTAACCCAAAGTTGAAAGAAGTCTTGTTGGACGTAAAGAACGCTACATGTAATCCATGTAAGTCTGATAAGAAACAAGAAAACTACGAGAAGAAGTTTGTTCTCTCGAACAATTGCTATTCTATAGGTGAGGGTGGTATACATACCATCAATGAGCCTAGAATCTACAAGCCCAAAGATGGACAATTCATAGGACACTCAGACGTTACTTCAATGTATCCGTCATTGGCACTCATATACAAATGGTTGCCTGTCCACTTGGGAGAAGATTTTTGGAATGTGTACAAATCTCTATACAAAGAGAGAATTACTGCCAAACATAGTGGAGAGAAATTGAAGTCTAAGGCGTTTAAACAGGCTCTCAATGCTCTTACCGGAAAGATGCAACAAGAAGGTAGCTGGGCGTATGATCCGCTTAGCATATACAAAATACGTATAAACGGACAACTTATACTATTAATGCTAGTAGATAAGCTTATTGCGTTGAATTGTGAGATTGTACAAGTCAATACAGATGGTGTCGTTTATATTGCCAACGAGTCCACCCGCTTCGCTATAGCCGATGCAATTAGGAGCGTTGAGCAATTAACCCAGCTTACCTTTGAATCCGATGACTATGAGTCGTTTTATCAGTACGACGTGAATAATTACTTTGGAATTCGTAAGGGATACTCTCAATCTAGAGACCCAGGACTGATAGAAAAGAAAGGCAGGTTTATCACAGAGATAGGTCTTAACAATAGTATGACACCAGTTGTTATACCAAAGGCTGTGATAAACTATTTTTTAACGAAACAACCGATAGACAAGTTTGTTAAGGAGGATAGAGATATCCGTGACTTCCTAATGTCTCAAGGCGTAAACAGGGAGTTTAAAGTTGAACATGGCGGTAAACCTGTTCAAAGGATTAACAGATACTACGCATCAAACAGCGGCTGTTACCTAATGCGTGTTAAAGAAAAAGAGTACGAACCTCGTAAAGAAGCGAAAATAACTGACTGTGGAGTTCGTATTATTAACAACATTATTGACAGCGATACAGTTGATAAGTGGATAAACTATCAATACTATATTGGTAAAGCCAATAAGATTGTTAGTGAGTTCATTAACCGTCAACTAACATTATTCGATGATTAATCGTTTATCTACGTATATAAGATGATTATTGAACTAAACACAAAACTCCTGGATATTCCAGGAATAAACTCAAATCAATTAATATTCCTAAGCTTGGTACTGGATAAGAATCAAAAAACTTACAATCAAGACGTCCGCAAAATTGTCAGCCTAGTTAGCGACGAAGACGTATCAAGCTTAATTTCTCAGGGACTTATTACCTCGATAGAGAGAGGTAAGTCAATTACATATCATGCAACAGAAACGCTTAACAATATAGTTCGCCCAAAAAAGGACTATTTCGATCTGTTTTATGAGATGTACCCAATTTATGTTCTACGACCAGATGGTACCAAAAACTATCTAAGAGCCAATGTGAATAAGTGCAGACACCTGTTCAATGTTTACGTTGGACAAAGTGAAGCTATGGCTCAACATCTTATTCAATGTCTTGACTTTGAAATGAAGAAAAAGACTAACGAAGGTAAACTGAGTTACATGAAGACGATGTGGCGATGGCTAGTAGATCATCAATGGGAAGAATCTGAGGAAGAAATGCAAGACAACTCTAAACAGGAGGAATCAACTTATGGAACAGAACTTATCTAATCTTATACGACCAATGTCCATAGTAGCTCAAGAAGCTATTACATATATATCTGGTCGTAGAGATCACTCTATAGTGTCTCTTAAGACTAGATGGAAGAAGTTTAATAAGCAGTGTATGGGAGGTATTGAGCCAAATACCGTTTATACCATAGCTGGTATTTCAGGAAGTGGTAAATCTAGTTTCGCAAACGAGATAAGTACCGATATTATTGATTTGAACCCGGAGGAAGAAATAGTAATTCTGGTTTTCTCATTAGAGATGGTTGGATTTAGGCAAGTTGGAAGAACGCTTTCTAGTAAGCTTAGGAAAACGACTTCGACTTTGTATAGTTCGGAAACGGACCTTGACGACGATACCTTCAGAAGAGTCGTACAAGTATCTAATCAACTAAAGGAGTATCCTATCTATTTTGTAGATAACCCGACTACTCCCAAGGAAGCAGAAGATATTATTAGATACTTCTATCATACTTATGTTAAGGGTACTAATAAACATTTTGTTATTATGTACGATCACGCTCTTTTAACCAAACCTATTGGTTCTGTGATCGAGACAATGCAAGAGCTCGAAAGAGTTTTTATCAGTGCGAAAAAGTATCCTATGACATCTATTGTGCAATTAGCGCAAATGAATAGAAATATTGAATCTCCAGAAAGAATTAATAATCCGTTGTCGCATTATCCGATGAGAAGCGACATTTCATCCGCTGACGCATTATTTCAAGCCAGCGACTACGTAATAGTTATTCATAGACCAGAAATACTTGGTATACAAGAATATGGTCCCAGTCATTTGCCGACTCAGAACAAAGTATATCTACATATGCTTAAGAATAGAGATGCAGGAAAGCCCTGTATACTTGAATTTCAGAATGACCTTGCGTATAACAACTTGATTGAATGCTAAGCATTTAAAATATATAGGCTGAATTATGACAACATTTGATATTAAGTTTAACAACAATACTGCTAACACTACTAACAATGGTAACATTTATTCAAAGATGCTTGATGATATTATTCTTGATACTGTAATGAAGAATAACTCTTATTTGTACACTAGTGCAAAGAAGGAGAAGGAGGCAAATTTGATTGACGCAATGTTCGCAGATATTAATCATACTTATATCGACAAGTCTCTGAAGAGTGATGATTTGTTCACTAAGGCTTGCAAGATTCTTGCTGGTTACAACAAGAAGAAGGCTAAGGGTATCACCTTGGGTAAGCTATATCGTCTTACTGACGGTACTGCTATCATCTTCTACGATGATGAGATCCAGATCGGTACAGATATCTATAGCTATTCAGATTTCGATAACTTCGACTTTATCTCTAGTCTTACACCAGAGAAGAAGAAGATTATTATTGAGATCAATATTAAGCTTTAATAAAAATAACTTAAGTATCACAGTATCATGAGTTTAACATTACCTACAAGTAAAATTCCAGCACTCTCTGAAAATCCAAGATATTTAATCTTGTATGGACTTCCTAAAGCTGGTAAGACTTCGTGTCTTGCACAGCTAGACAATAACTTGATTATTGATCTCGAGGGAGGTTCAACGTTTATTGATGCGATGGCCATCCAGTGTCGTACGATCAATGACTTAGGAGAAGCTGCTAGTGCCATTCGTGCCAAAAATAAAGAAGTAGGTCATAATTTCTACAAACATATCACTATCGACAATGCTACACGTCTTGAAGATATTTGTATGAGCTACGCTTGTACACTCTATCGTCAAACTCCTATGGGTAAAAAATGGGAGGGTACCGATGTTACAACTTTACCTAACGGTGCAGGCTACAAGTATTTAAGAGATGCAGTAAAGAAGGTAATTGATATGTTCCGAGATTTGTGTGACGAATTTATTCTCGTTGGTCACGTTAAAGATACCATAACCGAAAAGGATGGTGTTGAAGCGTCTGCAAAAGAACTAGACTTAGTTGGAAAACTAAGTAAGATTGTGTGTGGATTAGCTGATGCGGTGGGCTATGTTTATCGCAAAGGCAACGAAACACATATATCCTTTAAAGGTGGTACTTCTGATACCATCATGGAAGCTCGTGCTAGACACATAGCTGGAAAGGATATAGTTATTGCAGAAGGCAACGAAGATGGAACGATTACAACACATTGGGATAGAATATTTAAGTAAATTGTTATATAGATTCATTCGGTCCACAGCGTATTACGCTGAGAATAAGATGGGTATGTTAGCATTACGTATATTAAAATAAAGGAATTATGTTTAGTACAAAGACAGCCACAACAAACAACGAAGAGTTTTCTGGCAACTATATGCCAGTAGGTATTAACGAAAATATCACCCTTAAGGAGGTAAACTGTAATAAGTCGCCTCAAGGACTTGATTTCTTAGAGATCGTGTTTGAGAATGAGGGTGGTCAAACAGCAACTATGACAGAGTGGAAGAATACAAAGGGTCTTTATATTAAGACTGATGAGGATTTACAGAAACGAGACAACGCTCAGTTTGGTCGTATCTGCCAGATTATCGACTGTTATTATCCACAACGTCCAGATGCAGAGCTTCAGACATTCAAGGAGATGATTGATTGGGTTAAGCAGATGCTTGATCCTATGATCGCTACTAAGAAGAAGCTTCGTTTGAAAGTTAATTACGATAAGAAAGGTTACACTCGTGTAAGCTCTTATGGTATCTTCGTTGAAGACATGTCTAATACAAATTCTCAGATTAAACTCTTTAAGAATGATCTTATGGAGCGTCCAGTTGTTGCCGATAAGGAGGACAACGATCCGCTTAACGTGCCACCAACCGTTACTCCGGAGACTGAGAATGTCGCTGGTGCATCAGATCTTCCCTTTTAAAGGGGATTATACGCCAGAAGAAAAAGAAATACTACTTGATTGTATGAAATCCGGGAAGTGGTTCTTATACCGCCTTCATAGCCGGAGTGCCAAACTATATAACAAGTGGTTACACCTGGGAGGGTAATACCGCCATGAACAGGTGTTGGTGGAGTATAGGTAATTCAGTTACCCCATGGGGGTGAAATGCCCCCAACAAGGCTAGTCAGGGTGTCGTGAGACACAAGACAGGAATGGTTTTATTTTACGCGCATGTTGCTTTTCTTTCCATTCCGCCAGGTTCGATTCCTGGCATAGTCACAAAATTCATTGTACAGATATATGTAGAAAACTCCGGTCCGTGAGGATAGGTTTCACTCAGTATTAGCATACTCCAGTTCGCCTGGAGTAGCCAAATCTCATGGTGGACCATACCTAAGTTGGATCTGGGATGTACTAATGAAGTCCCCGAGCTTAGCATCTCCGTAAACTGCTATACGTCCGTCAACGTAGACCCGAGCATGTCGTTAAACTGCTCATTTTATATGGGGTTATTAGCTTAATTGATAGAGCACTAAGGGAATATTCGTAAAACAAGGCGCCTTAGGATAGTGGTTTGATCCCGCTATAACCTCCTAACTTATAAGTTATGTATAGTACTAGAACAGCAATAACAGTTTCGTTAAGAGACATATTAGACAAGTTAACTGATTTAGACATCTATACGTATTGTATTGGGCAATTCAAGGTTGGAAAACTAATGAATAGTCCATTAAGGTCTGGAGATAAAAACCCGTCATTTGGAATATTTCAATCCAAAACTGGAGGACTGCTATGGAAAGACCTTGGAACTGGCGATTGTGGAAACGCAATAAAGTTCCTAAAAGAATACAAAGGTATTACAACTAGAGAAGAACTAGAACGAGAATTATTGCGTATCGTACGCAGAATAAATCCTAATACATCGTACAGGACAAATACGTATGATAAGCCGAAAGGCGAAACTGATATCGGGATAGTTCGACAGCCGTTTACCGATGTAGATAAACAGTACTGGAAACAGTTCGGCATTCACATAGATACGTTGAAGAAATTCAATGTATTCAGCATTAAATACTTTCTTTGTAATAGTATCGTCCGAAGTATCTACAAAGAAACTAGTCCTATGTATGCATATAAGGTATATGATAAGTTTAAGATTTATCGTCCCCTTGCCTCTAAGTATACTAAATGGCGTACCAATCTGACAAATAGGCACGTACAGGGATTAGCCGAATTACCTAAAGAGGGTGGTAATCTACTCATAATAACCAAGTCATTGAAAGATGTCATGGTATGTTACGAAATGGGTTTTAACGCTATAGCCGCAGCTAGTGAAACAGTATTCATCCCTGACGATATACTCAAGTCTTTACGTTCCAAATGGAAACACATTGTCATACTATATGACAGAGATGTTACAGGAGTTCATAAGTCAAGGATGTATAGTAAGCAGTACAAATTAGATGCCTTTTTCATTAACAAGAAATTCAAAGCCAAAGATCTATCAGATGCTGTTCGTGACAACGGATTTGGCACCATGAAAGACTGGTTATATAAAACGTTACAGAAGTATGATTGATATAGTAATAGCATGCCTACTTGGAGTGCTGGGAGGTGCAGTGATGTCTCCTCTATTGCATAAGTGGCTGACGAAAAAGCTGACTAAACGAATCTCCTTACAAAAAGGTGGATTTTTGCGTATCTATTTACCAAATAAAATGCGTATGACTATCTGGGATAGTTATAGCGACGAAGGTAATATATGTGCATGTGTTCATCATGGTGATTCTACTAAAGTAACAGACGGTGATATTGTCTATTTTGAGGGAAATATTGTCTCTAAGATAAGAGGTAAGAAATTTTCTTATGATAGGCAAGAGTGGTAAAGGTAAGGTAAGAAATGCGACAGCAGTCGATAAGTATGGTATCCATTTTAGGAGTAAGCTCGAATGCTATACTTATGAAGCTTTTATGAAGGCAGGAATACCTGTTAAGTATGAGCCAAAGCATTTTACTTTATTAAATAAATTCGAGTATATGGGAGAAAAAATAAGACCAATCACATATCTGCCAGACTTCCTTGGAAAAGGATTTATGGTAGAATGTAAGGGTCTTATGGGAGACTCCTTTCCACTTCGGTGGAAACTCTTCAAGTATTATCTCAAACGACACAGAAGTAAAATGAAGTGTTATCTTGTTAGAAATCACAAACAAGTAGATGAGATGATTGAAGAGATTAAAGCCAATATTTGAGTATTTTAATATCAGTAAATATGGAAAAGAAATTTTTGAAAGTAGGTAAGAGTGTAAGTTTTAAGTTCAACACAGAAGGTCTTGAGTGCGATTTGACTCCAGGAGTAGTTTACAATATTAAAGTAGACCGCTACACAGATCAGATTACACTTGAGGAAACAGAAGCTCTTTCTTTACCTTCTAAGGTATATTGTACAGATCGCGACAACCGATTCGTAAACAAGGTTATTAACAGCTACAATTTAGCTGATAGTGGCTTTACTGGTGTAATGCTTGCAGGACTGAAAGGTTCTGGTAAGACAGTTATGATGAAAGTCATAGCTAATAAGAGTGGTCTTCCAATCATTAACATTGATAAGAACATTCGTCCTTGGATTCTAAAGACTCTCGTAGAGAAACTTGGTGACACAAGTGTATGTTTCTTGTTTGATGAGCTTGATAAGCTCCTCGATGATTACGACGATTCTGCTTTGTTGCAGATTCTTGATGGCACAGATACAAAGGGGAAGCATATGATTTTGTTTACCTGTAATGACACAGATGAAATATCTGAATATCTGATTGACCGTTGTTCTCGTATTCGTTATTGGCGTGAATTTGAAGAGATGTCTCCATCGTTAATTATGGAGGTACTCGAAGATCGTCTTGACAACAAGAATGAAGCGAAGTTCTTAACAGACTTTATTAAGGATAACTTCCAGGTATGCAGTTTTGATAATATCATTTCTTTCGTAAAGGAAGCTAATGATTATCCTACTGTTACATTTGAGGAATTGTTTGAGGATATGAACCTTTCTCCAAAGGGAGGTACCATTAAACCTCATACGCGTCCAAATAACAAACCAAAAGGTTTGAAATTAAAGAATGTTGATACATGTTGTGATTGCGGTTGCTAATGAATTACCCAGAGTACAAAATACCGTCATATAACATTCCATACTACGAAGATAACACACGTGTTAGCAATAGTGCTATAGGCTGGTTCCTAAATAAGGGTCCAGCCTTTTTTCGTAGGATGTTAGATGGCAAAGAAAAAGGGTTAGACCTTCCACAATTACGTAAAGGAACTATGATTCATGAGTTCCTACTTCAACCAGAGAAATTCTGGGATGATTATGTATTATTTGATGGAGAAAGACCTAAAAGTGCGCAAGCACAAAAGTTCTGTGAAAACTTAATAAATACCGTCGAAATAGAGCTAAATAAACAGCTTTCAGACGCTTATTGTAAGTCTTATAGTATAGTTGGTAAGAGTGAGGATAAAATCCTTTCAGAAGCGCTTAAAATGAGCGTAGAGTACAAGGATTATATCGAAGCTTTAAAGACTAACAAAATACTTATATCTCAACACAATTTAAATCAACTTGAAACTATTCAACATAACGTTGAAGAGCACAAGTTGGCTAGAAAGCTTCTACGTAAAGCAGGAGATTATAATAGCATGCATGTGTATCACGAATTTCAGATAAACTGGGAATATTATGTACCAGATACTTTAAATCGTGACGCGCTTACTGCAGTTCCTTGTAAATCGTTGTTAGATAGTTGCACATTTGATTGGGATAGTAAAGTGTGTACTATAATGGATATTAAGACTACTGGGAAGCTTTGGCATTTTGAAGATAGTATGAAAGAGTTTGACTATCTTCGCCAATTAGCGTTTTACACGAATGCTGTGGAATGGCTATTAGAAAATAATGGAGAAGAGCTCGATGGTTGGAGTTTTTTATATTACATAATTGCTATCGACACAACTGGTAGTAATGAAATACGTGTATTTAAAATAACTGAAGACCAGATGACCTTGAATTCTTCATTTTCTAAAATATGTGATACTATGAACAATATACTTTGGCATACGAGAACAGGAAACTGGGATCATACTAGGGTGTATTGCGAAGGAGATGGTAGTGAAACCTTAAACCTATGACAGATTTCGATAAAGTAGTAATTCCACTACTTGATGACAATATACTGCCATCAGACATTGATGAGCAGTTTGTTGGGTGTTTTACGGAAGATTTAGACCATCCGATAGATATGCCAGTTATTTACATGTTGTTCAAATGTGATAAAGTTACACAAAATTCTGTTAGTCGTATCAATCGTATTGAGAAGTGTAAAAACCTACATACGACTAGATATAAAATGATTGATAGTATAAATTGTGTAGCTTATGGATTTATTCTAACGGGAAAGCGTAAAAGTCTTATTACAGGAAACTGTGATTTAGATTTAAAAGATTGCTTGAAAATAGCATCTTTTTGGGGTTATAATGATAATATTGTAAATGTTATTAATCATACGCCCTGTATATTAATGGTGAATAAAGAAATGCCGTTGGAAGATTTCCAATATACAATTGATGACGTGTTTACTGGCAAAACGAAAGAAGGGGAAGGATTGCAATTGAGCAGTCCCTCCCCCTTTATTTTTTTCAAAACACCTGTCGATAATTCGGTGAATTTCAGATAGAGCCATTATGGCTGGAAACTTCCTCCAGAATCAAACGAACCTCCGCCAAAATCTTGGCTTGGATCAAACGATCCACTTCCAAACTACTCATCTGTGTTGCTATAATCATCAGGCATGATTGGTTCTCCGGATGAGTTACCTGTAGAATCGTTTCCGAACAAATGCAGATACCAATACTTATTTCTGTAGTAGTTCTACTTAGCTCGTAATGTATTATAATTCATATCTTCATACAAGTTACTAAACGGAACCATCTTCATAACGTCGCGGAACCATCTGCTAGACCCTTTATACGCACCAGACTTTACTGCATCAGTTGGATTGTGACCAGTTAAACCCATAGCGTCAAGTATATATGTAAAACCGGTACCAAAATCATTCCAAACAGACTGTAATGTTGTGATAGAGCCTATAAAGTCAGACAATGTTGTTACGTCAAGGTTTGTGCCACGAGCTTCAGCAAGACGAAGTGATATTAAATATAAGTATTGTACCCACCAAGATTTATCGTCGTCCGCCTTCATTTTTAAGAATATTGAAGCTAATGTTACCGCTGCGCATATAGCAACGTCAGCAGATACTGCTTTAACACCTTCAATTTCAAGCTATGTTATACCTTTTAACTTATCTCGCTTATCAGCAAATTCCTATTTCTTTGCAGGATCGTGGGACAAGAATAAACGTAGTCCATAAATCCAATTTGTTATATATCTCCTCGAAAGGTTTGCTATAGATGTATAGTGACCTCGTTCTATTTCTCCAGTTTCATAGTTATAATAGCCGTAACTTTGAGCTTCTTCTGTTGTTTTTGGATTTTTTACAGGAACACCGTTTTCATCTAGTTCTTTTACTATGTAGTCATTTGCGGTTTGCATTCTTTCGTATATATTACCAACAATAAAGTTACGCATCATGAACATCATGGCTGTATATAAATTCTGTCTAGCTTTAGATACTTCTGTAGCAGGCATAACACCATTGTAATAAGCGGACCTCTAAACAATCTTATTTCTTACATTCTTAGCCACTTTGTTGTTCATATACTTCTCGAACGCCTTATTAACAGTTGGGAGATAATCTCCTGGCTGCCAATCATACGCATCGTATAATGTTGTATGTAAGTCAGAATATACGGCTTTAGCCTATTTTCTTGTATACCCAGCATCGGTAAATGCTTTTATAAGTTGATTACGAGTATAAAATCCAGGTTTAACACCAGCGTACGATGTATCCTCAAAAAGTCTTGTGTGATGATAAAACGACATCATTACAATAGAGTTGTTCATATAATCACCAAGCGTATAACCACCCATCATTAAATACTTAAGACAAAATCTTCTGAACCAACCTTTATGTAAACCTTCAAATATTTCAGAGTTATTCTTACTTATCTGATTCATCTACATTAAAGCTCCTTCTTTAGTTGTAGCCTACGCTTTACCTAACCCTCTAAAATTATTAAATATAGTTTTAGGGTTAAGAAGTTTTCCAATAGCCCACCTGAAATCTTTCATTGTAAGATACTTTCCTACAAGAGAATCTTTAAATATCTATAGATTTGCATCAAGTGCACCAACTGTCATAGAAGCGGTATTAAGACCAAGCATATGGATAGAACCATATCTCTTAGCTCTTGATATTAAAACTCTAGCAGCATCACCTTTCTCATTATTCTTAGTAAGACCAGACACAACATTTTTACCATAGAACTAAGTTTCTAGAAGCGTGTTTATTGCTTCCTCACTTCGTTGACTGCTATACTTATCCATCTTTCTAAAATGCTTATACACATCTCCAGATCTAGAACTTTTGTATTTATCCTCTCTATATTCTGGATTAAGCTACTTTTGTATAGCAAGAATTTCTGGAAGAAGTTCCATTTTCCCTTCATAATTCTTAGCCATGTCTACAAATTGTATAACATTACTACAGATAGACGAACTAATATATTCTGGATGATCCAAACGCTTGACAAATCTAATAGGAACGGTACTCTCGTCTTCCCCACTAGGAGTTACTCTTGGCTTTGCGCCTTTTACTTCAAGATCCGTATCGCTAGGCATTATACTAACCATAGCTTTACCAAGATAACCAAATGTATCTTTTGCTGAATTTGGACCTCTAAACACTCTCGAAAGAAGCATAGCTGTAGCACCTTCTATCTAAGGAAGAGCATTGTTGTATCCAGATTTAATAGCTGGTATTTTGTCGTACATCTATTCCATTGTACTTGTAAGCAACGTGTACAATGCGTTTATGTTAGTATCGCCTTTTATTTCCTAATCGAAATATTTGTCTTTATACTTATCCGTGAGCTGATATCCAGGGTCTTTTCTCTAAAAATCATATCTATCGTCATAAATTTTATTTACAGATGCGTTATTTCTTTTAGAGAACCTTCCAGTAGGTTTTAATATAATAGAATTATGAGTCTAGCCATTGTATACAAAAGTACTAGTTTTTGGAGTTATCTCATAAAAACAATCTAGAGGCTGTGGACCTTTCTTTGTATTTTTAAAGAAGAATCTATTATCTATAAGAAATCTTAATTCTGTGTCAGACAAAGTTGTGATATCTTGTCCAAAGAATTGATTAAGCTCTCCATTTTTAGCTCTCTATAGATATTTATCTCTAAAGAAGTCAAGCTTACTTTTATTTAACCCTGGCTGCATCGCAAGTTTATATGTAAAATACTTTCTAAAATTAGATTTGGTGCCAACTTTGCCAGAATCCTCTATATCTTGTTCTATCTGCTACATGTTTGCAAAGAAAGCTTCTGAATCATGTGGCAATCTAGAAAAATCTTTAGATATACTTCTGTTATCTTTTGCTAATGTTAAAAGACCACTTTGAAGATACTTGAGTATTGGGTCGTTATATTGAGATCCACTCATACCTGCAAGCTTATAGAGTAACGGATTTATAGATACAGTAGAGTTAAGTCTTATAAACTAATCTCTCTTTATCGGGTCTGTAATAGCATTAAGCTCTTGTATAAATGTTGCGTTATCCTAATCATAATTGGTTTGGTCGGATACCCACTAATTAAACGATCTTAACTCTATAGCCATTCTATACTTATCGTTTTCCTTCTTTTCTCCATTAGGATAGAATGGGTTAGATAACTATTCAGCCTCCTCCTTTGCGAGTAAATAAGCCTTTTGTTGTTCTGGTGTAAGATCTTCGTAATGTACAGTACCATCACTTCTTGTAGCCTACTTGGCGTAATATCTAAGATCCTCATCTATTCTCTACTTTTCTCTAATTGTATCAGGAGATAAGCCATGCCCATGAGGGTTTGCTGGGATTGGATCGTTCTTTGTTTTAGGCTCATATATAGGAGTAGAGCGCATCTCTTGGTAATACTTTCTAGTATATTGTTTTATTCTTCTACCATCATCAAACGCATCCATCTCGTCAAGATAGTCGTAGTATTTTGGTCGTTTCCAACCAGATGACGTGTATTGCCACTTCTCTTGATATACGCTACAGCCTGTTTTCTTATCAACAAGCTCACCTGTATCTTCGTCTTGTTCGTAGCCATACTTTTCCATAAGGCGCTCCTGTTCTTTGCGCCTATCCTGTTCATACTAGCCTTGATTATACTCTGTTCTAAAATTACCAGTAGCCTTACCATCTTTATCAAACTCCATTAAAACCATTTCTGGATTTCCTGGTACAATTTTACTCATAGCCTTCCAGGCAGCTCGTCTGAAGTCGTCTATTTGGTGACCGATTTTATTTACATATACTTGCCTATCGTAATCAATATCGTTAACTTTATTGTAGAGTATTCTAAGTATTGGAGAACTAGACCTACCGTACATACCAGCCCACATTTCAAGCCAATTTATATCTCCATACATAGCTTGTCTTAAAAGCCAATCTTCTGCAACAATCTTTGCATTATCTATATTGCCAAGACCCATATTGTCATCTATATATTGATCAACAATATCTGTAGTTAAGGCGTGCAAGGCGTTTCTATACAACACAGCTATGTCCTGCATAGACGCATTTATTTGATCTATGTGAGTCTTTAATATAGTAGGAAAGTTATCAAATACCTTAGCTGAATTTATCTGGTTTAAAACCTCTTTGAAGAAACCTATTGAGTTTCTATCTATATCTATAAGTTGTTGCGCTGTGATGCCTTTAAAATTATTCTTCCTAGCATTCTCTAAGAACTTGTATATAGAGCCATCTGTTATATTTCCATTTTGATCCATAAAACCAACACGGTCTACAACATAGTTTACAAATGTACAAATAGCATCATCATCAGACTATCTTTGCATTTTCTACATTGTCTAGAACAATTTGTCCTAAATCTTTATCTAAGATGGGGTTTTAGACACAATGTGGTCATATGTATCAAATAAGTCCTGTAGCCTCTATATAGCCTCATCTTTACTAAGAGTATTATCCGCCATAAGCTAGAACTTAGCTTTATTTTCAAGCCTTACTTCATTAAACTTAGCTGATACCTTAACTTGATTTATATCAAGATTAAGTAAGAATGATTGAGCTAAATATCCATGCAACATTTCTTTATTAGAGTCATCTATTATAAGATCTTTAAAAGCTTCTCTAACCTGTGTGTTAAATTCCTCCCATATATCTGCCGCCTTTGTACGCTCAGCTATATCGTTAGCTTTACTAACAAGTATATCTACAAGTTTTTCTTCTGCCTATGTTACATCTTTTATCTTATACTGCTCCATAATGTCAGATAGAGCCTTTTGTACCATCTAAGACTTTTGAAACATATCAAGATAATGATGACAGATCTCATGAGACTCTGTATTAAGTTTAGCAGAGCTTCTACCAAATGCCACCTTGATAACATTACCTATAGCGCTAAGCTTATTAGATATGTACTAGCCAGAAGCTTTTGTAATATCTTTTAACGATGTATTACGTATATAATCAACAAACTGTATCTGCAAGTCTTTAGACGATAAAAGAATATTACCTTCTTTGTCTACAGACTTTGTAAGACCAAATGATTTCTCAAGTCTATCTGCTAAAGTAGTATGCAAACGTTCGTATTCAGCCTAATTCCAGGCTTCTGTAGCCTCTCTAAGAGTCTTACCTTGCTACTACTAGTCTAGGATAAAATTATCCTTTCTAGAGTCATAATTTTGAGCCATAGAGCCAAATGATTTAGCATTAAAATGTAACGCCCCATTATAGTTGTCTAAATCATCTATTGTAGGTTCTACTCTATCCTATGTCCAGTCATAGTGGTCTTCTATGAACTTAGATGTAAATATAGTAGCCTTCTCCAATATGGCTTTTTCTTTACTGCCTCCATTACGCTGTAATAAATCCTTATACAGTGCGGAGTCTTTACCATTTAAATCCTTATCTAAAGGATATCCGTTGTTCTATGATAAAGCATAATAGGCAGCCTCTCGGCTACCTAAAATGCTCTCATATTCATTTAACAACGCTTCGTTTTCTTTATTTCTTAACAAACACGTCATAATAATTATTTATTACAGTCGTCCTATCTTCTCTTTCCGAGTTCTTTAAGGTCGTCTTTTATTTCCTATTCATTCTTTACTTTATAATCATTTTTAGAGAACGTCTTCTAATATACAGCTTTTATTGCATTTGCAGCTTTTAGGGCTTTATCGTATCCTACATACCCTTCTCTATCAACCCACTACCCGTTCTTGTTAACTTTGTAGTTTTGAATATTTCTAGTACCAACACCAGCAAACGATTTTGTTAATATTGGTGTATCTTCAACTTCAAATTTACCTGTTGATGAATTATACTAATACCAGCTCTCTGTTTTAAGATCATATACATGTACAGGTTTACCCTGTTTGATGCCAACCTAAACAGCCATATTAGTACCACCTTCTACAGCTTTCTGCGAACTAGTTATATTCGCTACAGCAAATACACCATCAGACTTATCTACCTAATAGAAGTCTCTTGCAAGTAATTCTCCACCAATATTATAAGGCAACTCTCTTCCAGTTAACTGCTTTATCTACTCTCTTGCATAGTTAGATTGTTCGTGAGTAATTGGGAGAGGCTTAACGTTTTTATCCCTGAGTGTTTTAGACATATTCTGGTTATCTATAGGTCTAAAATGGTTTATTTTTGTTAAGCCAAACGTTCTACCTATAACATCCCAATAAGTATCGCCACCATAAGCTCCTCCAGAATTAATTGTGTAATCTTGTGGATTACCCTGCTATTTGTTGTACAAAGATATAGATTTAAGATAATCCCTCAATGTGGTCATGTATCGATTTGGCTCTAATGCTTTCAATTCAAATTCATTAGCTTCATGCCAATGGTAATCGCCCCAGTCTGTTCCTGTAATAAAATATTTGCCATCTTTGTATTTAATAGCATATTTAGAAGACCCATACCTTTTGGTTATGGTATATCTTAAAACGTTATCTCCATCAATTGTGCTATTTTCAAAATCCTTTAACTTATCAGGCTTTACTGGAAATTTATCATACTCTATTTTCTACTCTGGCTCTGTTCTAGTAAACGCATTATCCTTTAATGATCCATCCTCATTATAATAATTAAGCATCTTATCAGAATTATGATGAGCATAACAATACATACAACTAGATGCACAGTTAGAATTATACTTTAGAACATCAACTTTGCCACCATAGCAGGTACAAAGTTTACGCTGTTTATTATTATCTTCACCTTTATCTTCTATATGCGTACCAAGGATGTTATTAACCTAATCTACAGACAAGCATCCCTATTTGCTTATTCCAGGAATTACTCCAGGTTCAGCACAAGTAGATAATTTAACTCCATACTTATTTGCTATCTATAACATCTTTTCGGATACACCTTTGACTATTTCTGGTTTAGCATTAGGCTTAAACTCTCCATTAGGAAGCTTCTCATACCCATTCTTTTCGTAGTCATAGCCTAAGTTTTTCATAAATATAGAAGTGGTGCGATAATAGTCCATTACTGAGAATTTAACGTTCTTTATTCCTAATTCGGATGCTCGCTTAATAAGTGCTTCAACATCTTTAATCTTTGTAACACCAGGAATAATAGGATCAATTCTCAATGTAACCATCTTAGGATCAAGACCTTGCTTAATAAACTTTCCTACACGCTCAATCATATCCTACCACTTCATAACACCAGGCTCCCACTTAGTAGCACCAAGAGTAGTTATACTAAAGTGAATAATCTTAGGCTTTTGAATACTAAGAATTCTTCTCATTGGAAGACCATCATGCTTAGTTATAATATACATAGCATCCATATCGTTAGCAGTAAGAGTGTTTCCTCTATAATCCTTCACTGTTGTTTTACCACTAAAGAAACCCTCAAGCTGTTTAGCAAAGAAAGCCGGGTCAGTCTTTTCGGAAGCCACAGCTATTCTCGGCTATTTATCATTACCAGTAAATGGGTGTAATGCAAGAATTTCTTCATTAGTAAGAATTGTGTTAGGAGAACTTATGGTCTTCTAAGCATGCTAGAATGATACATTGTGCGCATTCTTGTGGTCAGTACTTACATATTTAGCCAAATCAACGGTCTTGTCATATAAGTATTTAAATAGCTGAGGCGTACGTTGTTCTGTAATCTAAGAAATCTTGCCATTAGATAAACCAGTAGAAGGTAAATATATCTTTCTGTATTTACCCGTATCCCACTCATCCTTAATAGCCTAGAATTCGGCATCTATAACCTTTTTAAACTCTTCTATATCAGAATCATTCCATCTACCAGCATCTCTCGTTCTACCAGTTAAGGGATCGTACCAATGCTGTGTAGACACAGGCATCGCGTTATCCATTCCTCTGATTATAGCAGCTGTAGTATTGGGGAACATCTTGCCAAGTCCATATGTCCTAGCATACTTACTGTCATTACTTATCGGGTTTTTACCAGATGTCCTGTTCGTGTTGTCACCAAATACATATAATACATCAGGATTATCATTAACCTCCTATCTAGTCCAATTACCTGGATGATATTCAATCTTTCGTTCAGCTGATTTAGGTAAAGATGGATTTTCTATATCACCAGTATAAGGATTAGCTACAGGAACACTAGATATAACAATAGCGGTCTTTCTTGGTCTAGTTAGAGCTGTATAAATAAGCTCAGACTTCTCTTGATTTGATGTAGCTGATGTGCCCATTATATCCTTCTCGTCTACTACAACTATATCGTATGTAGAACCCTAAGATTTATGGGCTGTTATAGCATAACCAAAGTCAATGTCTGCATAACGTCCTTTATACTCCCAGAATTCTTGCCAAGCTTGCCTCTTTAATATTCTATTGGTCTATCTCTTAGCCTTAGAAGCAAGTTCCTATAGCTTCTGATTATATAGATCAATATCGTTTCTAGAAACAACCTATATAACACAATCTTTTTGTTCATTACCAGTTCTCGTGTAAGCCACACCATTTGTTTCGAGATATAATGTATGTACACCAAACTCGTCAACATCTGTATCCTAAATACCTTTTATTTGTATTTCAGATGAATTCTCCATAGTAGCTTTAACGTCAGGTAAATCGTAAGGAGCATTAAGGATAAGCATATCGCCCTTAGAGTAGTCAGAATCTTTACCAAACAAAGCTTCGTGAATTTTCTTGTTTAATTCAGATTTCTCGTTTACATGATATGTTACAATCTTTATGTGGTTTGTAAGACCCTTTTCAACAGCATTCTTTACAGCTTTAATTACAGAATTTAGAACCTCTCCTTCGCTATTGGAGAACAACAAAGAACCTTTATCTGTTATCTAATTATTTCTAACAATATGTTGAGTAGGGTTAAGCTCAGGACTTTCTTTTTGTGAGTTTTCCCAGAAGTAGTCCGCATATGGTAATATAGGGTTAGCTTCACCCTATCTTACTCTAGTAATAAGTTTCGACTTGTGCTTACTATTAAATATATCAGACTTCTTATTTAAAAGATCTTTATGAGTTCTATAGAATTCACTCTAATCATCTCTAATAGGTTGTATTTGACCTATATCACCCAAGAATAACATCTAAAATGGTCTAGAAAGACTAGAATTTATATCAATAATCTTCTTAAGAACATCCTCTGTTATCATTGAAGCCTCATCTATAACAAGTAATGCTGGAGGATTATCTAACAAAGGTATTTTTTCACCGACCTAGAATTTGGTTGTCTAAGTATTATTGTCATTGATTCCTTTCATTCCAAGAAGACCAGCAATGCTAAAGAATTTCTTTCCTCTAGTATCTTCGCCAAAACTATTCTTTATAACGCCTTTAGCTTTATGAGAAACGGCTGCTACATATATCTATTCATCCTCAAATTCTTTAAGTATTTCTTTAGCTATAGTAGTTTTACCGGTACCAGCCTTACCTTCTATAACATAATATTGAGTTGGATCAGTATTTGTCTTTAAGAAAGATACAGCATTTATAATAGCACTCTACTGCTCTTTATTGTAAGTAATACCACCAGATTTACCAGTAGACCTAACTGTTGTTACGTCGGTATTTCTTACAGGAGATTCTGTCTTTGTTTCTTTTGGTTCGAGCTTCTTTGCGTCGATATAGAACTTTTGCTTAACATCTTCAATAAGTTTAGCATATTGAGCCTCGTTTTCTTGATACCCAATATAGTTCATACCAAAGTTAAAATCACTATTGCCAAATTCAAAGATGTCGTTTCCTTTGAAGTGCAAACCTCTCTTCTTACATAATACATATATTGGTATTTCGGTTAAGTTTGTACTACCAGTATCTTTATCTTTAACTCCATCAAACTTACTAACACCAACTAATCTATAAAGTGCTCTGTTTGAGTTGTTGTTATCTTTTGTAGCAAGCTCGTCTTTTACAGTAATATATCTAGGATATTCTCCGTTGTCAAGCCTATTAATAGTTGTAACCCATTCACCTTTACCGTTCTATGTATAACCACACAAAGCAAATGGTTTCATCAACTAAGGATCGTATATACCAGAATCTGTAAAATTCTTTTGGTTTTTGCGGATATAGTCATACTGTGGTACAAAGTCTGTATCATTCCAGTTGTTTCTAAGTATGTCGTCTATAATAGCGTTTCTTGCATCACTTTCGAGGTTAGTATTAAATTTGTTTAACCAGAACTCTACATGACCAATAAATCCACTATTTAGCTTCCATGAATTAGGTACATACTTAAAGAATCTGTTAAATCCAGACTTTTCACCAGATGTAAGCCATGCATAAACAACGAGATCTCTTGCAAAATCTTTAAGCTCTTGATCATCCGGGTAGTCTAACAATTCCTCCCAGGCATCTGTAAGATCATCTTGGTTAAACGAAGACTCAGAGATACTGTGGAATGTGCTAACAAATTTAGGAGCCGAATAAATCTAGCCATTATTACCAATAGTTGTTTCATCCTTTACCTAATCTGATTCTACTAAAGAAGTGAGCAACTTGTTATTTCTAAGATAGAATAACTTGTCATCAGGGTTGTTAATTCTGCGCTTTATATTTGCAAGTCTATCAGCTATTGTATTGTCACCAAAGAATAGCCTGTTTACATCAATATTGTTATCTCTAGCATAAGCTCTAATAAACAGAGATTTAATACACTGAGATATATTTCTATCAAGCTTATTTGCAATATCTTCAGTCTAAGAATAATTGTTCATAAACTGTCCAAGTTGACCAGTTAAAGAAGTATAAGAAGTTGTAGCCTCAAATACCTGCCCAGCAAGAATACCCTTCATAGCCTTCATAAAACTATTAGTCTTCTTATCAATCCAAGAATGCGTCATCATTCTCATAACACCTTCTGGCTCAAATGATGTATTGCCTTCTTGAATATCTTTTAAGAACTAATCATATTTAGCTTTGTAAAGTAATTGTTTAGCAAGTGTGTTACCCTGTTTCTTCGTGTCAATCTTAGTAAGCTGTACAAGTTTTGAAATATCATTTACAAATGGCTGTAATATATTCCAAGCTTTATAAACCTAAATCTAAGCTTTACAGAAATCTGGGTCTTTAAGCATATCTTCTTTACTAGTGTATTTAAGAGCATAATTCTTAAGATACTTATCACTCTTAAACATACTGTTTATTATATCAATTCTTCTCTGATCATGATTAGTCTCGTTTGTATTAGCAGCATTAATATCAGCATTAATATAGTTAAGCTCTCTACGTATATCAGGGTTATTGTATAGTTCGGAGTCACTTGTAATATTAATACCCAAATATCCAGCTATATACTGCCTTAACGCTTTTTCTGTAGCATCCTTTTGTGCTCTATACTTACTCTTGGTTAAGTCTCTACCATAGTGACCACTAGCAGACTCTGCAGCAAACGCCATATCCTTTATAATAGGCTATGTAATAAACCACACAGAATTATCTGCCTAGCCTGTTCTAACTAAGAAGTTAAGCATATTATATGTAAAACTGTTTACATTTATCTTTGACACATATGGATCCTTTACGATATCACAGTGTGCATTAATAAACGCAGATAGCCAAGACATAACTGCATTACCATTCTTATCATCACGTAAATCAATACGTTTGAATGGAGTTTGCTTTGTAAAGTCAGTCTCTTTAAATTTAACACCATAAGCCATAGTAAGAGCCTAATTGGTTACATTAAGAGCAAATGGTGCAATACCAAGCTTACCTGTGATATAATCTCTACGTCTATCGGTTTGTTCATGAAGTGTATAAAAGTTATATGGTAAAGTCTTTGTTGAACCAGCACTCTCAAATTGATTAGCGATACTCTCTACAAGTTCTGTATCATTATCAATAGACCTCATAGCTATCTGTATAGAGTTGTCGTTATCCTTAAGAAGGGTCATGTAGTTCTCGAGAAGCCTATTCTAGTAATACTACTTCTTGTCTTGAGTAAATTCTCTACTAGCCTTACCATCCTTAACGTCGTAAGCTAAAGATGCTAAATACAACTTATCAATATCGAAGTCAGATCCGGTTACTTTCGTAAATTCTCTAGGAAGCATGATGGTATCCTTAACAACAGGAAGTACGTCTACAAATCTCAAAGCGTGTATAGAAGATTGAGCCTGAGTAGGAATACGATAACCAATGGTATTAGCTTTTACATCGCTTCTATTACCAATAATCTTATTATCAAATAACCATTTCCTAGCCTAATCAAATGACATTCCTTCTGGTATTATGTGCTCGAAATAATCAATAGATATTACAGCGTCCATACTACCATCATTATTTATAAACTAAAGTTGTTTGCCCTCATTAAGAGTCTGCCAGTTAATGAGTTTTCTAGATGCCGCTGGCAATTTATTGTATTCGTCGTCAGATATAACATTACCCTCCATTGCAAATACAGATCTCTGATAGAATGCGTTTCCAGGAGTTTTTACATCTACAATTCTCTTATTTAAAGCTGAAGTAAGAATACTTTCTATCCAGTGTGGATCAGATTGTGCGGCAAGTGGAACATTTAAATGCTTGCTACCATCTGCTTCAACTTTAATAGTAATAGCATCTATAGTGTTCTTGTTGGCATTTCTTGATGTAAGCTCATCATTTAAGAACTTAGCGAACTTCTAGATATCAAACTCATTGTCAGTAAAGAAAAGGTCGTTAACTTCTTTAACACCCATATCTGACAGAGCGTTTATAGACCCCATAATGTTGTCAAGAATCTAAGTACCAGAAATAACTTCTCCGGTAAGAGAATCGCTATAATTAGCTCTATCTAAAATCAAACTAGCAAGAGCCACTTTTGCGGTCTGTGTACCAAGATTCATTTCAATCTTGCCATTTGGGTCTGTATTAAGCTGTTTTCTAAGGTATCTAAGATCTTGTTTAAATGTTACAAATGGTTCTTCTATGCCTTTACCTTGCTTAAACTCAGAGTTGTGCTTATTACCAATCTTTACAGCAGAGTCAAACAAAAGCATATCTACACCTTCATTTATCATCTTATTATATACCTTACCCATATCACCCATTGCTATAGATGGGAATATTGGGAATAAAGCCATCTTATTATAATAAGGAATGAGTAAACCTCCAAGTTGATCGTCATTTCTGTGACCAAATGCACTATATTTTTGCGCACCAACAATAAATTCCTATAGCTCTGCAAACGCGTCTACTTTTTGTCTAAACGTATACTGGCTTTTAGGGTCTCTGAGCATAGCAAATAATTGCTTAGCTTTATTGTTATACAAACCAAGCGACCTCAAAAGTTTCTCACACATCTTATCTGTAATAAACGCAGAACCATCCGCTACATTTATTCCTTTTTCCGCATAAGCCTTATATTCTGCCTAATACTTCTTTGTTACCCTAGCTTTATCATTTTCGTCAAGATATTTATCTCTAAACTCTTCAAACTCTTTCTATGTATTGTGTTCTACGTAAGCTATTTTTGCTGCTTCAGCTTTACTTTTACCGCTACGTACAAGCTTGTTATATATAGCTTCTTTAGTATTAGCTTGCACAAACATCTTCTCCACACTATTCTAATAAGCATCATCGATGTTTCCGTCGTGCATTTTATCAGCTTCTGAAGATACCATAAAGTCATCAACCTAAGCGCAAGTGTACTGAGACTCAGAGTCGTCCTAGAAGTCTGTTCTAGGATTAGCTCCTGTAGAAATAAGTCCGCCAAGACGCTTTAACTGGTCTGTTTGTCTATCCTCGAGCTCATTCTCGCTATACTTCCATTTATAGAATGCTGGGTGACCACCAAACAATCTCTCTACCTCTTGTACAGATATAATTGATCTTGTAGAGATGTCTGACATTATGGCAACAACTGCTGCCGCATTCATTTGCTCAAGCGTTGTAATACCTTCTGTTCCAGCTAAAGATTGTCTAATTGAGTTGAATTCATTCCAACTAAGACCAACGTTTTCTAATGAGTAATAGTTGTTTATATCACCCTTAATAAGACCGAGTTTTATAGCTTTTTTAAGCTCTTCTTTAAATTGTATATCAAGAACTCTAGCCATAATATTTCTCTATTGTTCTCGACTCTTATTAAAGAATTCTTCATCAGCGATTCTTAAGCACTCTTTACTACTCTTCTTAGGATCATTGAATTTAACTCTCTTTCCTTCATCATTAAGTATAGATGTGAGGGAAGAGAATCTTGTACCATTAGGTTCAACTTTAACAGTCTCACCTTTACTGTTTGTGTACTTATTAGATGTATGATAATTCTTTATTTTAGCATTATCATCTATTGGTGTGTCGCCTTCAAAATAACCAAGCTGATGCATACATTCAAGTATAGCCGATTTCTCGTCTTTTGCATAATCAATAAAGATATCAAGCACTTGATCAGATGGACGCGCTATAGTCTTACCAGTAGTATCTGTTACAATTCTAGGAAGAGCTCCAAGTAGCTCTTTTCTAATTGCTGCCTTCTAGTTGTTGTCGGAACTAGACATCAGTTTACTTACAAGACGATAATCTATACCAGGAATTAAGAATCCATTAATAGCTTGGTCAGAAGCCTATAAATACATATACGTTTTCTTATCAGACATTGTAGGGTAAATAAGACCGCCACTAATCAACATTGTAACCTTAGACATATAATCCTCTACATCTGACACTTGGTTGTAATCTGATCCATAATCATCGTTTTGGTCAGTCTTGAAACCAGCATAGTTATTCATAAGGATCTTAGCCATCTTATTACCTTCATTCTAAGCAATTCTTCTAAGGACGACAGAATGCTTATTGTAACAGAAGTTTTGAATTCTCTGCTTAGCGGCATTTTCTGGATTTTCATCCTACATGTCTGCTAAAATGTCTGACACTGTATTATTCTCACCCTAAGTATAAGCTTTATTGTTGTTGGTTAAGAGATTCATCATTTCATTCTTAACCTTATTATTCATTGATTGGTATTTTGCAAGCTCATTAACAAAGGAGTCTTTATTGTACAATGTATCGAGATCTACATTTATCTATCCGGCATTTCCTATTACAGAATCAAGAAGTGTTAAGAATTTACTTAAGCTTACGAGTGTTGTTTCATTTAACATCTATCTAAACGAATCTGCACTAAACTCTCCATATTTATTTACAAGCATGTAATTAATAGTGTCGCTATCAATCTGTATACCAATCTTATTAAGTGTTATGGTAAGCTTATCCATAACCTCAGACAACTAAGCCGGACTTGTAATATCGTAAGTATTGCTACCTATTTTTATTTCATTACCAGCATTAGCTTGCGTCCATATATCCTTAATCCAATTAGAAGTACGCTTAAAAATATCATTTCCAGGAGCATTGTAAACGACTCCTCTTCTATCTCTGTTAAATAATATTCTCCCTTTCTAGTCTCTTACAGTAGAAACAACGCCAGTGACACCATTAGCTAATCTCTTTGACCAGTCTTGCGAGAATTTAAGCGTGTCTCTATCAACAGATAAGTTAGACATTCTTACACTAACTCGACCATCTTTATCTGTAGATGATCTTGTCATCATAAAGTTGTATTTCTGTCCAACAAGAGCTTGGAATACCTACGTAACTATAGCTTCAGCATCGTAATTAATACCTTCACCAGTAGTCTTATTATAATTCTTGTATTGAGCCTAGAAGTATTCGTCAAATGTAGAATAAACGTAGAAGAACATTGGGTCTTGGGAAGCTAGCCTAGCTAATTCATCGTGAAGCTCTTGAACATTCTTTACATTATGGAGTTGTTCAAACATCTTACTAAACACTTCTGTCTGGGGCATAAATCTAGGGTCGCCAAACAAGCTATGAGATGTATCTAATACAACACCTTCTTCATGACTGCTAGTATTGGCCCACTTAACATAAGGTACTGTACCGAAGAAGAATTTTGCCTTCTGCGATATACTCTAAAGCTTACTCATTTCGTAAGACTCTTTACCAACGTAATCCATATAAGCTCCAGCAGAACCTGCTTCAAGCTATTCCTGCATATCTTCATCATTAGTGTTTTTAACAACACCTTCCTTGCTTATGTTAGCAATCTTAGCATATACCCTATCTGCTATTACAGCAAAGTTTGGATAGTATATCTTTTTGCCTACAGCTACTCCGTTCTTATCAGTTATGAGCTCTTCCTTGCCTTGCTTAAAGATTTCCTAAAACGCTTTAGCTTGGGCTTCTGGTACAGGAATATCTGGATCTTCGCCCATAAGCTGCTTCATTGTATCTCCACCAATAAGCTTTTTAATATTTGTACCAGTAATAGTTAATTCGCTGATATTGTTTCCAACTGCATCAACTCTACCTTCTTCAAGAGCTTTTTCTACTATATAGAAAGCGATTGTTTCAACACAGTCATTAAGCTACTCATTGTTTATAATATTCTCAAAGCTATGTTTCATTCCAGTCTTTTGGTTATAGACATCATAATGAAGAACGTCTCCAAACTTTTCTTTAAAACGTTCAAGATTTTCTTTACGAATCTTACTCCCAGCTTTAGTCTTGTACCAGCCAGTAGCCATTATAGCAGATAAAAGTGTAAGTCTAATATTACCGAGGTCTTTAGCGAATTGTACACCAGCTTTAATCTTCTAGAAAAGAGCTATAATCTTATTGTCTGAGAACTCGTTATCGTCATAGTTGTTCTGCGCATCCATGTATAGATTAGCTAAGCCTTCTGCGATTTCTGTATCTGACAACTTGTCGTTTCCTTCATGCTTCTTATACCAATCGTAGATCTTCTGTCTTTCTGATGGTCTTAATAATAATTCTAATACCCTATGAAATGCCTCGTGATATTGTACACCATCTACAACTCTGTTACCAATGTATACCATATCGGTCATACACTTACCTGCAAGAGCCATATCCGCTGGTACTTCGTCATTAAGCTGTTTTCCTATCTCGTAATTACCTTCGCCTATAACACGTTTTAAATACGCATTCATTTGCTCTTTGTCGCCATCTGTTATATCTCTAAGCTTATTGGACTCAACCTATAATCGAAGTCCTCTAGAGCGCCTTAAAAGGTCTTTTAGAGAGTTTAATTTCGGCATTGAGATAGACTCTTCTTTTTGTTGCTCAGTGATGGTGTTATCTATACGTTTCTATTGATTTGCATTAGGAACCAAATATGGTCCCTTAAAATAAGTGGCAGTATAATTTTGACCTATTACAGATGTTTGCGTATACTGGTGGCGCATCAGATAGCCAGCGTAAGTACTCTTCTTTCTTTCGTTGCCATTCTCGTCAAAGAAATCATCTCTACTAAACTCTAAGCCGTTAGGAGCAACAAATGTATTAGCGCTAGGGTTATCCTCAAAGTAATGTTTTACGTTGTTAATAACAGAATTGCTTGTAAAATTCAACTACTAACTTAACATTGTTTTCTCAAAAGCTACACCAACAGTTCTTAAATCATCTTTAAGCCTTTCTAAATCGTGTTCACTTGTAAGATCATAAACTTCTCCAGTGCCATCAATGTGGTGACCATTTTCATCATATTGAGGCAATCCTATAATTATCTATTTATTTGACGAGAATGTTATAGTTCTTGTCTGATTTGTATCGTAATTTGGTTTATTGTCCTCATTAACATGAACCAGCATTTTTATTAAGTCATATACGTTGTAGCCATTGTAATTTGTCTGCCCTTGCGCGTATATTCTTAATAAATCAACTAATGAATTAGCTTGATTTTCACTAAGTTTACTTTGGTAGAGAATGACTGGTATAGTTGTCTACCCATCTTTCTTTTCATCAAAATTAGTATGCCACAAGTAAACAGTAGAGCCTACGATTGTATTCTGAGTTCCAATTCTATTACTATTGAGTGTATGTATTGGGCTGTTAAGTCCATCTAGGCTCATAACAGTCATTTGCCCACTTCTCTTATCGGCTTTTACGATACCAATTTGCTTGCTCTTCAAGTCTATAGAATAAGAATCTTCTTGACTCATTACAGAGTCTACTACAGAATGTAGTCCATCTACAGAATTAGAATTCTCATCGTAGCCTTTAAATGCTGGGTCGTATATAAGAGATCCATTTGTTCTTGTAGGAATAACCCTTAATGAATAATTCTTATGCTTCTAGCAAAATTTCCACAGATTTACAAGGTGTTGCTGATAAGATATTCTACTTTCGTCTCCACCTTCGTATACATGGAGTTCTATAGACTTCCCTTTGTAAGTAATCTTTAAATAAGGTCTATTGCTATATTCTGTAGCGTTTTTAAATACGATCTCGAATTTACCATTTGTGATAAAGTCTGGCTAGTTACTCCACTCTACATATGTCTTGTTTTCTTGCATAGCTTTTACACCAGGTCTATGCAATGTAGTACCAACACCTTGTCCCGAAATATAGTTATTACCACCTGATTCGTACCATAAGAATTCCTGCTTATTTAACTCTTCGGCTTCTCTAATTATGGAAGCATCTGTGTCCATATAGGAATCATCAAGTTGCTTACCATATCTATTAGCAAATCCAGATATGAGCAACCTACCCCTATTAATGTTATCTTGTAAGACTGGATTCATAGGATTCTCTTGATCCTACTCAATATGGTCTTGCGCATTATTAAGAAGAGTTCCGAAATAGTTTTTAAGCAATCTCCAATACCAATCAGATTCAACTTCACCAAGATTCTACTAGAACTTATTTCCATACAATCTCATGTAATCAGTTATCTTCTGATTGTAGTCAAGAGTAAGATTATTACTACCATTTGTGACAGTGTTTCTACTATCTCTTGGTAGGATTACATTGTCTTTTGCATATTTTGTAAACCACCAGTCAAGGATTTCTTCACTAGAGTCACCCCAGATAGATTTGTTATTATTAAACTTCATAATAACATTGTCTATCAAATCTCTCTCCTATGAAACATTTATAGAAGAGGCCTCTTTGTCTTGCAATAAGTTATCAAGAGCTATCTCAGCTCTCATTAATTGTATGGTCAAATCATTTATTGCATCTCTTTCTGGTTGTGTTGTTGGTTTTACATCAGCTATAGTACTCGCAATTGCATCAAGAGTATTGCAGGCGTCCTCTAATTCGAGAACCAATTGTGCAACAGTCTTTGGCAGATCATTATAATCTAGCACAAGCGGATCTCTAGTAGTTTCTTTTTCGTTGTTTATATTATTTAGCTAGTCAGTAAGATCGCTGTACACCTAATTTGTGTTCTGGATTATATTACCAAGCTCGCTTATTGCGCTTCTTAACTATTCTTCATTAGTAAACTAATCTACATCTGCTATGTATTCTGTTATGTTAGTTTTATCGAATGGAGTTAAAGATTGATTGGCAATCTTTTGTATAGCAGACTCTATACTATCTATATTAGAAAGGTTCTATTTTACTTGTGCGACAAGATTATTTACGTTCTATCTAAGTTTATCTAGATCGTCCTATGGTTTATTTCTAAGGTAATCCTGCACGCTACCAGTATTAAGAACATTCTCTTCAGAATCAAGGTTTTCAGAAATAGTACCAGCCTATTCTTTAGATTTACTAAGGTATACATATGATAGCATTCCACTCAAATCTGGAATATTCATAGCGTCTAATGGCATATCCTTTATATCATCAAGGAACGTTTTAAACGAGTAATATCCCTACTGTGTGCCATACGCAACAAGTTTAGCAAGTGTGGTTAGAAACTTAGGGCTTATACCAGAATAAGCTTCACCAGATCTAGCCCACTATTTAATAGCTGCTTTCATCTTAGACTTAAGAAGTCTCTTTTTAGCCTCAATTTTAGCTCTCCTTTCATTCTTCTCGTGTTTTTGCAAGGAAAGATTATTAAGTCTTTCAAATGAGTCAGATAATTCATCTTCTGGCTTAGACTGTTCTACAAGTGCTCTATTTGGTTCTAGTCCAGCATTTAAAAGCTGATCGTTAATATAATCCTCGATAACTTTGACATTATTCTTATCTCTAGACACAATGTTTTTGTATCTCTTAGAAGACTGCAACCACCTGCTGATTTTATCATAGCCTCTACCTCTAAGGATCATTTCATCTATCTTGTTCTTTAGTTTCCCTACCGAACCTAGCTTATCTTCTTTTATATTTAACTAAAGATCATCATGAACATAAGGTCTATCTGTATTTTCAAAAGTATTATTTTCTACCTAATAATTATTATCTGGAGTATATACTTTGTTTTCGTGTTTTGTAAGAGATTCTACGTGTTCCTAAGTGTTTTTGTGTTCTGTGTTTATTTCAGCTGTAGAAGTGTTGTCAGAATTCCACTTTTCTCCATACGGGTCATTAATTGCATCAGCCAAAGCCCAGTCGATTGCCTTATTGCGCTCAGTTGTAGCCATAACATTGTCGATAAACTTACTAAACTTAGTTTTCTCTTTACTTTCGTTTTTAAGCCCATCTGAGAACATCTTCTGTCTGTCCGCTATAAGTTTTGCGTCAGCATTAAGTAACGCTCTTACTCTTGTATTTTCCTCTATATCGTCAGAAAATTGCTCAAGAGCACCCATAGCGTCAAGTTTGTCCATAATCTGTGCATCATTAAGACCTTCTAAGTTTATTCCTGACAATTCGGACAATCTTTGAGAGATTATCTTTATGTCATTATCAATTGACTTATGAATCTTAGCTGCGTCTTCTCTTATAGTGTGTAAGCCAAACTTATCTCTGAGCATATTAAAGAATCCATCAGAGGTTTTGCAGTCGGCTCTAAGTTTAAGCAAACCTCTAAGTTGTCCAACAAGAATGGTTCTCTACCTTAAGTCTTCAACATTACTAATGCCGGTAGGACCTGTCATTCTATTGAGTTTATCCTACTCTGCTTGTGCAGATATAAGATCAACATCTTGTCCTAACTCTTCTAAAGACTGGGCGTTTTGCTCAGCTTCTTTTCTGGCTTTATCGGCTCTTTGTTGAGCAAGACTCTCTATGGATGATCCACTCTATCTTCTTCTTAGCTCTTCATCAATAGCTTGATTAAATTGTACAGAATGTATTATTTGGTTGTACTCATCTATTGCTTTTTGTCTTTGCTCTCTATTCTCGTCAGAATTCTAGCCAGTTTGATATACTGAGGCTACAGCAGCTGCATATTTATCGGTACCGTATTGTATGCCATGTTTCTCCATTATAGCTCTAGTAGTAGGACTTAACGTCATTCGCATTATGTCCTAAGCTGCTTTTATTGACGCATCCCATTCTTCGCTTGAATAAGTATGCTCTTTTCTTCTAGAGTCCTCATGCTTTAACTATTGCATTGTTCGTAAAATCTACTCCATGTTAGATCTTCCTTTCATAGCTTCTCTTGCGAACAACTGCCCTTGAGCACGCTCGTTTTGCATCATTACACGATTAGTTATACCGGCATTAAGTATAGCCTAATCAGCTGATATCTGCCTTACTAACCCAGGTATTTCTGAAGCAGCTCGCATTACAACAGTATGACCACCACCAAGAGCGAAACCACCTTTGTAATTCTACCAGAACTCTTCGTTATCTTTAAGATCGCTATCTCCCATACCAAATTCGGCAAGAATAGCTGCCTATGTTCTAGATCCAGCACTATATTCGTTTGCAAACAAACTACCGAGACTAGGAAGTTCTCCAAGCCCCATCTATTGTCTCTTTGACTATTCTGCATTAACATACTGTCTAGCCTCCTCAGCAGCTTCTGAAGCAGAGGAAACAGCCCAAACTTTACCCATTTTTAAACCGTATGCAGACAATCTCCTTGCGGTTAATGGAATCTTATCGAGGACATCTTGGTAGTACTAGCCAGCCCTATGTGTAACCAATCTAATAAACGCCTATCCTCTAGTTGGAAGCGCCTTTTTAGCTTGATCTAACACAGCTCTTCCGACACCAGTCATAGTTCCATAAACATATTGACCAGTCATACCATGACCAAGTACTGTAGCCGTTTCTTCGCCAAGCCCAAATCCACTCTTAAAGCTATTTGTAAACTCTTTTCTAAGAGTAGCGTACCTACTTCCATTTACCGCATCTCTTGCAGCTTCTGCAGTAGCATTTGTGGCAGCACCTTCAACAGAATGCTCTATAGCTCCAGTAGCTGAATTAACTGTACGTTTTACGGTATTATTCGCAATCCAGTTAACTGTCCCTTTACCAGCTCTATACAATTCTCTTCCAAACATGCCGACCTACAAACCTTTTTGCACCATAAGATCTGACCCGGTTGTTATATTGTCCTTCTGGAATAAAGCGTTGCTTCCAGCAAGAGCTCTAAGTTCAGCTTTTCTGTATTCAGGGTGATTTGAAGTTATAATACCAGCGAGTGCACTACGAAGTATTTCGTCATCACTTTCTGTATCTGGATTTATATTAAACTTTGGATATACTTGCTTAGCTTTTTCTCTTAAGTCTTTTATTATATCCTAGTATTGCTTTTTTCCACCAGACATGAGGTTTGATTTGAGCTTATCAACATTAGCGTCACTAACTTCTCCTCTATTCTCAAACTTCATATTTTCTATATCAAGACCAGTTGCTGTTGTAGCAATCTATGAACCAACATTTAAAACAGCTTGTCCTTTTGGCCCTAAAAACGCACCACCTATAGCAGCACCAGTATTTAACGCCATTGCAATTCTTCCTGCTGTAGAAGCGTTTGACGCTGCTATTTGGGATGGCATCTCATATTGCCAGTACTCTGGAGAGAATACACTAGCATTAGCATATCTTTGTTTTTTCTTATTATAGTCGTCGCTAAGAGGGAACCACTTTTCATCAGCTTGTCTGTATCTTACATGCTTTTCATAATCCTCTTGAGCCCCTTTTGTTTCAGCATTAAGTTGATTCTAAAAATCTGTATAGTCATCAATTTGTGCTGTAAGCGAATCTTTTAAAGGTAATCCCTGGAACTTCTTTTTATTGTTGTCAATATTCTTGTTGTAAATATACTGATGTGCAGCCTAAGCGAATCTTTCCTTATCGTTCATCTTAAGCGTCTTGTAGTCTTGACTACTATGCACACCACTTACGCTAGATGTATTTAGATAAGCTCCAGCTTTACCTAATACATCCAAAAGAAAACCTCCGGCTCCAGCTAAACCTTCTTTTACGGAATCCCAAACATTATCCATATCGTGTTGAGCTCGGAGCTATTCAGCTCTTTGCTCATACACTTCGCCGTTCTTAATCTGCTGGTCAAGTTGTTTAATCTGATTGTTTATTCTAACAATATTCTATTTATCCTAATTTGAAAGATTGTTTCTATTATTAGAATAGTCTTGCAATTGTTGCTAAAGTTGTAATCTCTACAACTTTAACTCTTTATTCTTTTTAGCTAAATCAACAGTCGCTGATGTCTCTCTGTTTAACATTACTTTACCAGACGCATTGCTAGCCCTAACTTGATCTGTAGAACTAAACAAATCTCCAACCATTTCTTTGTCAAAGAAATCGGTTAACCCAATACTTGGCTATCCCCATGATGGGTCATTTGCACTAAATCCTCTATTGTTGTCTAGATAGCTTTCCGCCTTCTTTAACCTGTCGTAATATTTAGACGCAGCCTTCGTTTCCTGATCTTCTTTGTTAAGTGATTTAGACACATTTACATAATCTTTGTATCCCTTGTTAATAATAGACTAGGTCGGAGATGTACTCTGATATTTAGCTAAATTGCTTCTAAATTTATTTGTTACCCTACTGTACGGCGTACTATTATCACGTCTTATGTATCTAATAGGGTCATAAGTACTGCCTTCTGATCCCCAAGGGATTATATTAGGGCTTACGTTCTTTGTTTTATTTGCCATAATTATTAGTTTTTGTAATACTAATTATAACTCTTGTTTATATTTGTCCACTTTGAAGAATGTTTAGAAACATCATAATCATCTATCGTGACATTTCCACCATTGTCATACCACTCTGTTCCAGGTATATTTTTACCAGGATTTAACACCTTTCTTGTTGTTTTTCCGTTTTTACCTTTTGAAACAAGTATATTTTTCTTTGAGAATGATACATCTCCAGCTGGTAGTTCTTGGTAAGCAGAGTATTGACCTCTTTGCTGTTTTAAAGACTTTATTAATGCTTTTCCATCATCTGAATTAGCATCAACTTCTTTTCCTGTAGAAATATTTGTCCATTTACCGTTTAACAGTTTATATTTATTTCCATTACTATCTCTTGATGTACCATCTGTAGTATACACTGTAACTTTCTGATACACATGCATTCTTCCATCTTTGCCAACAATAGCTATACCATTTCTAGAAGATTCGTCTGGGGTTATTCCAAGTATATTATTTTTCTTATACAACTTATCGGTGTATGTTTTGTATACAGTTTTTCCTGTTGTGACAGAAGAAGCTCTAGCTCTAAGCTCACCTCCAGTAAGAATCTTTCCTTTAACTTCATTTGCATTGTATGCGTATCCAAATGTTGGATTAAGTTTACTCTTTTGTACTCCAGTCCATGCAGAATAACCACCTCTAGGTAAGTCGAATGATACATCGTTTAGATTAAAGCTCTTATTAGAAAAAGCTTTACCTTGAGCTCTAAGCAAATACCCTAAATTGTTTCCATAATTCTTTTCTCCAAAAGTATGTGTGGCAAAATAATCCTACATAGTAGATTGTGCTTGATTTAATACATCACCAACAAGATTATACTCTTCCTTACTTCCTTTAGATCCACCAGACTTGCTTGATTCTTTAACTGCATCATAATAAGCCTTAGCTTCAAGCTCCTACATTTTCCAATCATGTTCTTGTTTTGCTTGTTCTCTACGGAAAGCTCTATCCTTAGCAGCTTCTCCAGCCTGGAATGCCTAGTCATCAAGGTGTATCTGTACTTGGTCTGGGCGCCTATCAATCTAGGTATATTCTCTATTACGGTTTATAATATCAGCTTTAAGTGCATCTAAATCACCACCATACATATTGAGATAGTACCTACCAAGATCAGACTTAACCATATCTTTCATATTAGCATCAAGAATCTACTACATCTTCTTTGGAGATTTAGAATACACTTGATACATGCCACCAGCTTGTTTTGTGAGCTCTGGATCATATTCAAGCTACATGTTGTCAAACAGATTACTAGTCCAATCTTTAAGGCTAGAATACTTAGATGGAGCTTCTCTTGTCCACATACCATCTGTTGTAGGATCCCATGTTTCAAGACTCTTACCACCAAGTACAAACTTCTCGTATCCTGGATCATATGTACCATTGCGCATAGCTTCGGCTCTATACTTCTAATATGTCTTCATGGAGTCGTTCTAAGCCTTTAGGTTTGCAATCTAATCGTAAGGGCGCTCCCTGATAATTTTAGCTATATATGCTCTACCTTCTGCCGATCTAAGAGGGTCGATACCATTCTGATACAGGTAGTTCAAACCTTGATTAACAGCACCTCTAGTAGCATCGTAGTATGCTTTATTTATATTTGCATTAGGACCATATAGTTCCCCAAACTCCTTAGCGAAGTCTTTCTATTCCTATACAGCCTAATTATATTGTTCTCTTGCAGCACTGATGTACTATGACATCATATTGCTATCCAGTAGGTCTATAATAGGGACGGCTACCGGTTCATCATACATTCCTATCATAATTACTTGTGTTTTAATCTTGTAACGCCATAATTAAATGGATAAAACCCAGTAAAATAATTAGGATTTCTATTTTCCATTTCTATACTATCAACTCCTGCGATTTGTTCGTATGGAAGGAGAGAATTTAGATAAAAAGAATTTGTAGGAAAGCTAAATTCGTCGTCTATTTTAGCATTTATAAATCCGGATCCGTAATCTCCATACATCAGCCTATCAAATGTTTCTTTATTTCTGGCAGCAGTCAATGTTTTCTGATTATTTTGTACAGCTCTATTCATAGCATATTGTTGGTTTGGTGATATAAACCTATATCCGCTAGGAGTCCACCCTGGAGCAATATTACCAGTAGAACTACTTAGCGTTGTAGGGGCTACTGATTTTGTGCCAGGCATAGAGTCTGGATTTACACTAATTCTAGACTATCTCTAACCAACTGTACCACCAGTATAACCCCCAGTATTACCGCCTTCATTACCACCTATACCATAAATGGTTTTCAATGCAGCATTCTTGTTATCTATATCCTATTGGTACATATCGAGAATATCTCCATATTGCTTGTTCTTAATACGTTGAGATAACCACTTCTGTCCAATAAGACCAAGATTAGCTAAGTGTGTTTCAATACCTTTAGTCTTAGCACCATGGGCCTTATTATAAGCCTCCCAGCCATATTGATTAGCCTGCTGCTGTCTTTGAGCATCGCTGTCGCCAAGTCGAGCTGCCATTTCCGCATAAGCATTTCTATAACCAATATTCTTTTCTTGTGCACTCATAAGAGCATCGGCTACATTTCTCTGGTTACCTAAAGCTAAAGCTGTTCTATTAGCCTATCTCTGACCACCTGTGTAACCACCGGCGTTTGCTAACTAGTAAGCAGCTTGTCTATCTTGTGCATACAGTTTCTCGAGTACAGGATTTGCAGACATTCTATTACCAGCCATGGTCTACAATGCTATTGGAGCATATCTATTAGCTGCGTATATATTTGGCATTACTGGGTTTTCTCTACGCCAATGGTTAAGCATTGACGTTTCTAACAACGCAGGTAAAGCGTAACCTGCATCAAGCATAAGATTTGACACCTTGCCCTTGCCTCCGGTTGTATAAGATCTCCAAAAACTCTTACCACCATCAAACTTATCCTTTCCACAGTTAGCTTTGAACTAGGCTGCGTAATCTTCGATCTAATGCTATTTCTCTTGTCTATCAGTAATATTCTTCATAGCTTGTAAAATAGGGGCTTTAGCGCGATCTAATTGGCTCTTCTGAAGCTCCATTGTTTGTTTAGACAACGAGCTGAGCTCTGGCTTTTTGTTAACCCTCTTCTCAATACCGTTGTACATCTAAAGTTTAGCTGTAAGAGGGGCAACTTGATCAGAGAACTTCATTCCATTACTCCAATCTATATCGTTACCAGCTATAACGTTATTATCATCTCTTCTAACTGAACTAGGCTGATTATCTACGCCAACCTTACCTTTTGTTACAAGAGTGCCGGTTCCGTTTGTATAGTCTATAATAGACTCGCCTTTACCGACCAAACTATTAACTGGGCCAGCCTAATAACCATTAGGTGTCCATACTTTATTTCCTTTTAACATATCTTGGTTTTCTTAAATCTTTTCCTCGGTTAGCATATAATACATCATCATAAGTATTACCATTGTCTAGATAATATTGCTACGTAAGGCCTTCTGTAGCAGCAGATGATTGATTAACCTAATTAACTAAATTTACTTTCTGTTGTGCATTAAATACTTTCCTACGCTATCTCTCTCTAGCTTTTTTACTGCCAAACAAACCACCAAACAAACCTACAATCGCTCCTGCTGCGCCTCCAAGTATAGTTCCGACTCCTGGAACAACAGAACCTATTGCAGCTCCGGCTGCGGCCCCAGATCCAACCATTCCTAACGTTGCGTTTCTATTAGACTTAGAAATGTCGTCCATAGCCCTTTGTTTATCAATGTCGTTCTGTGATTGATAATTAACACCAAAAGCCTAGTCTGTTCTTTGTCCAGACTAAGCCATTAATTCGTCTGTCCCCTTCACAGCGTCCTACATGGAATTAAATCCATTTATCATCCCAATGGTTCCATTAACAGCGGTGGTTACAGTTCCAGCACCAACACCACCGGACATACTAGAGCTCATACCACCTTTTGGATTCCACTTTGTAAATGGCTTTTGCCCTATATTAAACGACGCACTAGAACTTCCTCCACCAGCTATGGCGGATCCAGCTGGAGCGTTACCACCAATCATTTTTGTAAGATCATTAGCTACACTCTATTGTCCAAATCCAACTTTTGTGTCTAATGTTGATAAATCTGTACCACCATCAAATCTTGGTAGATTATTTATTCTTTTTCTTTGTCTTAACTCCATGATGATCTATATTTTGTTATTATATACTATATCGACGCACTTGGATTTGGATCGTTGCTAAGCATCTCGCAAATCATATAATTACCTCTTATTCTTCCTCCGTAGAATCCATCGCTTCTAGGTATTGCAAATCTGTGATTATTCTCCCTAAGCGTTATCTATTTAGACAAAGTGCTACTAGATTCTATAAGAGGAGTCTTCCATGTATAACTATGATTCTTCGAGAAATAATCATCAATATCTCTCATTGGCCTGCTTTGCAAATCGTCTGCTGTAACTATTTGCTATGTATCAAATACCTTTGTTATCAAAGGTTGTTGATTAACAGCATATTTCAAGTAGCATGTTATGTAATTTCCTGTTGTAGATTTTGGTTTATCATCCATACAGTCATACTAGAAAACATCTATCATTTCGTTAGATTTTATTAAGTACCCCCCATTAACAAATGATGAGCATCCATCAAACGGAAGTGTGTATAAAGATGTAAATTTTCCGATCATTTCACTATAACTAAGCTGCATATTATTACCAAGAACATTAAATACAACTTCGTTATATTTATTGTCATAATATACAGTAAAATTGTCGTATTTTCTGTATTTATTAAGGAGCGTTTGAATTTTACCCTACTTCGATAACTAAGAAACACTTTGGCCGTCGAACATACATATTGTATTATTGTGGCTATCAAACCAATATAAAGCGCCTGTTGTGCCAACTACACAAAACTATTGTTTATGCATTCCATATGTATTGCTATAATAGTCATATCTAGCAAGTACACCTCCAGATCCGAGAGCTATATCCTACCCAGAATTATCAGTTATTACACTTCTGTCGTTCACACTTAGTACACCAAAAGCCTATTCCTAATAAAATGTTAGCTAATTTTTAAATGTAAATATATCTGTAATAGCACCGTATGTTTGATCTGTGTCTATAAAATTTGAACTCTTAAACCTGGTCCAACTATCTATAATTTCGTCATTCTATTTTAAGTCAGAGTAATATACCCTTGTGTCGACAGTCTTGTTATAGTCGTTTGGATTTATATCGTCAAATACAGCAAGCGGAGTACTTGTGTTTTGAACACTATACACAGAATTGTATACATATTCAGGCTCTTCTTGCACATATGCCTCTGTTATTTCGCATGGTTCAGCCTATATAAAAGACGCATAATTGTCTCTTGCGTTTGTACTAAACTACCACCCATATTGAAATCTACACCATATGTTTGACTCTGTTGGAATAGAATATGTAATCATGTGTGTATTTGGGAACTAAAGTTCATTTTTACCACTTTTTGTATAAGCGCCATATATTTTGTGCATCGAAGTATATTCAAATGTTTCTATATGGCAATCTCCATCGAATACTGTCACCCAGTTACTACTAGGTTTAAAATAATTTCCATTTCCATAATACACATTTGTCAATCTATTTACAAATGAAGCTCCACCATATGGAGTGATTTCCTACCTTAAGTTTGTTAAAAATGTTCCAAGAAGTGATGGGCGTATTATGTTTCTCGTGAAACCAATTCCACTAGTATCTGATATCACCGCATTTGTTTCACTTATTAAATCGTCAAAATAATTTCCATTTTTTGGTGTTATATATCCATCAGATCCGCTAGATCCACTTTCGGAATAATCACAGCTAATTAGCAAACATTTGCCGCCAGTTCCAAAGCATACAACTTTGTCACCATGGTCGCCAGTTCCATCTTGTAAAAATGCTCCATTATAATTACCAAAAGCTTTTAAAATATTGCTATTTGTATCATTACACAGACCGCCGGTAATCATATTCGTAAACAACACTCCACCTGATGATACAGTTTTATTTGTATAAGACTTTGACGACGCTTGCTCTTCATCATTTTTGTTAAAATTTCTTTTAAACGCTTCGTTCCATTTTATCTGCTCGACCAATTTAAAATCCTATATATATGTTGTACGTCCACTATAAAACGGATTCATAAAATTGGAAACGAATGGCATTGTCCCTGTACCTTGCTCGTATAGTTTTATATAAGCAAAAGCTTTTTGTATTATAAACTTTCCAGCAACTTCGGTTCTTGAATTTATTACAGAATCATCTTCTGTATACATTCTGTCAAAATTTAGTACACAATCCTTAACTAAAGCATATGAATATGGTCTATCTTTTCCGTATCCCCCAATATCTCCGACAAGCTAATAAGAGCCATTAATTAATGACTCGGAAAAAGATGAGCTTCCTTTTGTTTTTGGTTTATGAGAATGTGGATTGATGCGATAAAAATAACTAGGATTATATGGCGAATCTAGATAACATATAGCATTGTTATTTTTTCCCAAACAGGTTACATCTAAACTATTTACATACATGGTTCCCATATTTTCACCATCATTATATGGGCCAGTAAATAATTCCACGGCACAATTTGATATACATGGAATTATAAATTTAAAAGTCTCTCTACCATCAAAACCGACAAGATTACCAAACGTTGTATTGTTGGGTGAATCGTACTAGTCGTCACTAAATTTATAATCACCTCTAGCGCCAAATAAAAAAGACTATTTGCTTAAATAGTACTTTTTATCTTTTATAAACTGTTTAAAAGACTCTGGCTAATAACAAACCTCTTTTGATACAAACTGTAACAATTTGTCGTTATCTATATTTGTCATACATTGGGATCCGTTTGCTTTTCCATCACCTGTAAGTTGGTTGTGACAATTATAGCCTTCTATAAACTTGTTTGTTGTTAAAAAACCAGTTGGGCAAAACGTATGGTATTTTGTAACCTAATAATCACTGCTGTTGGCATCATACTGTCTGCTATATGCGTTTGATACCGGAGAACTAAGAACGCCTTGCGATATAGTAGCCATATCAGACTCATGTCTTGCACATCTAACTATTTGATAACCAACACAACCTTCTGGTAGGTTTTTAACCTTAAACTATATACCAAGATTTCTGGTTACAAGCTCATATCTTTTACCACCAACCATAGTATTAGACGACATTAACTAGAACCCATTATCCGTCATTTTTGGTGTTCTAATATCTGCGATCCACTTAACGGGGGAAGCTTGCCCATATTTGTCATACAAAACAATACCATAGCGATAAATTTCGTCGCGTCTAAGGGATTTTATTAACCATGTATTATCATTTACACCTGGATCAAAATTAGCAGACTCTATAGCTGATGGATGAAAATTACTATCTATGTAAAATACTTTGTTTTGTTTAATGTTTGACTTTTGCGAATAGTTGTATAATGTTCCTATCTTCCTTTTATTGTTCTCTTTTATGCAAGAATCTTCTACCTATGAACAAATAACAAACCTCCATTCAATATTTTTTCCAGAACCGCCAACCCATTTACATTTAGAATCAAATACATAACCATCTCGTGACAATAGCGTAGAGTTATTTATATTATTATATGTCGCATCGTAACAATCATGATTAAATGGTGGTACCTAAACATCATCACTATCAATATCTTTCTAAGATGCGTCAATTTTAAACTCATTGTTTCTATTAATATCAGATACAACGCTTATTTTATCACTGTTAAATCTAAACGCTCTAGCATCCCATTTATCAAAGTCATTTATAGATGTTTGAATTGTTTTTACATTTGCCGCAAACAGTAACCCATCTTTCTATGAAAGTGAGTTTGGGACAACCCTAATTCCTTGTAATGAATTCAATTCTTCTACACTAACTTGTTCTATTGGATCATTCCCAACATCATTTACTATAATCTTCGATGATTTATATTTATCAAAATCAATTGGCTAATCATATATTACAGACACAATAGGCATTTGTCCATTTTGCGTATACTGTATCCTAAATATTTTGATATAATTAAAATGATAATAATTTTTAGGAATTTCTATTGATATTTTTACTCCGCAATTTGATTGAGCTCCCTATTTACCACCAGATTTAATATAATTATCAATATAGTTTCCAATAGGTATCTATTCGCACTGCACTGAGGCACCTGTATGTATTCCATACCTATTATACAGTTGATAGCAATAACTTACAACGCTAAATTCAATTTTACCAGGAATATAACCTTCAAATACAGGTGGGGCGCAAGTTGTTTCTGGGTATATCAAACATTTGTCTAGTTCGTTATAAATAAAGTCATCATCTCTATTTATATTAAACATCATTATTGGATGTATAGAATCAGCTATGTATAGTTTTATATTATGCTCACTCTCATAATTTAATTCTATATTAAATACATCAGGATATTGCTAGCCATCCGTATCTAACAAAGGAGCATCAACAACTGTTCTCTTTTCTGTTATTTCGTTAAACGAATCATCATGACTATCTTTCCCTATAGCGTTCTTAAAGGTAAAAACTCTTAATCTAGAATCATCTTTACAGACAATTACACCCAAGTCTCTAATCTAGCCAGTTGCTACAATCTTCTAATCAAACTTAGTAAAACTACCAGCTAATCTAACACCTTTTATTGGCATTATTGATCCATGCTTGTTATCATTCTAATAAGACACGATCTTTAGATTTCTTGCTTCAAGATACTGGTTTGTAGCAACAACAGAAATATCATCGTCGCTATTCATTCCACCAGCAAAACTATTTATTTGTGGCTCTATATTAGTATCCATAACAGTAGTCGTTAAAGTTTAATTGTTTCTAGCCCGTTTCTTTGAAGAAATCTTCGTCTGCGCTCCAATCAGGAATGAGTTTTGTCCACTCGTTCTTTATACTAATCATTTCGCTTTCGTTAGGCATCATTGATTCTGCATAAGCTTGATTTCTGTAGAAGTTCCATTGCTGCTGAATATATGTATAGGTACCCATGTTGTACCTAGCTTTACCACCAAGAGAACCTTTGAGGAACTTAGGAAAGCTTAGTTTCATCATAACATACCAATATATGGCTTCCTAGTATGACGCCATATCTGGAATAAGTGGATAACCTCTTTCATCTGTAGCAATAGCTTTATAGGAGAGTTTAACCTTGCCTTTATCCTTGTTAAATACTATCCATCCTGGTTTAATCCAATATGTAGGTTCATTTATTTTGTACTCCTTTATGGCGTTAAGTAGTGCTGTAGAGCCATTAATACCCAAAAATTGAGACCTATGTGTCATCAATGGTTTTCCAGCTGGCTGTTCTGGAATATGATGTGCATGATTATGAGAGTTAGTCTATACTTTAAATGAGCTCTCATCCTTTCGTACCTAAACCCAGTTTGTACCATCTGCAGAATAGGATACAGCTGTCAGCGATTCGAGATCATCTGGGATTGGAACCTAATGTTCATGTATTTCAAATATCGGCACACAATCTTCACCAGACTCTTTCTATACATACTATACTGGAGCCCCAATCTTTTCGACAGCCTCGAATATCCATTCACGTATATCTGTGACTCTTATATTCTTTTCTGACATGTCTGCATCAGCCATAATCTTGGCTATGACTGACTCACATTTTGTATACTTGTATATCATCTATATTTATATAATCTTGTTTATTAAATATAAGTTGAGCAAGGTGTCTTTTATTTTCTCGTACCATACATAGCTAGTACCTATACCTAGCTGGAAATACCCTTGGGATCTTAGACCAGTATAGTCTATATTTGTACCCATTAGAGTGCTCATTAAGGTGATATATTCTCTTACCTTCCTACTTACTAGACTTGTAGTCTACAGACAAAGACTTATCTGTATAACTTTTAGGCTTATACTTAACTATACAAACAAAGCCTAGCCCATAAGGCATTTTAAAGGGTTGTGAGCGCTCTAATATCTCGTCCTTGACAACTTTATTAAATTCATCCAATATACGCTTATATCGCGCGTATTTAAGCTCTACGTCGTTATTTTTAACGTAGTCTCTGTATATATCAGCTATAGTGTAGCTTTTTTTACTTTTCCTTATCTTGAGGACCATTTGGCTTCACACTAGCTAACGTTGAGTTGTTACTATCATCACTAGGTCTCTTAAGCATAAATGCTAACTCATTAGTCATAATAGCTTTCTTTATATCTGGGATCATCCATCCTGGAATGTCTACACTATCTTCATCTGGAGCATCTTGAGATAGATCCATGTTTCCATCTACATAGATATAGTTAAAATCGTCTATTCCTTCACCTTCTATATAGATATATCCATTATCAAACCAGCACGTAGGTTCAGCCCATGTATATCTTCTAAAACTATGGTAATGTCTGCGCATTTTGTGCATATATTGAATAACACATCCACTGGCATCATGTACGCTAACTATGTCGTCAGCAGAATTCTCCATAGTATGAATTGCATCTTTTGTTCTTTTTCGTATAATGTGACAGCGGCAAGAGTCATCGCAACAACAATCGCATTTTGCATCGGGATCTAATATAAGTTCTAATGGTCCAATTGTCGACGATAACGTGTCATCAGGATCTATACCATCTCCTGTCTCTTCGTCTTTTTCCGCCTATTTCTTAGCAAGATACGCCTTATACTACATTACCCAAGCAGCGATTTGATCTCTAGATAAATCTTCGCTTTCACTTATATTGTTATTGCGTACGATTAGAAGTATGTCGTCTATTATCGTACGAAGTGAAAACATTTTCATATCGCTTCTATTATTCTTACATCTTCTTCTTTAAGTAAATCATTCGTATTGTGTATCTTGTACTTATACACATCTTTCTTCTTCCAGTCGAATGTTATTAATCTCTTAAAGAAGTTCTTTTTGTTTTTATATTCTCTATGTTTATAGATATAGAGGTATTGAGTATTCTATACATCTAGCTTAATATTAACACTATCTTTACCTATTGTATAGTATATTTTGGTAAGATTATTATATTGTAGACTATCTGTATAAGTAGAATCTTTAAGTATAGTTATAATATTACCCCCTACCCCCTTACTCTTATTAACGTTTAATATCTACTTCTAAGTTGCTGCTGCCTAGATTTCCTTAGCTTTAAGCTTTGATTCTTTGCGTACAGAATCAAGTTGCTGTACAAGTTTATCATTATAATCTTTAAGCTTATTCATATCTAGTCTTAAAACACCAGAAGCCTACTAGGCACCATTCAAGGCATCCTAATAGGCTTCGATGTTATTATTTGCCATTTTAAGCTCTTCTGAGAGCCTATTAGCTTTGCTGTGGTAAATTATACCAGAAGCTAAACAAAAGGCTACAAGAAGCCCTAAAACGGTTTTAAGCAGCAGCTTGTAATTCTTCTTTATTATTTGAATTAGCTGCTTCATTGTTTGTTAAATACTCTTTTAAATATGTTCTTATTTCTCCAAACTTGCCTTGTATATAAATAGACACTCCATAGATACTAGCAGAATAAACTAATGTTTGGGCTACAAACCCTAGTACTCCTGTGGAGATTTCACCCTATTGTAAATACTGAATCCAAGTAAGAGCCTAACCGCTTAAGAACGCGAGACACGCGGTTGAATACTAAATCTTCTCGCGCCATGTTCCTGTTACTTTATTCATTTTATCTCAATAGTCACCTTTCCTTTAGAACAAGCATCCTTTATGATGGGATAAAACTTGTCTATAGTAACTTTTGAGTTAAGGACTTTGCCTACCTATTTATTTTCACCAAGCAGTAAACATCCTTCTGTATCTTTACTTGTATTCCCAGAGTGTATACGAACACCTTCAAATGAAGGTACATTCATAAGCTGTGGTGTATATTTTTTAAATCTAGGTGAATAAGTCCACTTAATCTCGTACGTTCCATACGGAATGGCGGTTTCGCCTTTTATTTTCTTCTCTCCGTTATCAAACTTACCATTTTTATTAACATCTCTTACTGTATCTTCTAGTGTATCACAGAAATATACATCATCAATATAGAGTTTTCCTATTGTATAAGTTGGACGAAGAGCTATTCTTTTTAATGTTAATTTCATACTATATTAACTCCTGTATCTTTGTAATGACTTAAACTTATTCCTGGGTTATCAATATTGCTAGACGATATTGTTATACCCTAAGTAACGTCTGCGAACATTTTGTTAACAATACTACTATTTGCAGCAGGCCATTTTATATAACTAGAAGTATGGTTACCAGTATTCTGACCCCAAACTGATACAATTTTAGCATTACTGTCCGCCATTTTACAATTAGATATATAATATCCAGGAACGAATATTGGTCCATTCAATACACACAATAAGTTTGTATACAACATCTAATCCAATGTAATTGATGAAAATCTAGTCATATCAAAACCTTGTGTAAGACTACCGTTATTATAAGAACAAGCTAAATTAAATCTAACTTCACCAGAATAGTTACCGTAACCTATACCGTAAATTATACAATTATTTCTAAACGCATTGCTCAATGTAGATGTTGTAGAAGGTATTGATTCATTAAATAATACAAACGAATAATTATACGTTCTGTGCGTATCAGTTTTGCCATCCTGCAATATAACAGGCTGCGCTCCAAACGCGTCATTTAAGACAGAATATGTTGTATAGTTCTTAGGGTACTAAACATATACATTTATTGTTTCACTATCAGATGTAGTAGAACCAACTAAGCGCGGTATTACTACCTGATTGTTAAATACGCCTGTTACAACACCAGATCTATTTGCTTTAAAGATATTTTCAGGTATAATTCCAGCCATTGTGTCAGACGTTCCATCTTTAGCAAACGCGTAACTATAGTTTGTTATACCGCCATCTCCACTATCAGAATTGTGTGAAGTCGCTGCGCAATAGAAGAAATCTGGTGGAATAATCAATTTATTTACACCACCATCAGGCACCTATCCATTAGAGAACATAGTACCATCACCGAGATTATATGAAGCCTAATATCCGCCCACCAAATTCTATGTATCAGTAAATTCTGTGCAATGACTAACAGTGTGTTTGCTGTATGTGTATTCTTTTGTTTCAGGATCCTATGTACGAGTATAATACTCCATATATACAGTTTGATCACTTGTATCATTATTCTTTACGCAGTTATCAGGAATTTCTGTAGCCATATCAAACTATCTTGCACCATCTTTTGGACTAACGTTGTAGAACACATGTGAAAAACTCCATATTTTACAATCGTTGTCTCTTCCGTATTTATAATCATGCAGAGTTGCTGGCTTGTATTCATCTCCGACCTTTATAAACACATTGCTGTTACAAGCGTCGTATCTCTTCCTAAAGAAATCGAATGGTATTGGTTTTTCTAAAGATGTATTTGCAAAGCAATATCTAACATCTTGTATTTTAGGTAATTTGGCGAAGAAATTATCATCCAAGTTCAACGCGCCGTGATGCCATTTAGTACCATCAAATGTATGTCGCATATATTTCGCATTTGAATTCGTTGTAGATAGATTTCCGAACGTCATTTCTCCATCAGCATCAGTTATGTCGGTATTATAAAACAAGTTGCTTAGGTCCTCCTTGTTATACTTCATATATAGATTACATATCTTTATATAGTTCTCATATGAAATATGAGCTTTAAAATTATAGCATCCCCAACCATCGCGTCTATATTCGCTTGTTAAGAATCCACCGTAACTTCTTGGAACAAACTTCTCCCAATCAATAAACTCCCACAAATCAACATCGTCTGTACTTCTGCTATCTTGTGAGAAACATGTTCTTATTTCATTTATACTTGGTAAGCTATAAAGTAATCCTTCAAGATTCTAGCTATAACAACTAAGGAAGCTTGCATATAGAGTAGTTAATGATGTCCAACTAGGGTTAAACATTTCACTTAAATCAACCTTATATGAATTAGATATGTTAAAATCTGATATCTAACGAAGCTTTTTAGGAGATATACCATCAGGGTTCCATATGTCTTTAGCAGATATAACTTCGGATGTTGATATATCATTACCAGTTGTTGGGTCCATTGGTATCTAATATTCATGACCACCATTGCCGTCATCGCCGCCCCAATAAGTCATCTTTGATACACAGTATTTAAAGCAGTCTGTAGCCATTCTTGATGTATGTGCACTAAATATCTAGCTATACGAACATCCTGATGAGCTACCAAAATTATACAACTCCTTAAAGTGTACATTCATACCTGTATAAAGATACATCTAATTAGCACTTGTAACCTTGTTTAAAACAGATGGATCTATAGGGCTCTTAAATACACCATCTACTATACACTTCTTGTAATCACTCTATGTAAAGCTAACCCTTGTACTCATGAACATTCGATCAACATTTGTTACATTGTTATTCTTTGGTATAGCGTTTTTAAAAAAGTTTGCAACAAAATCAAGATTAACACCACTTTTATCAAATGCGTTTCTTAAAGATGTTGTGCTAGAGTTAACCTTTAGATCTGTATAGTTACCATTCTTATCTAGCCCCTTGTAGTTAAAGCAATTGTAGAATGTATAAGAACCGATGTAAAAAGATGTTGCATCAATTGTCTAGAGTCCAGTAACATTGTAGAAACAATTATTTACAGCTGTAACGTTTGCAGGAAGGGTAACATATTTTATATTCGTACTACCAGCGAAGCATACTGACTAAAGATTTGTTGAGTTGTGTAAGTCTACGGTATTATCAATAGTGGCTCCAGTGTTGTCTTTAACACAAAGCTAGCTATGCGCACAGTTTGTTACAGATATATTCTTAGGATAGATCTATACATTAGAATGGTTATCATACTCCTGAATTGTAACAGTTCTAAGTTTAGGGCAATTGTTTATACTTATCGTCTCAAAGCCTTGCAATGTTATAGTTTCTACAGAATTATCTCCAGAAAGAGTAAAACTACTTCCATTCTCAATACAACTTAAATTAAAGTTTGTAATATTTGTTCTATTGTTAAACGATAAGTTCTTGTACGATCCAGATATCTATGACCATTGAAGTGTCTAAAGCTAACTATTATCTACAGAGAAGCTAGTAATATTAGGACAGTTTGTTATAGTAATCTTTGCCGAAGAGTTCTTAATGTTACTAACATTCACTGTTGTTACATTTAGATTATTCGCAGTTAAACCCATTTTTGACCCGCTGAGGTTAATTGAGTTTAAGTTTGGATAATTGTCAGATCCATTAAGTGTTAATGTAGCAGTATAACCAGAAGATGTTAAGTTGATCTCTTTAACACTAGGTGTGTCAAAAGAGAAACTTCCGAATGCATTTGTAGAACCGTTTATTGACTCAAGTTTGTCAGACCCAATATATAAACCAGAACTAGCGTTTCCTTCTATCCAGTTTATGTTTTCAAGATAAGTCCACGATTGCGAACCACCAACCTTAACACTTTGTACACCGGTTGTCGTCATGTTGATCTACTAATAATTATCTCCACCAATTATATAGTTCGCAAGAACGTTGTTAGCTGTAGAAATCTGCAAAGGAGAATATTTAGGACACTTAATCTTAAAGCTAACATTTTTACCAAGCTGAATACCAGCAGAAGAACTGCCCGAAGAGAATATATCCCTAAGAATAATTACGTCTTGGTTCATAGGCACAGAGTAGTTTGCTGCATTGTAAGTACGATCGTATACAATATTCTCAACGTTTGGATCGCTACTCAAGTTTATATCCTTCCACTTTCCGTCACTATCTCTATACTGTATAGGAACAGCTACACTAGAGTTAAGGTTAAAGTAAGCATCAAGGATATGAAGTCTACCATTAAACCAATCTCTTACATAGTTGATTCGGGTGCCATTAAACTTCTAATAATCAGTTTGGTTCCATTGCGTTTTATCCTAAAGTGCAAGATATTTAGATCTATAATTATATGTTACAAGAAGGTTATTTATAGAACCAAGATTACTAGCATAGAAGTTATCTACGAAGTAGTCTGCGTTTTTCAATATGCCCTCATGAGTCTTGTTGTTTACAACGTTGCTTCTCCATTTTGCATACAACTCCTGTGGATAATTAACTGTGTACTACTCATCATCTTTAAATATCAACCTGGCATATTTAGCTACAGCAAATAAATATGACGAAGGAACGTCAAATCCATTTGAGCCAAGCGTAGATGGAGAGAAGTCTCTGTATATATTTACATTCTTTGGGTAGTCCACGCCATCCTGGGTCTTCTCTATTTGTCCATCCCAATAATCAGAGAAAGCAAAGTAAGAGATCTTACCACCACTATTGTTAATACCGAGGCATGTATCCATGTCGTAGAATGCTGCTACCCATGTTGCACCAGTTGGATTCTTGCCTGACCAAGTCTTAATATTAAGGTTCTTCATTACACTATCAACAAGACCAAGAACCATACATATTGTATAGTACTCAGATATTGATTGATAGTTCAACGCAGATGGTTTATTGTTATCCATGTCTGGTATACAAAGGTCTCTTAAGTCGTTTTCTGTTCCAGGGTTGATAGTATCTTTCTACACATACTACCAACTACCACTAGCAGACTTTCTTTGATACTACTTTGTGTAATCAGGAACCATATTTAACGATTTACCAGTTTTATTTCCAGACTCATCAAGCTCTTCAGCAGAATAACCATCAGTATATGATCCTCTACCTTTCTTTAAGTAGTCAAACAAATAACCACCACCAAGAGCTACTGATTTTACAAACTTTTGTATAGCGGCCTATAATTCAGCTTCCGAGAAGTTTGAACCATGAACAAGATCTCCAAACATATATGTGTTATCATTATCCTTATTCTGCTAGAATAATATAGTAGGATCAAACTACGAGAAGTCAAAGTAGTTAGAACCGCCTTGAATTTCAGCAACACCAAGACCTTCTCTCAACGTATTATCGTCGTTGTTTATCTTGTAGAATACAAAATCTTTACCGCTGCCAGTTAACGTAGTTTTATTACCAAATACACTAAGATCTTTGTAACCAAGATTAAAATATGCTTCACGACCAAGGTTAAAGTTGTATACACCAAAGTAGTAATAAACATCATCTTTATCTCCAGAATTAGGGTCTTCTGTAACAATGTGCATAAACAAAAGTATAGGAAAACCTTCAAGACAGTTCTTTATATATGGTTTAAATATACTGTCTTCGCTAATACTGTCGCTAAACTTTTCACAAACAGTATTTACAAACTTACCACAAGTTGTATTGTTTGAATGAGAACTATCGACAACGTCAGCCTTTAACGTAAACTATGTTTCTGGTAAAAATGTTTCAGAATCTTCCTAGTTAAAATTAGGGGAATATAGATAAACGTCAGCTGTTTCAGACTGGTCTGTATTTTCTATAGCAAGTGTAAAATTCTTTACTCTATACAATTTTGTAGAAGAACCCTGTAATGACGCTCTGAATTGTGCTCCAGTAAAAGAATCTGGCATTTTAACTTCTGCTAACCCGGCGTTTCCTGGACTCCACTCTATAGATACAGGGAAGTTTAAATCGCTTCCTTCTCCAGATCCATCTTCACCATAGTTTGTTTCAAGTCTTTCTATCATTGGTGTGCCCATGCCATTATCTTGACATGTCATAACCAAAACTGGAGTTGAGGTATTTGATGCTATATTATTAATAGTGCTGGCATCTGTGATAACTCTACCATTTAACCCAACGCTAAACTTCTTTAAATATTGTTTTAAAATAAGTTCTTTCTAAAACTCTTCATTCTATTCACGAATTATCTCAGACCTATATTTTAGATAATATTGATATACGTCATAATCTCCGTTTTCTCCAGCTTCTGAGACAGGCAGGAAGTCAACGTCTATTGTATTAATATAAACGTTAGCCGAATCTATCTGTAACTACTTTACTAATAATGGGGAATTAAATAGACTAGGGAATGTTGCCTCCATTCTTCCATCAATATAAACCGATACATCGTAGTATGAATCGTTGCCATCTTTTTTTACGAAGTTTGAGAAAATCTGTAATAGATGATATTTAGTAAGATCGTCTTTATTAGCATCATTCTATTTCTATATATAGCAGTCTACACTATTACTACCTCTCATTACAGATTGCTAACCTATTGTCATGATAGGAGAGTCACCCTCATTATAAAAGCTTATAATATTTGTACCATCATTGTTTATATAATTGAATTGTAAACCAATAGCGATGTGTGTACAAATATTACCAGTACCACTAACCTGTGGTGGCTCAATTTTGTCTATTCTAACAGCGTTTGAGTTAACCGTCTGAGATATACTTGTGTTTGTAAGATATTGTTTAAAATTATCTGTACAGGTATTAATTCTATAATAATACTAGCTCCACTAAGCTGGATCTTCAAACCAATCAAGCTAATCTTTTGATTCTTTTATATAAAAATAATATTTAGCGCTATATCCAGAAACGTTTATCTCGATTATATTTTCTCCGGCTTTTGTGGCAAGAATTTTAAAGGAGTTCTATTGACGTTCCGTTACTGTAAGACCGTTTTCAAACATCTATACATCATTGATCTTTACAAAAACGTTGTAACTTCTATTATTGTTTACGCCTTCATATATTCTGTAGTTAAACTAAATATATCCAGGATCATAAATATAATAACCTTCTGACTGTGATGTATTGTATATAACACCTGTATCTGGAGATATCAAGCAGTATAATTCATTAGGTATAAGAGATATGTTTACAGTCTAGTCGTTAGAGATCATTTCCTAACCATCTGGGATAATCTGTGTATTAAACACAGCTGTATAAAGTCCGGCCTTATCCTTTGCAAAGTTACTCTTATCTATAGGAAATAAAAGAGATCCATTTTGGTCTTCAATGTTACCAGAACCTAAATCCTACCCATCGAATTTGGCAGAATAGCTTATTGCGGCAGAAACGGAAACAATGTAATCAACTTTTATATTAATACCGGTTTCCTACGCTGTCTCTGAGAAAATCTCGTATACATTGCTATCTGTTAAATACTTCTTGCCAGTATCATCAACAAGTGATATGTCAAACGAGTATGGTGTTACAATATACTGACAGGATACCTGCTGCGTATCATTACCGTCTGTTACAGTAATCGTAAGAGTGGCATTTGTATTAAGATTAAGATTTGTCTAGAATCTAAACGCATTTTCAATAGACAAAATCTAAGTTCTTGTTTGAGTAGTTTCTCCACCACTGGCAGTCTTAGTTGTATATGAATATGTTACATTAAACTTACCGCCATTTGGATTGTTTATTATAATGAGGAGTGGGTATGTATTTATTCCATTAAGAACAATGTTGTCGCCCTTAAGCTGAACGCCATTAAGTGACGCGAACACGCTATACGATTTACCATTATCTCCGCTTCCACCACCAGAGCCTGAACCGACTCCACCGTATTTGTAAATCCACTTAACATTTGTTTTAAGTGAATTCACGTCGTTAGTTATAGACGACAATTTGTCGGACAGCGTTGAAGAGCCATCCGACATTATTATATCGTCATCACTAACAATCTTAGAATTGTTATTTAATCTCATACTGTAAGCATTGTTGTTTCTGTGTCAACCCACTCTCCGTAGTTGTTATCAGAAACCTACTTAAAGTACTGTAACTTCATAGGAGATGTAGAGTAGTCGTACTGTGTAAATTTAGCCGTAGATGTAAGAATATTAGCTATTCTAACCAACTCGACATTATAATCAGAATCTGAGAGTCTTATGATACCAAACATTGGGTATTTCTGGTTAGCGTTGGCTACATCACTTCCGTTCTTTACAGTTGTCTCAGGAACAGCTATAGAGAACTTTTGATTTGCCGAAGGAAGCTCTTTATTTGACGTAAGCTTAAATCCGGTAGCCTAGCACATAAAGTATGTGACACCGCCCTTTAAGTTAGGAACACTTGTATATGGGAAGAATCCAGTAGGAGCCTATCCTGCGTCCTCTCTCTTTGTAAGAGGGAATTTTGTATAGTCCTTGTTGTCAACAACCCATCTAACATTGTCGTTCTACAATGTGTCGCTCATTGAGTAGTCTTCAAAGTTATCCTTGCTATTCTTATCCTAGCCAAAGAAGAAATACTCTCTAACTGGGTATGTACAAGCATACGTGTGCTTATGGCCGCCAAGCATAAGCTTTACACCCTTATATTCAAGAAGTCTACTAAGCCAATATGTACCAGCACCAGTTTCTGTCTTATCGATCTAATTACAGTGACTACCAATCAATGCGCCGGCAGGACTAATGGATCTAGATTTAGCTTCCTGTCCTGTGGCGATACTACTATTAGTAATAACTGTAAACGGCATCTCATGACATGCGGCTATGCACTTCTTGCTTGTGTTAAGCATGTTGTAAATCATTGTGTAGATTGATGTAAACCCACCAATATACTTCTGGTTTGTACCAATAGAGTAACCAGTATAGATGTTTACTGTATCATTACCATCTTTAAGATCAAACCACTGATTGCAGTTAATCATCGTAATCTCGCTATTGATCATAATAAATCTATAGTTCTTTGAATCGAAGTAGTACAAAGAAGGAATATACTTATTATTTACAATAGGAACAAATACAGACTCATCTATATCGTAGCAATAGAATACATGGAAGTAGAAAGAATTTGATTTACCAAGATCGTCACCAGTTCCAAGATCTGTTACGTTTGTTCCGCACAGGTCATTGTTACCAACAACATTCATTTGCTCAAACTTATTAAACAGAACTTGACCAGCATTATAATAATCAAACCACTCGTTAATTCTGGTTCCATTTTGTGTCATATCACCAGTATTCATCACGATAGGAATAATATTACTGCTCTTCTGGTCTTCGGTAATCTTTTCATTCAACTTGTTTGCAGCAGCTGCCCAAACCTAATATTGTAACCAATCAAATCCTTGCTGGTCTGTAGTTTGATAGATAACAGGCTTATATGATTCTGGATACAGCGTGAATGTCTGTATATCTGATACATACGAACCAGGGTTACCATTAGCGTCTGGTCTACCAACAACGTATTCCCAAACTTGAGGACCACCTGTAACAGCAGAACTAACAACATTAATTACACACTTATGAGATGTATATTGCGTACCATCTGCTGGGAATCTACTTACGATTCTACTATAGATGACATTGTTGGTATCTTTAGAATACTCCTTTCTTCTAGGATAAGATGTAGCCTGGGTAGTAGCTTCTTTCACTTCTTTGTAAGATTCAAATCGAGATGCCCAATCTGTCTAACCTTTCTACCTAATCCAGATATACTCGTCATGATACCCTACAGAAATCCAGTTAAATGCTCTATCCTTATGCATGTCAACGCCGAATGAGCAAGTTACCATATTAGGCTTATCTACATTGAGCTTAGACTTATCTGTACACACATTCTTATTCAAATACGATGCCTTTGGCGCAAAGTTTGTTACACTATATTGTTCCTCTGAATGAGGGAAGCTAATCATTGGTGAACTAAGATCTACGATCCAAACATCTGCTGTACTAGCCCATCTTGCTCTAGAACTATCCTTAACGTTTGCAGACTGATAAGCTTGCTGTGCAGGGTCAAGTTCAAATGTATTTTTATACATTGTGTTTGACTTAATACCAAGTACAAGCTTTGCCCAATATCCAGTCTTTGAAGAGTCTATAACACCTGTGTAAAAATAGATTGCATCAATGAAAGATGGGTCGTACAAGTTAGGATAAGTTTTAGTGTCATTAAATGTGGTTACAGAACCATCGTTGGCTTTCCACAAATATGTAGTAGAAGTAAGTGTTGGGTTACCGTATGTTAATGCGAAACCATTACCAAAACTAGAGCTTGTGTTGATTGTAAAGTCAATCAACTTACCATCTTCGTACCACTCCTGATCATATGAATCTACTTTAATATAAGCGTTTTCATCTGTCTCTTTACCATAATAAGCTCCTGCGATAACATATGTACCACCAGCCTTTATTGTACCAGTAAGAGGTAAATGATACACCGTCTACTTATCATCTGTTGGTCTAGTGTAGTGTAAATAACATCCCTGTAAGCAGAAGTCACTATCAGATGTATTTTCAAGTTCGACAAACGCTCTTGTGCAACCATGTACAATATCTGTGTCTAACGGTGCGTAGAATGCACCAATTTTTATTCTATCGGAATATAATCCGACGTTTTGCGTTTCAGATAATCTATTAGATGGATTTGCTTTGTTATACTCGGCTAATCTAAGTCTGCCGATAAATCCTCTAGCACTCCAGCTATCCAAGTCAACACCACTAGCGGTTATTCTATTAGAAAGCAGATCTTCATCATTAGGAATTTCTTGATTGATAAGATCTCCAGATTCATTGATAAAGAACTTGTACTTCTTGCCAGTGTCTTGGTGAATAAATGTAATATCTGAAAGGTCTGTTATTCGTAAATCTTCACCATCCTCACGAATAATACCTTGCTTCTTAAGCAAGTCTAATACTTCACTTTCTGTCATACCGTCATCTGGTGTTGTACCGCCACCAGCAGCAATTTTAACTAATTTATCGTTGTTTTTAATCCATAAATTCTTTGTGCTTTCAACAAAGGTTAATTCATTATTTTGAATTTGATCTTTGATCTTCTAAAGTACATCCTCTGATTTTACAGACCGAATTGTTATGTGTGATACTTTATATTTGTAGTCCTACTCTGATGGTGCGCTAGGGATAACCTAATTAGAAAAATCCTAGAACTTGGAACATATATCAAACATTGAGACGTTTGTGTCTTTAAACGTAACCCAATCTGGATAATATGAATATTCGATATCGTTTCGTATATTATTTAGCTTACCATCATAATAATAACCTTCTTTGTATACCTTGTCATGAATAGCGTCGCCGATACTAATGTATACATACCTACTACCAGCGTCTTCTACCATCCTGCTAATGCAAACCATTATGTTGTAAGCATCTGCTTTTGGTAGCTCTATTGAGCTTATATTAAAGCGAGTCTGGTTTTCTCCATTTGTTAAATGTATAGTTACATCTGGATTTGTAACAGTAAAATACAAGAATACCTTTGGGTCTGTAACTTCTTTTACAGTTCCATCGTCGTTCCATGTAGCTTCACCTGTAACCTTTACTATGCCTTCTTCATCGTAACCTAAGTTTGATTCTGGGGTAAGTTCACAACCCTAACCTATTGTAAGATATGTAACCGATGATAAATCTTCTTTATCAACAGCCCATAATGGTTCGTCGTCTGGATCAGAAATACCATCTAGAACAGATGACATTAGCGTGTTTTCATCTGTGTATGAATTTAGTCCATATCTAAATGTATTTCTTATTTTTGCCACTTCGCTCTACAAGGCTCTTATGGCAGAAAATAAAATATCAACATATGTACCATTTACCTCAACCTCTCTAGAAGGTTTTGTTTTTAGGTCGCTTTCTTTATCAGCTATAAGTATGTATTTATCTGGGATATCGCTAGCGTCTACGCCATCTATAATTTCTTTTGTATATGTAGGTATTCCGGCAAATGATCCAATGCCACTCTTTACAATTCGCTCATTTAATTCGTGCTGACCAACTTTAAGTTGTTCATCATATATTTGCCCAGCATCTGCTACAACGCCTTCTGTAGACGCGCTAACAATCCTTCCATATACGATGGTATCCTCTTTCTTTGGTCTTATATACGAGTTTTTAATATCTGCCATAATTGATCATTTTAGAATGTTGCCTTTATAGAATTACCGCCAGACATTGTATTTTTAAGCATTGGCTGAGATCCAGCATAGTAATAATATCCGGTTTCTGCGTTATACTGAGCTGCGGTAATAGGTATATTATTCATGCGCTCGTCAAGAAGGTTTTTAATAGGCTTCTTTGACATAACCCACAAATACTATCCGTCTAGATAGTTTACCACAGTAGAGAACTTAGATAAATCATGAACTTCGAGAAGTAAATTAGGATCAACATTTTCTACCCCAATTTTATCATAGGTTTCTTGAGAAGAATCTTCGTATCCGTCATCGGATCTATCAAACCCTTTATCTTGATCACTTTCCTCGTCTTCTGCAAATGGGCGAACTGGAAGGTACCCAATAAAGCCAGAGTTGATGAGCGGATCTACACCCGTAGTTATTGTTACACCTGTAGTTTGCTCTACTCCTTCTTCTACAATTTCAAACACCTCACCATAATCTATTGTGTTCATTTTAAGCTCACGTTTGCCCCATCCAGGAACAAATGTTTCAATAACAACTATAAGCTAATATACTCCACAAAGTTGATCTTTTGCTGGGAAATATGCGTTTATAACATTGTTGTTGGCATCTAGTTCTGATTCGGTGAGATACTTTGTTTTATCTAAGTTTCTATACTTATCCATTTCATGTTTACGCTCAAAGTCTCTACCATTATAATAGAATGTGTTTTTGCAATGAGGTAATACATGATATGTAGGACAACCACACCAATTTAGCAAATACTAACTCTTGCAGCACTTCTTATTCATTTCTTCGATTAACGACTTGTTAATCAAATAGCATTTTATATTTTTAATATTAGAAGCACTGTACTCCGTTTGATCGACAAGAGATACACTTAATCTAATATCGTTTCCGATTCTAACTTTTTGCATATTGATATGTATTAAAACAAAAAGCCGAGATAGGGCTCATTACCCCACCCCGGCTGTAAATTAAAACTTTGTTGGATCGTATGCGGTAGCGTTGCTAACTGGGTTAGCAATATTCTGACGTGCTGCGATCATATTCTGAAGCTTTCCAACAAGACCGCCAGCAATCTCTACTGCGCCAGTTGCAAACTTAACGCCATCGTTAGAAGCATAAATTTCAACTGTCTGCTTTGTTCTACGCCAGAGGTCGTCAGCTGTACGATACTGGTTCTCGAACTCGATGGTAATACCATCATACTGATTATCAATATTTGTTACCATAGCTGGCTGTGGATCGTACCACATACAACGATGGAGTACACCCTGATAGTCAAATGAAGCGCGCTCACGGTCGCGTACCAATTTAGCAGAAGCTGGATATGTAGTACCCTCCTTCTTAGAGAATGTAGCACCAGTTTCGTACTTGTTGTTTGAAGCCCAACCTGGAGCTGCAGGATTCATCCAATACATATTAGCATCGAAACGACCCTTCATATAAACGTTCTCTGTTCTGTTAGATTCATCGTCATCGTACTTCATGGCTGTAAGAACAAGCTTCTTACTATCGGCCTTAGCGTATACACGCTGACGCTTTGGAGCGCGAATAATATCCTTAATCAAACCAGCGATAATCTGCTCTACACCATCACCTGGCTCGGTAACGTAGCTGTAAGACTCAGTCCACTTACGATAGCGCATTGGCATATCCTTGAAAGTAAGACGAAGAACGACCGGACAACCACCCTGTGCAAGAGTCTTCAAAGTCTCTGCTGGAATTGTCTCGAAGTCGATAGTAATTTCATCTTCTGCGTCATCCTTGTAGTCAAGCTTAGTCACAGACTTAATATCAGCAACATTAATGATGTTTGACCATTTAACAACTGGAACGAACTTAACTGTACCATCCTTGCCTACTTTCTCAAAGCTATTAGATGTTATAACACCAATCTTAAAACGATCTGCGTTTTCATCGAGTGAATAAACATCAGTAATAGCTGTACCATCCTGTGCAGATGGATCGCAGTTCATAAATACAAACTTACCAACCAATGGTTTAAGCTCTGCTTTTGTTTCCTTGCCAGCCAAGTCTTCTGCTGTAGCAAGTGTTGCACCGTTCTTATTGGATACGAGAACGGAATTTACATATGTAATCATAATCTAAATTAATTTTTTCTACTCACCCTATAGTATTAATACTGGACCTAACCAGCTGGGCTTTCCACGTTAAAATTATTATTCTTGAGTACCAACTTCGTTGGAAATGGTTTGATACCTCTTGTCAGCTTTGTTTTCGATATACATCTAAGCCGCAATTTTTATTATTTCCTGCATTATAATATCCTCAAAATCCTGGTACTCATCATGTGGGTTATCGAGGGTAATCTCATTAGGCTTTCTTAAATATCCAAGAGTATACTTATTTATCTTATAGTTCTTATCCGTAAGTAACATACAGCCGTTCGTCAGTCTTACTCTTAGAGGTCTAGCTCTATGGTACCTGTAATGAAAGTCGGTTAAACTATTTGTTACTCTATACATAAAGCTGTCCTAAGTACACTCAAATACGCATGTATTCATTTTATGATCATCATTAAGATCGCTAATGATTACATCTTCATTAAGTGCAAATAAAAAGTCTTTTGGATATTTTACTGCGTATGAAGTATAAGATGGTTCGCTATCATTAACTTCGATTCTGCTATCTGAATAAGTTGTAGATTTGTAAAGATTAATAAGATCAGCTCTACGTTTCTCTGTTTCTTCGTAAGATGTATCGTGAACAAAATCTCCATTAAAACGAAGTTTAATAAACTTACCAACAGCCTAATTAAGCCAGTAAAGAGACTCGTCTGTAGATGGTTTGTCTACAGCGTTATCAAATTTATTTATTTCTCTTTCTAGTCCAACAAGAATGTCTATATACCTCATTATTCAGCCTCCTATTGTTTTGGTCTTTGTTGCTACTATTGATTAGATCTAGCCTTATACTGTTGTAGATACATATCTATTGCTCCTGATACTATCTCTTCAAAACAAGAGTAAGGTAATTCACAATAACTATGTACAGCTCCTGCTGACTAATCGTCATCATTATACTTCATTACATTAAACGCGTGCGGCTAACAACAATAGACTAATATTAATTTTTCTATCTTTGTATACGTATCTGTTACAACTTTTATGAATGCACTATCATAAGATGTGCTTTCTAGTGTTACTATTGGATTTTTTATAATAGCATGCTAATTGTAATACGCATCAATAAAGTTACTAACATCTTCTTGTTTTACAACAATGTTCGGCGTTGTAACATTCTTTTCTAGAGTTAAGTTGCTCTTATAATTTTTGCTTATAACACTTTCTGATCTTAAATACATCGCATAATCCTATGGCAATGCGAATAATACACCGTACCCGTCTTCTTTGCTAGACGGATTTATCGAAACGTGTCTTGTAAGTGTTTTTATAGTATCGGCAACTCTAGTATCTTTTCTAGTTCCACGTTGTAAATCATCACTAATAGCATATAACTGCTTAACATACGAAGACTAGAATTCACTAAGTAGCGAATATATGGTATCAGTAGTGAGTTTGTTTTCTGCAGCAAATGATGGATGAATCTCCTAAAGTCTGCGTTCAAACTCAATTCCAAGTTTTCTAGTTTGTTCCTGTGTCATGATTCAAGTGGTCTAGTATTCATTTTAGTAGATAGTCTACTAGATTCGACAATCTCTGTAGACATTATAATAGCCAAATTAATGACCTGCTCTGCCATTTCGTCAGATAACTCGAATGCGGTATTTTCAAAATCGTAATCACTTTCAAGGTTACCAGGTCCAACAGCAAACTTATTTGGTGTCTTAATATACTTAACTGTAATAGATGACGAAGACCCATTTGCTTTAACAACATCAGAATCAACGTATATTACAGTATTCCCATCCTCAATACATCCAACTGGTGTCTCTACCCATGGAAGATTGTTAGTTGTAGCCATAAAACGCTTTGCTATATCATGTGACACGATAGTTACATTTTGCTTAGTATGGGTTTGCTCATCTATTGATGAATTGGAATTATTTACATCTAGCGCAATTTGAATAATGAATTGTATTTCGCGTTTATCGTGAGTTGGGAAAGTATATTCGTTAATTCCGGTTTTACTACCGGTGCAAGTGAATGTTTTAATTAATGGCTATAAATCCTCAATTGCTTTCATATTTGACTCAAAAGCAAAACCCCCTGGGTTGTTACCCGTATATTTTTGAGCTATAATAGCTAGGTATGATTTGTCAAGTACTGTAGCAATTTCATAAGGAGTTAGCGACGGATATGACGAAGTTATATTTGCCTTGTCATATTCAATCATAAACTTAGTATAAATATCCCTATGCGTCATACGTCGTTAGTTTTATTATTTATTCTCAACCTAATTCATGATTGAGATCTTTAAGTCTTGATTCTTCTTTGCGTCCAAGTATGCAATACAATCCTACAATGAGTCTGCAAGCATCTCAGAACCATAATAGTACTGTGTTCTATCCTTACGGATAACACCTTTGGCGATAGCACTCTCAATCAAGAACTCTGTTTCCTTTGTCTTATTGTTAACCCACTTATCAAAGAAGTTTTTAGGCTGTTTATCAACCAATGAGAACAATGTAGATTCTACAAGCTCGTTAGACATTGTATCAGCTGTGACACCGAACAATCTAAGACACTTACGCATCTCTTCGAGTGATAGCTTGCCAAATGCGATGATAGCGTCTCTACGAAGCTTGTTAATCTTATTCTTCTCAATAGCTTCAGCCTAGCGGTTAATCAACAAATAATCCTTACCAGCATTAAGCTTGTCAAGTGATGTGGCTACTCTTTTATGCCCCTCAAGGAACTTAATGATCATAGCCTAACGTGGAAAAGAGTCATCAAGGATTGTGCTCTTAGAACCAACTTTAACACAGAATGTATTCCAGAATGGAGACGTTTTGGCGAGATGGCCTTCTGGATAGCCAAGCTCCTTTTCAAATTTTCTTTCATCCTCAGGTGTTAAACCTGTGTATATCGACCCGGATCTAGTATAATATGGAGCAATGTAATCAAAACAATGCTTGTACTTCAATAATCCAGCCCAGGGATTTTTCTTTCTAATCTTTAATTCAACTACCATAATTTTTCAATTAGTTGTTGCAATGCCAAGCTCCCGCCCATTAAGGACGGGGTTGAACATTGTAAATTTTTTAATTTAATTAACCAAGCTCGCCTGCTCTGTTCTCAACTGCGATAGACTCCTGGTCTTCAGCATCACAATACAAGATACCGCAAGACAACGGGTTTCTCAACATGATACCCTCTTCGCCAAGGAAGTGTACCTGATAACCATCACGGCTGTTAGAACGCATAGTGTTAATGTTGTTTGCATAACCGTTAGGCAATACAGAACCACCAGTACACCACTGTACGAACTCGCGACCCTTACGACATACCTTAACGATGTTAGCCTGACCGTCACGACGACCGAGGTCAACGAACAAGAATGTGTAAGACATTAATGGCTTACCTGTCAATGGGTGAAGCTGACGGAACATTTCCATGTTGTCAAACATAGCGCAACGCTTAACTGTCAACTCAATACCATTAGTCATCTGATATGTAGTAAACTGACCACCGAGAGTCAAGTTCTGACCAGAGCCTGTAATAAAGTGTGTATCAATCATGTTGAAGCTAGCTGCTTTCTCCTTCAAGATACGATCGAACTCACGAATACCCATTTCACCAGTCAAAGCAACGAACTTACGCTCGTTAGTACCGATGATATTGTAGCAGAGATCGAACAAGTAATCCTCGAACAATTCTGTAGTCAACTTGGTATAGTAACGTACGTTAGCTGGAGCGATCTGCTCGAACAAACCTGCAGAGATTGGAACAAAACGGCCATTAGTACCCTTCAAATTGTAAGTACCATCTGCATTACGGTTAGAGTGAGCGAACAACAACTGCTTCTCCTCTCTCTTCTTCCACTCACGAAGAGCCTTCCAATACTGATAATCAGACCACAAATAAGACTTCTTACCTGTCTCAGGATCTGTCAAAGCGATAGCCAATACTGTAGAGTAAGCATCACCGGTGATATCATAAGTAAGACGCATAGTCATCAAGCTATTGCGCATCTTAAATGGAGTCTGATAGTTGATGATATCTGCCTCATCACTGTACTCTTCGTATGCAGAACCGATACGGTCTACCTGACGTCCTGGGAGCAAGTACTCACAAGGAATGTAAGAACCTTGGAAGCCCTCTGCTACGTAGCACTCGTATACCCATGTACTACCGTCCTGATATGGAGTACCGTTTACGCGTACTTGGAAGTTTACATTATCGAATGCCAAGATTGCACCTGGGCCAAACCACTTCTCTTCCAAACCAAGATAAATAGGAGTCTGGTTAATACCTGGGGTCAAACCATCTGTGATTGACTTAGGAGTGATCTCCTTACCGTTCCACTTAGCGTAACGGATATTAACAGCGTGGTCAGCGTCGATCATTACAGACCACTCATACTCTCTGTTTTCGATAGTCATGGTTGAACCAAGACCACCAGTAAGCAAGTCGATGGTAGTTGAAATACCATCATCCTTTGTACCAAAAACCAATGACAACAAGCCTGCTACCTCATGAGGCTTTGTAAGCATTGCATTAGCAATCATATTTTCGTCTACCAAGTCAGCGAAACGCTTACCACGGTAGAGCTGAAGATTATTTAATAAAGAACTTGAATTATTCATAATAGTTTAATTGTCTCATCATAGGTATTTTGACGCGATATCCCATGCTTGAGGTTGTTTATCATGCCCAACATTATATGATGTATGATTTTTAGTTTGATGTTTGAGCATCTATCTAAGTTTACTTGCAGCAGATGTCTGACCATTGCGCTGTGCTTCACCCAGCAAAGCATCTCCCTTCATTGTGAAGTAAGCGGACTCAAGAAGGTTGTTAACAAGATTACCATTAAAGTCTTTTTGGTACTGTGTTAAACCATCTGCGTCAGTTCTAGTAATGTAATCAAAGAGCGCCTTTCTATCCTCTTTTGGAATAGCGATACCTCTAATATTTGTAAGACCATTAATACTTGTTGTAAGGTCGTCCATGAACTGAGCAGCCTGCTGTTCCTGCTGTTGTCTTTGAGCCTCCTGTTGCTGAGCTAAGTACTCCTGCTGTTGCTGTTCATAACCTTTAAGGTAATTCAAAGCATCAGCTGCTTCATCTTCGAGCATGTCAGCATCTTCATAGCGCTCAATCTTGCGACTAATTTGTTCATCACTCATACCTTGCAATTTGTAATAGTCACGAACAACTGCTTTCTAATTAGATTCGTCTTCTATGTCAACATTATCAAGCGACATAGACTTCTGTTGCGTCTGATAGAAATCCTCAAATCTGCCGCCATTCTTTACATACTGATCAAGCTTGGCAATTCTATCATCAGCATACTGTGGCGTAGAATTCTCATCTACTACATCCTTAATGTAGCCTACAAGATCTTCTACTGATTTAGGTTTCTCGTCATCTGTAACAGACCAACCATTTGCTTCAGCGAATGCGTCAAAGAAGGCACCAATCTATTCTGCCTCTCCAGGATCTACAGCCTGATTATCATCAGTATTATCTACGACGTCATTATTATCGTCGTCATCATCCTATTCGTTGTTATCAACGGTTGTTGTAGACGTGTTATTTAAAATATTATCTGGTACATCCGAATCGTCATCGTGGGCGTGTGGATCACCAGTTACATTCTTATTGTCTTTGTCTTTATCCTCAGTTGACTTGTCGTCATCTGGATTATCTAAATTATCAATATCATCATTAGGGTCATCTAATATCTGATCAACTACATCTTGATTGTCGATATTTGTTACGCTATCGCCACCTTCCTGGCTACCATATCCTAAAGAGGATAAAGCGTCTTCAAAATCGCCTAATGGATTTTTCTTTCTTCTTGCCATAATTATAATATTATAACTAAGTTAATATTTTCTATGTATTGTACGTCACCCGGGAGTCGAACCCGGGTAATGTTAAGTTAATGATTCCACTTTGAAGCATTGCGTGCAAAGTTGGCTTTCTTTCTCATAGCTGCACTATATTTGCCTGGGTTCTTTAAAACCTTATTAGCAAATTCTTGAACACTCATACCATGTGATTTAGCTGCTTTCGTAAATGTACCACGTTTAGATGGCTTAATGTGTATATCTTTACCAGAATTAAACTGTGGCTTCTTAAGCTTCTTCTTCAACTACTTCTCAGCTACTTCCTACTACGCTTCAGCTTGAGCTTTCCTTCTACGTTTAATCTTGCGAAAAAGCTTATGACGCTGATAGTCATTCTTCTTTTGCATCTTTCGCTTAGGACTTTCCATCTGTGTCATTTCTTAGCTCCTTTCTTTTTCTTAGATCTATACTAGATGTAATTCTCAATCATACCAGTATAAGGTTCATTGCCTTGCCATGTATTAGTGTAGATAGCACCATCTTTATAGTATGGATAATACCCTAAACTATTATCAGCCACAATACCTTTATATAATGTAGGGTGTACTGGTGATTTTAAATATCTACCAGTTTTGTAATTTCTACTAGGCCAATGACCATCGTCGCCAGGTTGGTATCCAAGATCTCTAGCTTGTACAAAATCGTAGTCAGTAGGTGGGTATAAATATGGATCCTTACCTTCATTCCACCACCAATGACCACTATCTTCGTACTCTTTATTTGCTTTTTCTTTGGCAAGTTTCAAATATTTTTTATTGCCGGTATCTAAGAACTTTCTAAGTTCTGGTTCTATTGTACTATGCGCTATATGTTCTATTGATCCTGGCCTAGCGTAAGACATATCTTTGTATTTACCAAACATATTATTGCCTGGGAATAATGGTGTTTTTATATCATTATTATACTAAAACGCATGAGATATTTCTGGAACAAAGCCTCCAGTGCCAATATGCAATGTATTTGTTGCCGGGTTATAATGATGTCTTTTAGAAAAATCTGTATCGTAAGTTTTCCTAAACTTATAATTCCCAAACCCTCTTTTTACATAAATATCTGGGAACCCAGACTAGCCATATAATATATTGTAATTTAGTAGCCTATCATTAAAAGACTAATTACTATCAACTGGACTACCAAATAATACGTCTCTGTAAATTAGGGTTCTGGCGTATGGGTCCCTGTATAACTTTTTTGTAACACTTAAAAGTTTTTTGTCATTTTGGCTTGGTGTTACAACCACGTCATCCAATTGTCCAGCATCAAAATAACCCTCTGATGAATTGTAATATTTTCCGCCGTTTCCAAAAATATCGTATTCGTTTCTTACTTCTGGATTTATTCCAGCTATTATATCATCCTTACCGCCTTTAAAATGCAAATTATTTCCTCTACGCTGCCAGAACTTCTATCCATAAGCATCTTTACCAAAATTATTCTAAGGCAACATGTTAAGTATATTTGGTAATGTAGGCTGTGTAACAGTGTTGTACATCTTCTACCTCTAGTCATCAAGCAGCTTCTGCTATTGAGCTCTCGCTTCTTCTTGCGAAGGGCCAAGTAAAGTAATAGGTACATCAGCTCGTGCTGTAGCGGGTTGTTTAGTAGAAGGACTATTGATAACTATAGGGCTAGCATTCTGTGCATCAATATAATCCTGTTCAAGATCCGCCATATTAACAGCGTAGTTATAAGCGTTAGGATTAGCTTTCTTGTGAGCATATGCTGCTTTAACCAAACTATTCATACCCATAAGATTCCTTTGGTAGTTTGCAAGAGAATCTTGATAATATCCTTTCTGTTTAAGAGCTTTAGCATAGTCTTGAGTAGATTTAGCCCTAAGCGCCGCTCCGTATCTATTATGCATCAATCTAACATAGTCTTTAACAAAGTCCGCATCAGATTTGTAGGTAGTATAAGTCTTACCATTCCATCCAACACCACCGTAGTTATGTTGCCTTCTAGCAACATCAGATTTACCATAACTAGACTCGTACGCTAACTGACGCATTACATTATAATATGCGGTGTCGCCATATCCGTACCTAGTTAATTGTTGTCCTACAAGAGGACCAAGCCTGCTAACAAAAGAACTGATAGAATCATTGCCACCATTTTTACCACCTTTATATTTATGAAGTATAGGGTGCTCTTCAGATAATGGAGTATCGTAAGGCATGGGCTTAGTTATATCGTCAGCCAAACCAGAATCTTTACCCGAATCGTAAGAATTAAGAATAGATTGAACTTTTATATCCATCTACTGTTGTTCTTCAGGCGTAGGTTCCTCAACCTAGGAGTCTCCCCCTAAGTTGATCCCACGTATATCTTTCCAGTAATCAGCGCCATTCTTCCACGCTTCATACTTCTATTGAAATGTCTTATTATCGAACTTCATTACTTTTCACCAACTACCTTATTCTTAAGGGCCGTGCGAGCCTTAAGTTTCTCGCGCTCATATGCAGCATCGTCTTTTTGCTTCTATAACTCCATTTCATGCTTCATTTTATCCTTTTCGAGCTGTACCTTCTAATCTTCAATCTCGCGCTTCTACTTAGCTTCGTAGCGCTTGTTATAAGCTTCCTGATTAACCTTCTACTGTTCAATGGCCTGTTTACCAATCTCTATTGGGTCTGGGATCCCGTTGTTATCCTGATCCATTTCCTCTGTACCACGATAAGCATTAATCTGAGCTACAGCTATCTTGGTCTAATTATCTTGATCAATCTGATATCTCTGAAGATCCATCTGAGCTTCCTATAACATAAGCTCTTGCTGTTTAGCCTCGTTCTACATCTGCTGCAATTGCTGTTGCTGTTGAGCCTCAGCTTCTTGCTGCTGTTGCTACATTTGCTCTTGACGAGTCTGCATATCCTTAAGCTTCTGCTTAATGATGTTAAAGTTATCGTTTGTAAGAATCTCAGCTGCCTCAAGTAAGCTAGCACCATTCTACATAGCAGGCTGTATAAGCTGTTGAAGCTTCTGTATATTCTCAAGATCCTTAGATGTATCACTTACAAACACATCCATGTCTTCATAGTAGAATTTAGGTGTGATATCAAGGAACGCTCTTTCTCCATTATCGAAGATGTACTAAAGCTTCTATTTACCTGTATCCTCCCAAGCTCCCTTAGCTGTGTTGAGTAGCATATTGAGTACCCTGCGTTTACATTGATTATGTACCCAGAACAATGGCTCTGTAATATGAGAACTCTGTACCACCGCTCTCTCTACATTACCTACCATCTCCGATGAACTTACAGCGCCTTCACGCTGCTAAGTAATACCCGAGATTGTGCCAGCCAACTCTTCGATCTTATCCATAAGTTGAATATACTCGGCAATCACATTAGACATTGTAAGATCCAACGCTGTGATCTGATTAAACTGAGCTGGCTTACCGCCCTCTCTTCCAGGGATATCCCAACCTTCCTCGTATGGGTTAATGAAGTTAACGCCTACACTTGATAAGTAGTGCATCCACTTAGCTGGGCTAATATTCATAGATTTAGGAATCTGTGTAATATCCATATTAACAACCTTGCCCTTATCTCTAGCAATAGCTAATTCAAGCCTGTACCACAATACAATGTACATATACTGTAAAGGTTTAAGAATACTTACAAGAGATCTAGGCTTACTGTTAGTATTACTGTATATAGCACCACAGTATGGAAGTTTCTAACTATTAGGATTGTCTATACTTACATGTTGGTACTCAATAGGTTGTATACCAAAGTAAAGATCACTACCAGCTCTATATCCTTCCCACACCTCTACAATCCAGTCTGGCTCTACACTAATCTCTGTTCCAACAGGCTGGTATGTTTCATCAACGATGTTAATCTGAGGCTGTCCAGTTTCATCAGCTGTAGTAACATAATAGATCTTCTTGAAAGACTTCCAGCAACAATGCCAAACGTTTACTAAAGACTTGCCAGCACCTTCAAACATGGGATTATCGTATATTCGTAACTGAATACCCATATCAACTGGGCTTCTATCTCCAAGGTTTCTACCAGGAGTAGAACCAATTAATTCTTCAAGCTTATCAAGGTCTTTCTCCTCAAGCTTATCAAAGTATCTGTCGTATACTTCAGTGATTGGCATTCTCATCTTTCTACAGCACCATGAGCCATCCTCAATGAACTCCAAGTCTGGACTCTTGTCATAAGAGAAGTATATAGGATTAACTCTTTCAACATATGGCTCTGCATTAAGTACGCCAACATAATAAATTTCTCTACCTGAGATCAAACCGTCTTTCCAGCCCTTGATGAACTCATTATCAAGATCAAGTTTCTCTCTAAGGTATGTAAGCGTATGATACGCTGTATTCTCAATAATATCTTTGTAGTCCTTATCCATATACTTAGCTATAGCTTCTGGAGGCATAATCTCACCAGACTGTAGCTACTCTTGGAACTACTGAGCCTCTTCTGGGCTCATTCTAGCTGTGATAGCTGCTTCAATATATTGTAGAATCATCTACTTTTCTTTCTCCTGCATTTCTGATGTAGCCTCTTGAGAAGTTCTAATAACTCTAAAGTTAAGAGGCCTCTTTGTCTCCTCGCCTATAAGTAAGTCTACCTTAGGTCTAATAATATTGAAGTCATGAGGAGTAGCAGGAAAACCATCCTCGACTTTAAATGGATTTGTAATTGATTTAAAATCCTTCTCATCGAAGATGCTGTTGTATAAGTTATAATAGGTCTACAGCTCTCCGTAATATGATGTACTATTTCCGCCAGACGTTACGTTACCCTCACCTATAATATAGTTAACGCAATCCTCTTGCCACTTCTTTCCTTTCTTTGAAAGAGGAAGCTTTTGTCTAGGGAAAGCTGAATTGTATAAGTTATCTTCCATGTATTAAAATGTGAATATCGGTATACCGTCTTCACTTGTGCTGTTATCTTCTTCAAACCATTGTTTGCTAAATAACGGCATCTCGAAGAGTTCAACCTATTTATTTTGTTCTTTAGCAGACGAAACCTTCAACTAATAGAGTTCCTCTCTATATATCATAACCATACACAAAGCAATTAAACGGTCAACATTCTTTACTCCATCGTTGGCTATAAGCTCTTCTATTAAGGCTTCGCTGTATACTCTTTCTACATTAGGGTGTCCTGGTTCATATTCATCTAACAGCCACTCTAATATTAACCCTTCGCCATACGCTCTAATCTATTTTGTCATATGGCAGCCTTTTCTTCTCTGTACCTTACTATCCTTAAATACTTCAGATATAATTTTATCCGGTTGATCAGCCAAGAGGTAATCGCAGTGTTTATTCGTAAAGTAGGGATAAATGCCTTTTCTTTCATTCTCAAACAGTAATCTAGCATTGTAGAATGTAAGTAGCTTGCGTACATTCTCGTAGTATTCTTCAGCAGTATCAGGACGCCCCGAATACTCTGCTACTATTACATCATTCCAAGCCTCTCCGGCTCTTACACGTTTAAATATAAATGTCGACCCTAATGAATTCGTAAAAGAATCATCATGGTCATAAGGATCACATCCAGCTATATACAAACCCAAAGGTGGGTCCTTCACTGGGTACTCCCATATCACTACAGAACCATGTGGCTTATCTCCTTTCTTTAAAGGGTAGTTAGTTATATCTCCACTAGGTTTTTCTGTCGCTTTTACTTGGCCATTACCATCCCACTCTAGATCTACTATATGTTTCATACTCTAAAGCTTCTTATTCGTACGTATACGCGTGAGCTAATCCATTAAAAGTTTTCTAGGGAATATATTCTTACCAAGCTCAAGTACAGCTTCTGCTGGTCTAATAGGACGCTCTGATATAAAGCGGTCTATAGATTGCTAACTGGCTCCTCCTTCCTTAACTTTATTGCGTTGTTCAAGTAGGTTTTCAATAGCTTTCTCTTTATAGCTATTGCCATCCTTATCCATGTACAACTATTCACCATTTTCTCCAAATGATTCTAGGTTAGAGTAAGCTGGTACAAAGAATCCACATTCTGTATTCTCTCTACCTTCGTCCCACTTGTTAGGAAAACTAAGTACGTTGTAAGCTTTAGGTTTGTAAAATAACTCTTTCAAACCATCGAACGAAGCTCCTTCTGTACCACCTGTACCAAAAGCTATCATTGTACCAAATGCTACACCATCATCAGTTTCTACAGATGGTTGTTCAATACGCCAAGCATCAAGAAGACTAGGGAATTTACCGCCCTCTTCCCATAGTACAAGTTTACCACGAGTACCACGAATACGTTCAGGGTCATTCTTAAGGGTAATTCCTACTATGCTAGAAAGGTATCCTTGTTCAGTCTACTTGCCAAACTCGTCAGTAATCTTATAACCTGACACTCTTTCCATACGAGTAGACACAAGCCTTTGTTTAGCCCATGCTGTATGCTTATCAAGAAAGTCCATTATCTACCAAGCTTTGGTAAGCAAACCATCGCCAATAAGAAACTTCTGTTCAGAAGCTACTGCGAAGTTCTTAGAACCAGGGATAAGCATATAGTTTCTTACTAGCATTGATGCTCCTTTAAAACTATATCCGCGTTGCCTACACTTAAGGACCGCCATATGTTTACCTTCTACTTCAGCTTGCTCTATAGCGCAAAAATAATAATAGTCGTAATCCCAGAAGCTAGGGAATTTAAGAATGCGCTCTCTTCGTTTTCTAAGATTGCCCTCTCTATCAGTGTACTCTGTTTCTTTAAGAGCCATAATAGGACTGTAGTTGAGATAGAAATAATTAAAACCAGTTATACCTTCTCCATCTGGAGCGGTGTAACCATTAAGACATCTATCTGTTTCTTGCTCCCAATATTTGTTGTAATCAGTAGTGCCCATGGGAGCTAGGGTATAACATCCATGTTCCTCAAAGAAGATAGCTGCCTATCTAAACTTATCGGTGTTATGGAGTTTTTGTTCAAAATCTACCATAATAATTATTCATACATGCCAATAACGCCACCACCTTTGACCCTACCAGCTTCTGCTTGTTCTGCCTTTGCCTACTTGGATGCTAAGTCTAAAGATTTGATAATACCACTAACATCTTTCAATATAGCCGAAAGTTTCTTAGCCGTATCTATATCAAGTTCTTCTTCAGCATAGCTGTCCATAGTGTTCATAATGCCCTCTGCTGCACTCTTGGAAGACTTAAGCAAGCGAGTAGCAGGAGTCTCTTGTAACTCCTGAAACTTTTTTGCTAATTCTTTTACAGTGTCATCAGGTTTATAATCCTTATCGCCAAATACAGCCTCAGCTACTCTCCATGTGCGCTCTTTCTCAGGATAAGCCTCATATGGGCTATTCCATTTATATCGCCATATAATAAACTCTATCTTATTCAATGCGTCTTGCTTATCTTTAGCATTGTTGTAGAAATTCTTAAAAGGTGGTATAGCTAAATCGTCTGTACTTAGTTGAATTTTGTTGTTTATTATGTCAAACATTATTTAAATAGTCTTTTAAACCAACTGTAATGTTTTCTACTCTTTAGATAATTAAGGTCATACTAATTATTGTATGCCTCTTTTTCAAACGATATATTCCTATATGCATTACCTTTTAAGAACAACCTTACTAGCCACTCTATAAAGTACCATATATAAAATGGAATATATCCCATTTCTTTCATCTACGCTGTATGTATAGATTCGTGATTAATTGTAACTATATCTATTTTTGTATTAGGTTTACAAAATAGATAACCAAAAAGATTAATAGCAAGAAACCCTTTTGGTGGTAATAAATTCTATTTAACTATTTTCATATTACCAAAGATGCCAATAAGTACCAGTATATATCGCATGTATAACGCTGCCCTTGGTTAAAATGTATTCAGATATTGTCCCATTATACCCATTGACCCACATAACATTCATTGATGAATTAACGTAATTACTTTTAATTTGTATTTTCAACGCTTCTTCACCCTCGTTCATCACAATAAGTTCGTCTCCAGAATACGTAGAAGCATCAAGGTAGATTACTGGGTTGCTATCATTCCCACTATACACATAACATGAGCCGCCGTCACCATCTTTACCATTAACTTCGCGACCAGAAATTTTGTCTCCATTTTTAACAACATTTGTTCCTCGGCTAAATCCGGAAATATATCCATCAAGAATTATAGATGGGGAAAACGCAAAGTGTGTGCGAAGACTCAAACATGGACCACCACCATAGCCATTAACCTAATCATTGCCAATAAACATTACAGGATTTGGGCTGACTGCCTAAAATGAAGAGAACGAACTAATCCCATCTACATTTAATTTTATAGATGAACCATCTGCCCAGCCATCACCTGTGCCAGATACAACTATAGAGTTTGTGGTAATCTATACGGACCCATCTTCGCTTTTCAGCGTACCAGAGATGGTCATATTTCCAATGCTTCCGCTAGTAGCGTTAATCTGACCACCAATGTTCGCATTAGTTGCCTTTAATGCACCACTCTCTGTTACCGTAAATGGAGCTTCTGCTATATTGCCGTCACCATTTGACCCAGCCCAAATACGAACATCGCCAAGTCCTGATACATTTGTAGACTTACCACTAGTCATGCCAGCTTTAACTGTATGAGAGTTGTTGTAAATGATTAATTCGTTTGCGCTCAATTCTCCAATCTCGCCTTTCTTTGCTACAAGGTTATTTGTAAACATTCCTTCTGTGTAAGAGAGTAGACTCCAGTATTCGTCGCTACCATCTGTTCCTGGTTTAATGCCAGAGTTCTGTTTTGTACAAATATAATAATTTTGTACACCGTTTACAGTATAACTAACATAGTCCTACCAGAACGCATCGTTTACCTAGGTAGTATATCCGTCAAAATAAGTCTTGTTTTCATCCCATTCACCGGCATTCCTCAAAGGAGATCCAACAAGCTTCTACTAATCCTCAGCATGACCAGTTAAACAAACAGCCTTTAGCCATTTGCCATAATTACCATTAGCGTCTATTGTAACATATGTTATCCATGTGTATTCACCATTCGCTGCAGTAGTAGCTTCTTTTGCCCATTTAGCACCCTCTACTGTTGTAGACTCTTCTGGGGATTTATAATCATCTGGTAATGCAGGAGCTATTTCCCAACTATTATTGTTCTAAAAATACGGTGTATATGTTGCACCATCTTCTCCATCAGTAGCATCCTATATCTACGTATTAATTATAATGTCCTCTGATACCAAATTGAGTGTACGTCCATTAAGAATTATATTATGAAGTGCATCTCTTTTTAAATAGTCGTTAAGCTTAGCATTTAACTAATCTAGAGAAACACCATTAGACCCACTCTCTATTTCGGTTGTAAATGTCTTAGTCTTATTACCGTCTCCATTCTAAACGATCGTCAAAGAGTTATCTCTAAATGCAAACGTTTTAATAGAATAATCATTTATAAGTTTATCAACCTCACTTTTTGTATAATAGTTATCTAAACTAGTATTAGAACTGTCACCTATTTTTACAAACGTTTTATTACACCAATCTTTCTAAGCATAACTAGATAAATCAATAGCTGCAATAAGATCTGTAACCTCATCTGTTTTTGCATAACTATTAATGTCAAGCCCTGCAACAATAGCATCAATATAGCTTTTCAATTCAACTTCAACCTACTTCTTTATAGAGTTATCTCCGTCACCGCTTATTTCGCTAACAGATTCAGCTATTGTGTCAACATAGGTTTTATCTGCCTTATTATTCCAATATTCTCGTTCTGTATCAGATACGGCGTTATCTTCCATGAATTTTGTAAGCTTAGCGCAAATTGCAGCATACCCTCTAGCGCATTCAAGATCTACTCCGCATTTAGGGACTGACTTACAACACACATGTTGCTATTCTTCTGGATGATAATTAATCATATTAATATCTTTTAATTGTTAACAATTTTTGTACTGTGGTGTCATTGAAGACCACGTCTAAAACGCCACAGTTAAAGATTACTCAAACTTAGCCCAATCGACATCCTGATCCTTTCCCATAATGTCTGCAATCCACCTACAAAGCTAAATACCCTCATACCCATCTTTGTCGTTAGCTACAGCTATTGCATACCTAATACACTAATGCTCATTAAGTAGTTCTGGGCAGAAGTCAGCATAAGCCATGTTGGCTGTATATGTAACATCATGTATAGTAGAGGTGTCAGGAATGGTTAAATTAAGAATATTACACATATTCTAAACCTACTCCTCTGTCCACGTATGTGTTAAACCGTTTGAGTTTTCCATCTACTTGCTAGCATACTCCTATAAAGACTTTGTAAAGTGAGGACCATTCTTATCTATGTAAGATTTATATCCATCACTCTTTACAACATCAACGTTAGCAGTGTAGCTACCATCTTCGTTCTATTTGAGGTTAGCCATGTACCTTGTACTAGTTTCTCCCTCATCACTGTGCCGTATTACTATTACCTTGCCCATGATTAAATGTATTTATAAAGTTTGTAACAGTTGACTCCATTCTACTAATAGATTGCTCAAGCTTAGCAAACCTTTGCTCAGTCTCTTTCTTTTCCTTATAGATAGGATTAAGGTCAGCAAGTAAAGCAGTAGCTTTCTCCACTACTTCTCTTTGCTTAGGAACTGATTCGAGGATTTTCTCTGCTGTACTCTTCATAGATTCTACTTCTGCAGCAAGACCTTGCTTATCGGTAGACAATACAATATCTCCAGCATAAGTAACAGAGAGATTTTCTGGTATTGTATATGTAGCTGTTTTACCGTTAGATTCAATAGTTACATCTACAACCATTTGAGACTAACCCATTGTAGGTTTGTTGTTTAAATCCATATGAGGAAAACCAACTGATATAACTTTACCATCGGTAATAGATATATCCTGTTTATTCAGTATGTAAACCGAATAGTTTTGTTTTACATCCTTAAATGCCATAGTGTGTCATTTTAGTATGTAAAGGCTCCCGAAGGAGCCCTCACACATTATTTTTAAAACTTATTACGCGGTAGTAGTTGTTGTAGTCTTGAGTGCTGCAATAAGAGTAGCATTCTGTCTCTACTGTGACAACTCAAGGCGAGCATCATTGTAGCGTTGCTGCAAATCAGACTGCCAGTGGTTGTTCAATACATCTACAATACGCTGAGTGTTAGCATTTGCGTTCGTCTTAAGATCGCAAGCCATCTAACTCATCTGGAAACCAAGGTTACTTGCAGCTCTTTCCAAACCTGTGTTTGTGTAGCTGAAACCTGATTGCATCTGGTTGATAATATCCTTCTGCCCAAGTTGATTCTCGTAGCCCATCTTGATAATGTTCTATTGCGTCTGGCAGCAGCAGTTCTGCAATGCAGATGTTAAGTTTGCGTCACCAAGAGCAATTGCGTTAATTACTCTTTCTGCTGAGAAGTTTACGTTACCAGCTACCTCCTGAATGCCAGCCCTAACATTGCAGATTGCGTTATTCAAAGCATTGAAGTCGCAGTTCAAGTTAGAAGCAAGCTGAGTAATAGCGTTACCGTTACCTCTAATGGCATCCATTACCAAAGCGCTATTCTGGTTATCTGAGATCTGTGTACGCATAGCGTCAAGTTGACCCTGGATTGCATTACCCTGATTCTCACCATTGTTGTTCCACATACGCATTGCGAAGATCATCCAGATCAAGTAAGCGAATGGGTTATTCATATAGTCATTCTGGTTCATCATAGCTGCCATAGCCATTGGATCACAGTTATTCTTGCTAGCCAAAGCGGCTACCAAAGCGTCGTTATTGTCGTGACCTGTACAATAAACTTTCTCGATTGTATCCATAATATAAAGTTTTAAAAGTAAAACAATATGGAACTAGGACTGGATTAATCCTAGTCCCGTGAATTAAATAAGCGTATTGCTACGCTAGCTCTAGTATGTTCCACCTAGAGGGTTGTGCTAGGCGGGGTAGCGAGCCCCGTCATGCTTTCATTAAGACCTAGCTTTATGCTGTTGTACTAGCACTTTTAAGTTTAATTAAACCAAGAGAGCTTAATTCTGTTGCCAATGACTTAACTATTGATCTAAGAGACTCTATATCAGCTGTATCAATTGAAGTTAAATCAAGCTCAGTTGTAGGGGTTATTTTATCTTGTTTATTTTTTCTTAAATTAGAGAACTCTGAGGCAATATCTCCAACATCTTTCAAATAGATACTAAAATTATTTATCTACTCATCTTTAAACGATATGCTGCAATTCGATCTATAAATTTCATTACCATCATATGTTGTACTGCCACCATCACCACTAATAACTAATTTATCACTATACATCTATAGTGATCCGCCGTTGTTTGGAGTGCCAATCATTAGCCCAATGGAGTCTTGGATAGCATTCTGGCCAATTTTTATATATGTATTCTGGTCACCAATAGACAAAGTACGATTATAAAATTCAAAATACTCTTTATCTCTTTTTAAAAGAAGATGATTAGGACTTATTTTTACTTCACCTCCAGTACTGCCACTAGTGCTTTTTATATCAATAAAATTGCTATTCGTAGTACTTATATAATTATCATCATCAATTTTAGCGTCTAAACCAAATGGTGAAAGCTTAGCGTAAGCCGTATCGCTATACTAAGTTTTAAAACCGGTAGAATTCATTTGTAAAGCATACTAGCCTGATGACCACGTAATCCCGCCTGGGTTTGCAGAAAAAGTAGTGTTGCCACTATTAATAGTAGTTACTTCAGCAGGGTTTATTCTGATTGCGCTATCACCATACTTGATATCAATCATAACATTTGGCCCAAATCTAGCTATACGGTCAACATTATTAGTTTTTATAACAAGATCTTTATCTGTCGCATAATAGGTATCTACAGTAGCGTCATATGGAATGCCTTTAGATACATTAATGTTAGCAATAGCATCGGTGTTAGCTGTAACCTTAGCCTCTAATGCTGTGAGTGCTGTAGTATCAGCCTTGGTATCTAAATATGCTTTTGTAGCATATTGAGATAAGTCTTTTGTGTTACCATCTGCTGTAAACACTAAGTTCTCTGCATTGTCCACAAGAAGGTTATTCTTGGTATACAACGCGACACCAGTACTTAAAAGCGCAAGAACCTTATCTGCATCATCATAAGATAAGAGAACATGACCAGCTTGTATTGTTGTTGTTAGGCGCTACTTGTCGTTTCTAATAGTAGTTATACCATCTTGAATTTCAGTGTATGCTTCACCAGTTCTAATTACTTTGACGCCAGATGTTACAATATCCTTATTAGCTTGAGAACTACTTATGAGTTCAACTACAGAGTTAGCATCAAGAATGTTTCCGCAAGTAAAATCACCTTTTTCTGTGACAAGAATCTCTGGAGTGCTTATCTGCCCATCAGACATCCTAACCTGCGCTGTTTTAATTGACGCTTTATTAATAAAATCTTTTTCCTAAATCATAATTAATGCATTAATTGTATATAAACAGTAAAAGGGAGCCACCTTTCGGTAGTTCCCTTTACGCAGGCTTGTCAAGCTTGTCACTCACCTGCCTCAGTACCTTCTTGTACCGCCGCTGGCTCTGGTGCGGACTGTGGCTGTTCGCTAGCCTGTGCCTCAGTTCCCGTAGCTGCGCTAACTTCCTTATTATCAGTACCTGTTGAACCAAAACCGCTCTCACCTCGTTCTGTCTCTGAGAGCTCAGCTGCCTCGGTAATTGTATACTCTGGTACTGGAACAATGACCAACTGACAGAAGCGCTCACCCTGCTTGTATACAGCAGGAACTGTATCAGTTGTAGCCTTCATGAATGCTACGATCTCACCTCTAAAATCGCTGTCGATAACGCCGACATTGTCAGTAAGCCATAATGACTTTTTCCAAATACTAGAGCGTGGTATAAGTAAACCAACATATCCGGCAGGAATTTCAACTGCCAATCCTGTATGGTAAACCAACATTAGCTGATTTGCTTCGTTAAGCGCTGTTTCGATCTTAATACAAGTCAAATCAATTCCTGCAGCACCTTTTGTGCCACGAATAGGGAGGACAGCGTTGTCCTCAAGTCTCTTAAATTTTAACTCCATAGTATTCTTAATATTGTTTAATTCGGTATAAATAATAAAACGTTACTCTTCCTAGATTTGTTGCAGATTCCATATAAGTAAGACTTGCTAATATTAAAATGCTCTGCAGCTTCTTTGATACTCCCTGTAAATTTATCTCCTTTATAAATAAACGTTCCACAATATTGCTGTTGAAAACATCCTGTATTTTTGTACTTTAGAACATCTTTTGCTCTAACTTTAACATCTTCTTCAGAGAATCCCAGCACCCATTCGTCTTTTATCAAATGGATTTGGTCAAGGCAAGCTTTACTAATTGTGGCTCTATTAATTTTAAGATGCCCTGCAGCATGTTTTACATCAATCCACATTTGAATACAGTTTGATTTTATATTATACATATAAATTCGCCGACTTTTCTCCGCAGCTACTTTTGTGGAATTTTTAGACACATGCTCTATTTGTTCTTCGGTAAATTTGTATCCGAGTATACCACCATCTCCGCCAAGAGTTTGGTTGTAGCCATTTTTTCCGTACGAATTATATTTTTGTATATAATATGCCTCTCTTTCATCTAACTTCGATTTTAAATCATCAGAAGCCTCTAACACCTCTATGATAGTCACATCGAAATTTTCTAAACCATACTTCTTTATAGCTCTATAAAGTGGATTGTCGTATCTATTATTCTTTATATTGCTAAAATGATGTGCTAACCTTTTATTCAAATCAATCGATTGACCTATATAGCATTTATGGTTTATTCGGTTTTCCCATTTATATATTCCAGGGATTCCTTTGTAATTTCTATATCTTACTACCATATTTATTATTATTTATTAGTCGCCCTAGTAGGAATCAAACCCACTTCTTCTGTTTTAGAGACAGAGGTAATAGTCAATATACGATAGGGCAATATTGTAGAAGCTCACTTTAGGCTATCGAGCTTTTTGTCTGCCTAAAACTACATCGTTGTGGGAGGTGGACTCGAACCACCGACCTTTAGGTTATGAGCCTAACGAGCTACCAGCTGCTCCATCCCACGATAAACACGTAACTTTTAGCTGGAGTTACGTTGAACCAGTATTGGTGTGGGAGATCGGTTTTTATCGCAAAATTCTTTGCGTAACCTTTTATTTATAGCGTACCCCTCCCACCCGGCCGCTTGTACTATATATGTTTAAATCTTATAACAAAATTAATGTGGAGTCTATGCAGGAGTCGAACCTGCTAACTATTCCCTTTATATCGGGTCGTCTTTACCGTTTGACTAATAGACTCTAAAGGCTGGTGAATTACTTCTTACGAGTAACCCAATTCCATAATCTCTTGTACCAAGGCTGCTTTTTCTTAGTAATGACTTCAAACGCATTACAATGGATGAGTAAACCATTATCGCAAACTACAGCGTTGTGTTCAGCAAACATCTTGTTGTAAACGTACTGCTTCATTATATCGCATATGCAATCAAAATCATTCATTGTGAACGGAATGTTTTGCTTGATCTTTGCTTCGATAAATGCGATTCGCGGATGATTAATGTTGAACTCATCTGTAAAATCTACTACCAACGCAGGCTTCTTTGTACTCTTTGTTGTTTTAGTAACCTTCTTCATAATTTAAATGTTTAATTGACTCCTTAACCCTGTGCACATTTACAACAGTTTGAACAATCTTCACAGCAATCGCTACAAGACTTCTGCTTGAGCGCCCACTCTTCTTTTCGTTTCTGTACAGCGGCGTTATAGTTATTGATTGCATCCTTCCACTCATCGGCATTGTTAACGATAACGAAATCCTTTTTATAATCTCGATCGTAGAATGTAATCATAATGTCACCCTTCTTAACATCTACTATTCTGTCTTCAGCTTCGGCATTTACCTTCTTCCAATTTATAGTAGCATCTTCAGGAATAACGTAGATCTCATCAATTGCTCTTGGACCTCTGTCAAGTGTACTTACCTCAAGTGTATCGGTGTCGATCATAATTGGAGTACGACCTGTATTAACTATCTTTTTCATACGGACTGTAATCTTTTGTTTTATTATCTTTAAATCTTCCCTTAAGCTTAAATCTGAAAAGTTTGTTTATAAGTACATCTCTAGTATCATCTGGATCTTTCATAACATCTACAACAAACTTAAACTAATGCATTACTATCTGCTTTACTAGTTCTGGATCTTCATTGAGCTTATGTCCAATCTCTCTACAAACTTTATCAATATTCATCACTTAGTAACTTCTTCAATTGCTACGATGTCGTAAATCTCTACTAATTGAGAATCCTTGAGCAGATCGAAATATGTAGTTCTAAATGGCTTGTATATCACCACATCACCAACCTTGATAGGCATTTGTTTAATCTTCTCATCGTCGTATGGATGAGTATAATTAAACGGAAGCTTAAGAACTACGCCTCTTCTATAATCTGACTCAACTTCTTTAATCTCTTCCTTTACATCATCGTAATCAACTGCCTCGATCCCATCCTTATCCTTCTTAGGCTTAACGTCTTTAGCCACAGGTTCGGAGACCTTCTTCTTTACCATCACAGGCTCCAGTGGTTTAACGAGGAACTGCTTAACAAAGTCATATTTAATCTTTGCTGACAAATCCTCTGCCAACTGAGTCTGATCAATCATCTTCTCGTCTTCCATATTATTTCTTCAATGACTTAAGGTGCTGGAGTAACTTAATCATGTTACGAAGAACTGTCTCCTTCTCAACCTTCAAACACTGAGGAGTATCGTCCTTAGAGCTCAAAAGGATATTGAGATCTGTATTATACTTGATAAGCAAGTGCTCAATCTCGTCGAAGATGTTTACAAAAGGCTTATCGCTATCTGTGTTTAACATAACCTCTTCAAGATAACCGTTCTCAACAAGCATCTTTGCATAGTCTTCAGAAATTGTATAGACTGAATTATATGAGGAAACAACCGTAGAATTTTCTTCGTTTGAGCTATTGTGCTCTTCGTTATATACACTCTTGTACTCCTTTGTCTTCTCGTTATACTCGAATGTATCGCCAACTTCCATTACAAAGAATGGCTTAATAACCTTTAAAATCTTTGTCATATCCATTAAATTTTAATTGTTTTACGCTGCCATAACGAACAAATTTTTAAAATGGTTGCAAACGGTCTAAAAAATTTGCGCAACTGTACTTTTCTGCATAATATGCAACTTTTTGAGCTTTTTTACGTTAGGGGGATAGTAGGGGTTCTGACGGACTAAGAACCCTTTCTCTTATATATTCTCTTTAGGAGTTCTACTTTAGTAGTACAGCTATATAAGCTATACAGATATTGTAGAGTGTAATATATAAGCTTAATAATAGATAGTAAGACTAATAATAGATAGTATGGATAAAAAGAAGTGTATAATAGACAAGTATAGTACAGTATATCTTTTCGACTTGTACGTCATACTTAATCCTGACAAAACTGTAGTAGATAAGAAGTTCTCATTCAGGGATGATGATTCTTCCATCTTAGACGACGAGTGGTCTAGATATACAGCCTACACATGTAGAGGAGCATATGACAAAGAGAACGATAAAGATTGCGAGGTTATTGTAATAAACAAACTTGAAGACGAGTTAGGTAACGTGAATACATTTTCACATGAATCATTTCATGCAGCTGTAGATATCTTAGAGGCGTGTCATATAAAACTTACTCCTGATACAAACGAAGCGTATGCATACTTGGTAGGATACTTTACTCAGTGTGTGCAAAAAACAGCTAAGAAGGCATGAACTAGATAGAAATGAGTGCTGTGCTCTATTATGCAGACTTTTTATCTCTGCAATACTAGGATAAACCTTGTACAGAGCAATGTAAATACTTCTTCGTACACGGATTCCCTATAAACATAGCCTACATAGTAGATTAGGAACCTACATACGATGTAGAGAACCAATGGTTCTAGAAAAGTCTTAAAGAGTACAGTATGCTAAAGCATAAGTTTGGTGAAGATGGGGCTTAGAGTTTTATCAAAAACCTCTGCAATTTAGGTGTTGCAGGCTCTGTAAACGCTACATAGATGATGAAATATATACATCGCTATGATGATTAGGCAGAGAGAAATAAGGCATTTAGAGCCTTTAAATACAATAGATCAAAGAAAAAGTATACACATTTAACACGTAACGACGATGGTGAAATTATAGAGGAAGAGTGCTCAAAATACGTAGCCCATGCTGAGTAGAATAGCTTAGGATGAAAACTTCCTCAAAGCAGCCAAGCTTATACAAAGGGCAGAAAAAAGGGGGATGCAGTTAGGTTTTTATGATAGACACGACGATGATGAATCCGTTTGATTTGATTTTTATGTTTTTAATTCTTCCAGGATCAGCAGTATTAACAGCCTGGATATTATGTAATAGATATGGGAAAGATTAGTAAATACAGCAATTTGTATGATAAAGATGGTAAACTTATCCTTAAAGCAGGTACTACAATAAAACAGATACGAGAGCTTGTAGAACAAGCTAAACAGGCTAAAGTAGAAACAACTAAAGAAGAGGTTATAAAAGCTCTAAATGAAGTAAAAGATGAAGGGATCACACATGAGTCCGGAGTTCAGGGAAGCAATGCTGAGACTGTATAATGAACTTCGCGAAGTACCTGATTCTGAGCATATTAGACAAATAATAGACCTAGCGTTTCAAATGGACGATAAGGGCGAGTTTTGGAAGTTTAAAGAAGTATTTGGAGATGGAGACGAACAATATAAGTTTAGTAGAGCAAATTAAACAGCTTAGGGACTACGTTATCCTTGATAAAAAGGACTATGAGAAGCTTGTACAGAACAGTAAGGCTAAAGAGTTGGATAATAGTAGCAGTGTAATAGAGGCATTACAAGCAAATGTAAAGATATTAGAGTACGACCTAGAGTGGTGTAAAGGTATGCAAAAATATTGGAAGGAGAAATACGAAACTTGTCTTGAAGAGTTAAAGAAAGAAACAACTAGGTGGTGGAGATTTTAAAATGGGAACAATAACAGAATACCAATACAAGAATAATGTGTACAAATACCTTGGAGTTGGGAGATTTAAAGATAGTACAGATCAATGGGTCGATGCAGTAATGTACGAAAGAGATAATCACGTATACATGCGCGAAATAAAGGATTTCTTTAAGAAGTTTGAGCTCGTTAACTCTTATTGTGATAAAGGTATTTTAAACTCAATAGCTGATTTAATAGATCCAAAATATGAACCAGCAGAAGAGAAAAACAAGAATCAAATAAGCAATAATTAGA